AAGACTTCCAGCAACCCCTACTGCCGGTTCTTTCCCAAGCAGGACGACGACACGATCGCTGCCGCCGGGGGGTCGTTCGGGGGGTGGATGAAATATCTCAAATGCGCCACCCAGCTGGCGGCCTACAAGATTGCGATCAAAGAAACCCTGGGAGTTACCATCAACCGAGTCGAGATTCTCACTTCCACGCCCCTGATCACGCAACGTTTCCAGATCTGCGGGCCCGAACTCAAGAAGTTTGAGGTCAAATGGCTCCAGAAAGTCCGGGCCTACTACGACCTAGTCGCCCAGGAGACTGCAGCCGCAAGCGCCGGGCTTACCCTCGAGGAGTTGCTGGCCCTGCCGGCCGCCAAGCGGAAGGAGCTGGTGGCGGCCTAGAGGCGCTGGTCGGCCCGCGCCGGCCACAGGTTCCCGGGCACCTCGCCCGGCGGCGTCAGCGGCAGAACGTCACCGGGGCTCGGGGGTGGGGTTCCCGCTGGCGGCGTCCGGTACACGTCTTCGAGGATCTCCTTGCGCCGGCGCGCGTCGATCGCCGGGTTTGGTGTCACATATCCCAAAGCAAACCCGCCGGCTCCGGTGAACAGGCTGACCCCTTGCATATAGCAACCGCCATCGAACTTCGCCCCGCTGACCCGGCAGTCCAAGATGTAGACCAGCCCGAGCGCAGTCAGCAATCCCGTCAGCGTGAAAACCGGTGCTAGAGCCTTCATGATTCCTGCCTCTCAAGCGCATCGATACGCCCCATCCATCCAACCACGACCCCATCGACCCGCACCGCGTCGGCCATCACCCGCACCGGGATCAGCTGGCCACTGCGCACATTCCGCAATCTCAAGCGGTAGCCAGGGAAGTCTCGCTTGTCCTGCACGGCCGACCCCCAGTCCTCGGTGTAGTGGGCCAGGTCCTCCGGAGCGATGCAGTTCTTCCAGCCCAGCCCGGCTGCATCTTCAGCCGTCATGCCCACCAGCTCCAGCAGGGGCCGGCTGGATTGAACGTGGACGCCTTCAGCGTTGGTCGTGTAAGACAAGACCCCAGCCCCGTCGCGCATGGAGTGAGCCTGCGCCTCGACGATCGCCAGGTGCCAGCGGATCCGGGCCAAGCACTGCTCGTTGCGTTTGGTCAAATCAAACAATGAGCCGCCGCCATTGGGGTACAACTGCCCCAGGACCAGGTCCAGTTTTCGCTGCGTCTCCCGGCCCGGCAAACGCTTCCGGGCCCAGGAGGCAGCCCCCCGCAGCAGGGGCCAGGTCCAGCTGTTCGCCTTTAAGAAGCCGTATCCCACCGCCCCGGCACCGCCAGCCCAAGCAAGTCGCTCCAACAGCAGGGTCAGCAGGACTGGATCCATTGCAACTGCCTGCTCCCGAGCCGGAGACCTGGATGGGTTCTGCGGTCATTCTGCCACTACAGAGCAGTCTTGCGCTTCTGAGCACCCAGGCGAATCGGGGCGGGTCGCAGTTGTCGCAAGGATTGACGCACTCTTGACGCAGTATTGACAGGAACGGACCAACCCGTGCAAACTCGAAACTGCATTCCTGCACTGCCGCCTTGACGCCGATCCTCTGGTCCGCCCACCCCGACATCCATGACAAACCTCTTTGGGAACCTCGCTTTGGTTATGGCTGGCAGCGGCGAGGCCCCGACCTCCAGGGCTTGATCGACCACATCACCACCGGAGGCGCGTTTATTACCGCCGCAATGACGTCCCACCACCGCACGGCAGCGGCCTTTGAGTCCACGTCCCTGGTGGCCATCGATGTCGACTACGGGCTGACCGTCGAAGAGTTCGCTCAACACCCCCTGGCTGCCTGCGCCTGCTTCGCCTACACCACTCCGTCGCATGAACCGGAGGCCGGCAAGCACCGTTTCCGCGTTCTGTTTCGCTTGCCTGAAACCATCCACAGCGGCGAACTTTGCAAAGCGATTGTCACGATTCTCACCAACGCCCTGGGCGGCGACCGCAGCTGCACTGATCCGACCCATCTTTTCTATGGCAACACCAAGGCCATCCGCCTGATCGAGGCACCAGACGCCGCTCTTGACGGGCAAATCATCCTTGACGCCGAGGCTTTTCTCGAACAGCAGCGCATTGCCTGCCGTGACGCCGCTTCCGAGGTCGACGAGCTTTCGATCCTGCGTGCCATCCATGTTCTCGAGCAGGTGCTCAATCCCACTTGCGACGGCGAACGCGACAAGTTCGTCCGAATCTCAGCAGCCGCCCGCGCCGGCGGTGACGCTGTCTTTCCGGCCTGGTCTGATTGGGCCAGCAGAGGGCACCACGGATCCCAGAAGAACAAGCGCCAGTCCTCCGAGCGCTGGTTCCGCGGGCTCAAGGGAAGTTCCCTGGGCACCCTGTTTTTCCTGGCTTCCGAGCAAGACCCCAGCTGGCGCGACAGCCTGCCCGATGAACTGCGCTCTAGCGAAGGCCATGGCTTCAAGGGTCACTCCGACACCTATGCCGGCTACGACGCGGAGGACTTCATGGGCGATCCAGCCATTTCGATCCCGAGCACTCCGCAGCCCTCGATGTTTGACCCCGAGTCCCCCTGGGCGAAGGTCGTAACGCTTTCTGCCGGCTACGAAGAGGAGGCCTTCCAGGGAGACCCACCCGAAAAACCCACAGGCGGCGACGGGGCCAGCAACCAAGGAGTGCCCGACAAACGGGCCCCTGGTCGTCCCAAGAAGGTCAAAAACGACCCGATCGAAACGATCATGGTCCGGCTGCGCAACCTTTACCCCAGCTTGCGCCGCAACGTCGTCACCGATCAGGACGAGTTTGGCCCTAAGGAAAAGCCCCAGCAGCTGCCGGACTCCAGCACCACCTACGTCAGGCTCAGCCGCGGCACCGGCGACGTTTTCCCCAAGACGCTCGTCAACGACTTGATCCAGGTGGTTGCCTACGAGAATCGCTACAACCCAGTCAAGGGTTACCTGGAAGGCTGCCTCTCTGGCCATGCTCCTTGCTCCTATTTCGACCACCTGGCCACTCAACTCTTGGGCATCGAGATCGAGGACAGCGATTCACTGGCCATCAACGGCCGCGCAGTGGCCGACGAAATCCTGCGGCGCTTCCTGATCGGGGCCGTGGCCCGTGCCATGCAGCCGGGGTGTGACATGCCCTGGATACCGATCTTCGTTGGCGCCCAGAATCTCGGCAAGTCTGCCTTCCTGCGCTACCTGGTTCCGCCCCAGCACTGCGGTCCCTCCTGGTCAGCCACGGTGCAACAGGGGATTGGACTGCTCAAAGAGAAGCCGCACATGCTTCATGCCGGCTGGATCGTTGTTCTTGACGAGGTCGAGCGCTACTTCCAGCGCAGATACGTTGAGGAACTCAAGAACTTGATTTCGACCCCAGTCGACTATTCCGCCAAGAAGTACCAGAACGAGGTTCACTACCCCCGGTCTTTTGTGATGGCCGGCGCCACCAACACCCGCGACTTCCTGGTGGACCCCACTGGAAACCGGCGCTTCTTACCGGTCATCATCCACGGCCGAGTGCCCAGCCCCGAAGACCCACGAGTGAAGATCATCGACCTCGACCGGCTGCAGCGGGACCGCGACTCGATCTGGGCAGCCGCCTACACGGCCTACCTGGCTGGCGAGCCCTGGACCTTCTCGTCTCACGAGCTGGCCCAAGTGAACGGCTACATCGATGGATTCACTGCCGACAGCGGCATTGCCCCCTTGGTCGCCCGGGTCTTAAGTACTCACACCACCGGGCTGATCAGGGGCCGCCGCTACGTCCTGCTCAATGAGGTGATGCAGCAGATGGGCATCGAGGTGACCAAGTTCGCCCACATGCGGACCGCGGTCAGCGACGAGCTGAAGCGGCTGGGTTGGGAATCCAAGCGGGTTTTGATCATGGCCAAGTTGACCCGGGTCTGGCTGGAGCCGGCAAAGGGGCAGTCATGAACAAGAGACGCAACGCGAACTGTGACCGTCGCCACTCGAAGAGCGAGCCGGTCCGAGAGGAGGGCATCTCTCCGGCCGCTTTCCGCCGAGCCCGAGCGTCTTGGCTGAGTCTCACTGAGACAGCTGATTTCCAGCTTCTGCTGAGACTGGCTGCGCTGGAAGGCTTTCTTCCAGGTCAGTCGCATCAGTCTCAGGCGAGACTCACGAAATCAGCGAGAATTGACGACCCCCTGTCGCTCAAGCCGGCTGCGGGGGAACCAGTCTCAAGGGGTTGACGCAAGAGCCTCACGAGCGCTTCCTTTCTGTCAGAAATAGAAACTCCACTGCGGACGCTTCATCCCTGTTTGTGCCCCCTTCCGAACACGCCCTGAATACCCGCTAGCCTCTGTGCGCTCCAAATCCGCATCCCATTGGCGGAAAGGGGGAAAACATTTCTGACAAGAAGGAAGCACCTATGCCCCAGGTGCGTCATGCCCCCCGGTCCCCTTCCAGCCCAACCGATCACAGCGAAGAGACCTCGTCATTACCTCCCTAGCCACGCCGAACGGCTCCCGGCTCTTCCAGTCGCGCCAAGCGGTTTTGGCTTCGGCGCCCTGGCCGGGTCTCCCTGGCTCCCGCCTGCCCCGCCCCTGGGTCCGCGCCGGCCTCCTCGGACCAGGCTTGCGTTTTAACCACCAATCTTCGAACTGTCCACCATGCTCCTTGAGTTTCACGGCCACCAGTCGGTCCACCCCCTTGAAGGCCGCGACCGGCCGATCGTTGATCGCCTGCTCGCCTGCACGGCAGACACCGCCACCGACACAGACGTCGTCGACCTGGCCCGCCTGGTCACCCGCTACGCCGACTTCCAGGGCGCCTTCCCCCTGAAGAAGGACCTGATCCAGGCCGCCAAAGCCTTGGGCTTCGCCAATCGCGACGCTCTCAACACCGCTGCCAGGCGCATTTGGCAGTCCGGCTACTCGCCAATGAGCGATCAGGCTGACACAGGTGTAGGATCTGGCGCAGACGTGCAGGCGGCCGAGTGAGGCGGCTGGCGTCCTGCTCCCCTTTTTTTTCCCAGGCGATTTTATGAGCATTAGCAGCGACCAGGGCCGCATCGGTCCTTTTTGGTGGGTCAACTCAGATCAGACGCTTCGCACGGCATTCGTGCCAGTGACGCTTGGCATTATTGATACCGGCATGGTGGCGAAGAGCAGGGTGGTCCTCTGGGGCACCTGCGGCATTGGCTGCAACGTCCACATTGCCATGGAGGCGCTCGATGTCTGAGCCCGCCCCCACAATCCGCGCCGCTCTGGAGCGGTTTATTGAGCTGGGGGAGGCCGCCGCTGCTCCCACCTCAATTCCAATTATCACCAAGGCGATGTGGTTCAACGCCATCGCCGCAGCCGAAGCCGCCCTAGAGGCTGAGCCGGAGGGGCCAACGTTGGCGGAAGAGGCCCTGTGCGCACTGGAGCGGATTCAACATGGAGACGCAAGCTCCGGCTCTGACGACTTCGATTTAGTCGCCAATGCACTAGGCCAGTTACGTCGCTACGACGCTACTCCGCCAGCACCGGAGCAGGGGCAGGGCCGATGGACCGAAGGTGTTTGCGGAGACGGCGCCGCGATCCTGTTTGATGGCGCCATGGTGCCCATTGAGGAGGTGGTTCGAGCGCTGAACGGGCGACCCACCCCGCCAGTGCCAGAACTGCTGGAAGCCAATTTTCGCGCTTGGCACAAAGAAGCACGGGGCTCTTTGTATTACGGGGCCATGCCTCTTTGTGACGCAATTGAGTGGGCGCAGCACCTGCTCCAACAAGTCACCCTGCAAGCGCTTGTTTCGCCGGCGGCACCGGCGCCGCCGATCACAGAGCCTTCAGCGCTACCTGAATTGGTCCGATACGGCTTTATTGGCGACGGCCCCAACCGGCCCCTGCTGGTTTGGTCGGTAGATGGCTATTGGACTCCATGGCACATCGCTGCCACCCTGCTTCAGCAACAGCAAGCCGAGCTGGCTACCCTGCGAGGGGTGCCGGTGGCAGTGAGTGAGCGCATCATCTCCATTGCGAAGGCGGTCCAGGAGTGCGCTTTCACCCATGAGCCAGACGCCCGGCTGATTGGCAACGTCTGCGCCGAGGACGTTGCCGATCTGTGCACCGCCGCCCTCGCCACCCCGCCAGTGCCCCAGGCTGGGGAGGTGGAGGCGTGAGCACCCCGCCACTGATGCCAGCGGCCTACTCCGCCGGCAATGGTGTGACGATTCGTAGAACCAGGCAGTCCCCTGATTTGTGGGCCGTTCACAAAGGGGATATGTGGCTCGGCAACCTGGAATGCCTTTCGACTGATGGCGAATGGGTCCACGAGCCAATGCCATCGTCCCGAACCCAAGGATGGCTCGATGGCCATCGCTTTGCTACCGCTGAATCCGCTGCAGCCGTTTTGGCTGCTGTTTCACAGCCTGCGCCCCAGATCAAAAAGACCCAGCCATGAGTACCTCAACCGTCAACTATCAAACCTTTCGCGATGATCTCATCGCCCGCATGGCTGATGAGCTGGACCACCTTCAGCCGCTGCCTGCGTTTCCACCTGCCACGTCTCATCCGCTCGCCGCCGAAGCGCGCGCTTTGCTTCAGCTTGGCTTGTCGCTAGTGGTTGCTCCAGTTCCGGTAAGTGAGCGGCCATGGGAGCGGGAAGGCTGGTGTCATCCCGAAACTGGAATGTGCTTGATTGAGCAATGGTGCGCCGATGACATTTACTCGATAACATGGAAACTTCAGCTTCCGATTAGCGAGCAGGAGATAAAAAAAGGCAGACATTGCACGATCAAGGCTATTTACCCTGAAGGGCGGGTCGATAACTTTTTGCTGATGTTCGGCAGATCGCTTCCTTTTGACAGCACTTTTTTGGCAGTACCTATTCAGCCATGACTGCCATTGCCCTCTTTTTTATCTGCTTCACGGGCATTCCTTTTTGTCGATTCTTCGGAGTCCCAACGCTATTGCATCATGCCTGACAGTAATCATGCTCCCCTCAAAACTGCCACCGAAAAACCAACCATGAAACAGTACGTCAAGCCCCGACGCATCTATCTTGCATCTTCGTGGCGGAATCCTACTCAGCCCGCAGTATTAGCCGCTTTGCGTGATGCTGGACATGAAGTGTATGACTTCCGTAATCCTGCTCCAGGGTATAAAGGCTTTGCCTGGAGCGACTGCGGCGGCATGGCTAACCAGGACGGGCCAGGCAGAGGAGCTAGAACAATCCCCTCCTACCTGGAGGCGATCCGTTCGACACGCGCAACCGAAGGCTTTGCATTTGACAAGGAAGCGCTGGACTGGTGCGACACTTGCGTGCTGGCGCTACCATGTGGCCGCAGTGCCCATCTTGAGTTAGGTTACGCAACTGGTCAAGGCAAGGACACCTACGTGCTATTGCACGAGCATCAATTCGAGCCTGAGTTAATGTACCTGCTTAATACAGGTATTTGCGCCAGCACGCAAGAACTTATCGAAGTTCTTGGCCCTCAACGCTGCTACGGACGACCAGCGCCCCAGGCTCAATAAAGGGAGTCCTACCAATTATGACCGCCACCACCTTCTTTGTTCTTTAACCTTGGCTGACACCTTTCGCTCCATCCGCTATCCCAAAATTCCCAAAAACTGGGATCAACGTTTCCTGTACCTGGCTGCTACCGTCGCCGCCTGGTCCAAGGACCCCTCGACCAAAGTCGGCGCCGTAGCCGTGCGCCAGCGGCGGGTACTGGCCACCGGCTACAACGGCCTACCTACCGGCATGATCGACAGTGTGGAGCGCTTGCTCAACCGAGACGTTCGTCTCGCTTTAACAATTCACGCTGAGCTGAACTTGGTCACCTTCGCAGCCCGTCACGGCGTCTGCCTTGATGGATCTACCGTCTACACTTACCCTTTGCTGCCTTGCGGTAATTGCGCTACCGCTTTGATTCAGTCCGGTATAACCAAAGTAGTTGCCCCGGACTTCGTCATGCCGATGCGCTGGCAGGAATCCATCACCCAGGCCAAGCAAGCCTTCCTAGAGGCCGGCGTTGGCGTCGAGTTGCTGGCCATTGAAGGTCCCCTGCATGTAGCTGCTGCGTCAAATCCAGATCGCGATGACCACGAGGAAACCGAAGACGCGCACTTGCGGCTGGTGTAATCCCACGCCAGCGCTTATGCTGCGCCCACTTGCTCAGCAGACCTTGCACAACTGTCCTCCGGGATCCCGCGTCAAGAATTCCCTTGACGGCCGTCTGGGCATGATCTACAGCTCGCCGGAGCGAGCGCGAGCTTCTCTTGCCTTGGTTCCGGTCATGGTAGAGGGCTCCACCCGCCGCGAGCTTTGGGCCACCCACACCACCAGACTGCTCCCTCGGACTGAGCAATTTGTCGCTTTGGGTGGCACGAAGAGCGCGCCTGCCGGCTACCCTCTGACGCCTCTGGACGGCTGATGGCCCGCCAGCGCAGCGGTTGGTACCTGGGCGAAGGCTTTCACGCCGAAGTGGCAATGGGCAAGCCCTGCCTGTTCGCTCGCCACAGCCACGGTGCTCGGGACTACCGCAGTCAGCGCTACACGGACACTCAGGCCTGTGTTCAGTGCGTTGCAGAGCTGGTTCGGCCGACTCTGAACCTGGACGTCAACGCAGTTCTGCGCTCCTACCAGTTGCACTATCTGGAGTTCTGGGCCCTGGTTGACGTGCGCGGGGCGGATGATTGCTGGGAGCACCAGAACCGAGTCCTGGATTACGGCCGCAGCAGCTGGTCTCTAAGCGTGCGTCGCCCCACCTGGCTTGCTGGCGGGCAGACACGCATTGCTCCCTACCGGGTCGCGTCCTGGTTCTCCTGGGGGGACACGGGCGCGCTGGAGGTCAAGCCGGTTTGCGGTAACCGTGCCTGCTGTAATCCTTTGCATCTGCGAGTGGTGCACGTTCCCCACTTTCACCGGGCGGCCACGATCGATCGAGTCGATCTATGCCTTCAAGTTGAGCAGCACCAGAGCTACACCAGCAAGTTGTTGCAACGGAGCACAGGGCGGGTTACCGTAGAATCCAGCTCTGCCTCTCTGTGACCATGGGCTGGACCTCCGACGATTACGAAAGAAGCATCGGACTGAAGGGCGGGCAGGAGCTCCGCAATCCGGGATCGGACAACGCTCGGTTTCGGGCCGATCTCCAGAACTCCCAGTACCAGGCAACCGCCAGGCAGCTTGGAATCAAGAGCCTGGACAGCGCCAATGACCTGGCCAAGGTCATCAGCCATCTCAACAGCCAGAAGCAGTCCACATCTCCTGTGACCCCCAGTGGCGCCGGCGGCTCTCCTGCGGCCCAAGCCACTACCGCCACCAAGGACCGGGCTGAGGCTTCTTATCGCGAGTCTCTTCCTGCCACCACTCCAAAACAGAACCCCTGGATTCCCCTCAAGTTCGGAGGCGGCACCGGGGACGAAGCCCATAATTCCCAGGCCCGCTCCAACAACGCCAACCTGGCCACCCAGGGGATGCTGGACGCGGCCCGCGCCACCCAGGAGAGCACTACCAAGTCGGCCGATCGCTTCGACGCGATGGCCTTCAACTCATCCCAATGGATGGCGGATATTGACAGCCGTAACATGAGCGCCCTGTCCCCGAACCTCGCCCTGCCGAAGAATCCGACTGAAGCCCTGCAGGGGTTCTATGACGACATTTCCAGCAAAATGAAGAGCTACCTGTAAGCGGTCTTGCCTGGCTCAAAGTGTGTCTGTATAGTGCAGCGAGTCGCAACCTCCCCTTGTCCGAACTGCAGGCGCCCGACCGCCTTTTACTGCAGGCGCCCGACCGCCTTTTTCGCGTGGTCCGCCTGGATCACTCCACCAAGCCCCAGACCCTGGCTTGGCAAGCGATGCACCAGGACTACAGCGAAGAAGCCGTTGCCGATGAGCCGGTCCCGGGCAGCGAGCAGGAGGCCGGCGAAATTCTTGTCAAGCACTTGCTCAAGGGCGAGAAGGGTCACTACGGCCCCCTTGAGCACCCGTCGATCACCTTCAACGTCATCGGCTTCCCTCACGACCTGATGCAGCAGGCCCGCACTCATCGGGTCGGGGTTTCGTTCGATGTGCAATCCGGAAGGTACACATCTCAGAGAATTGTCGACGTGGTCACAGGCAAGCGTCCACTGGAGGAGGTGTTCTATCTGCGCCCGGTCGGGACCTACCACGACCGCTTCGGGAAGAAGTATGACTACAGCGAGCACGACCGGGAGTGTGACTTCGGGGCCTGCGTTGGACTGGCGACCACCTTTGCCGTCAAGATTGATCTCGGCATGGCTGAAGAACACGCCCGGGGCCTGATTCCCTACTGCATCCGTCAGCATTTTGTTGTGAGCTTCAACGCTCGTTCTTTGATGCACTTTATGGATCTGAGGGCTAAGGCCGACGCCCAGCTGGAGATCCGCCAGCTGTCCGCGATGCTCTTTGCTGAGTTCAAGGATTGGGTTCCCCAGATCGCTGAGTATTACGAAACCAAACGCCTGGGCAGAGCCCTGCTGGCCCCGTGATCGACCACAGCTGGATGGAGAACGTGCTTTGTTGTAGCGACGCCCGGATCAATGCCGCTTACGCCGATGAAGATGGCGAGCGAGCTGAGCGGGAGATGGATGCGGCTTGGTTGCTTGATCCAGTTCGATTTGTTTCCACTTCCTTTGACTGCCCCTGATCATGCCCCGCCTCAATCAAGAGCAAATTCTTCACCAGTTCTTCCCCGACATTTACACCTCTCCAAAGTTCGAGGTGATGCGCCGTATTGGCACTATGGCCTGCCGGCTGGTGCTGCTCGACATGCTGGGCTCCTACGAAAACGCTCGGGCCGAGCGCGGGCCTGGCGCCTTGGTGATTCGCATGGTCGAGGGCAAGCGCGACGCTGTCTATCTCTCGGTTGACGACTTTGACTCCGACCTGTCCATTGCCACTCAGGACGGCGATGTAGGCGCTTGCTCTTTTTTCTCAAGCATTCTCGGCGAGATCGCCAGCCTCAACCACGACACCCACGCCTTGTTCGTGATGGTCGAGAGCCAGGGCGCCTCTTGCGTGGCCGTGCCTTTCGAGGCGCCTGAGCGAGCGATCGCTGAGATGCTCAAGGAGGCTGCCCGTTGAGCCGGCCCAGCCGCGGCCGGATCCCGGAGCACAGCGAGTACATCGCCAGTGCTCCGCCCGATGACTTCGTCACCGCCAGCCGGGCGGCCATGGGCGGGATCGACCTGGATCCCTACTCCACCAAGCTGAACAACGGCTTGATCGGTGCCCGCACCATCTACAACACCAAGGAGCAGTCTCTCGATGAGATCCTGCAGCGTGAGTGGGGCCCGGTGGGCCAGGGCCGCACCATGGTTTTCTGCCCCAGTGGCATGGACCCCAATCGCCGAATGCTCCACAAGCTGCTGGAGGAGTACCGCGCTGGGCGGGTCAAGCAGGCCACCATCCTGCTGACCAACAGCGAGAGCGCCACTAAGTGCCCTTGGATCTGGGACTTCCCTGTTTGCCTCCCTTTCCGCCGGCCGCGGGTGCGCTGGTGGAACAGCGAGCTGGGGCGCTTTGATACCTACACCCCGCCCCACTGGGGCTTTGTGGCCTTCTTCCCGCCCGCCGAAAGTTCAGCGTTTCTTGAGGGCCTCAACAGCTTCCATGCCGCCTTCTCTCCGATCGGGCGGATCGTCTTCAACGAACTCAGCGGCGACCAGACCTGGCAGACTCACTACCGCCAGCTGTACCGGAAGGGCTATTCCTTCCGCCCCCACGAGAAGTGAGCCCGCCCCTGCACAGTTTCCGGTTTTCGACCGGCCGCCACTGCCCTCTGGATCGCGCCATCGTCTTCAATAGCAGCCTCACCTGGCGGCAGGCACTGCCCAAGGCTCTTCACCATCACCCTTCCCTCGTCCTACGCCGGGAGCAGGTGGAGGGCATTGCCAGGCTGGCCCGGGCCTTGAAGAACCTGGAGCCGACCAAGCCGCGCAGCAGGCACTGGGGTCCGGCCTGGTGGCACGTTTTTCAGTGGTGGGATCCGGCTTTCAAGGACTGGAGCAGCGGCCGGCGCGCCTTGATTACCCCCCGCTGCCATACTCCGCAGGAAGCGATACAGCTGCTCGAAGCGTCGCCATTGCGAGCCGTCCTTCGGGGCGGGGAGATTGAGGTGCTGATCCCGCGCCGCCCTAGCCGCCAAAGCGGTCTTTGACTTCTTGGCGGCTGTCTTCAAATACTGCGTTCCCCTCTCGGCGCTCCGCCCCGCGCAGGGCCGAAGTGATGCCCCGCCTCCGGGCCGCTTCCACCGGATCGGGCCGCCCCGTGCTGCCGCCCATCACCGCCGCTTGCCGGTTGTCACGGGCGGCTCGCTGCAGGTAAGCCCCAATCAGTCGCTGGCTGCCAGCGCCTCGATCAACGGCATCGCGAGTCTCGCGGTAACGGCGATCCATGGCATTGAAATTTGCAATTCGCAAGGGCGCGGAACGCCCGCTGTGGCTCTAGGTTACCCAAGCCGCACCCGCCACTTTATGCACCCTTTCAGTGACCCCTTTCCCGCCGACGCCCGGTCTGCTTACCCTCTGTTCTATCGCTCCTACTCCCGCCGCCTGGATGACGGCAGCCGTGAATCCTGGGAGCAGGTAGTTGAGCGCAATCTCAGCGCCCTGGTTGAGCTGGGTCGACTGAACCCTGAGCAAGAAGCCCTGCTGCGCCGGCACCAGCTGGACCTCACATCCCTGCCTTCGGGGCGCTGGCTCTGGGTTGGTGGCACCCCCTGGGCCGCCGACCAGCGCAACTTCTATGGCGCATACAACTGCAGTTCGGTCCACGTCGACCAGCTCAGCGCTTTCGGGCTGCTGATGGACCTGGCGATGCAAGGAACCGGCACTGGTGCGGTGCTCACCCGGGCCAATGTCGATCGGCTGCCGAAGGTTGTCAACCGGCTGGAGATCGACTACCGCGGCTCCCTGGGTTCAGCTGCCCCGGATGAGCGCAGTCCTCGCACGGCGGCAAGGCTTGTTGACTGCGAGCATCTCCTGATCAAGGTCGGCGATTCTCGCGATGGCTGGGTCACTTCCTACCAGAAGCTCATCCAGCTTGCCTGCGGCGTCGGGTTTTTCAGTACCTCTGGCGCTATCAAGATCACGATCGACCTGAGCTGGGTGCGCCCACCTGGCGAGCGGCTCAAGGGCTTCGGTGGGGTGGCCAACCCCTCGGCCCTCCCTGAGATGTATGCCCGGGTGACAGGGATCCTGAACCGCGCCATTGGCCGCCAGCTCACGCCCCTGGAGTGCTGCCTGATCATCGACGAGGCCGCCCGCTGCGTCGTGGCCGGCAACATCCGCCGCAGCGCCGGCATGCGTCAGTTCGACGAAGACGACCTTGAGGCCGCCGGCGCCAAGCGCAATCTCTGGGGCCAGGACGAGCAGGGCCACTGGGCGATCGATCCGGAGCGCGACGCATTGCGGATGGCCAATCACACCCGGCTCTTTCACCGCAAGCCCACCCGCGGCGAAGTGCTCGAAGCGGTGCGCAGCCAGCACGCTTGCGGCGAGGGGGCTATCCAGTTCACCCCTGAAGCCCTGGCCCGGGCCAATGCCGACATCCTCAGGCCCCAGTGGTTGAAGGAGAACTTTCTTGCAGTGATTGAAGAAGGCGGGCTAGAGGACGGCGCCAAAGGTCTTGCAATAATCCTGTTCGGCACGGGCGATCTCGATGATCTCGATCCCGAGCAGCGCCGGGAGTTGAGCCACCGCATGAGCAGGTTTGGGCTCAACCCGTGCCTGACGGGAGACACCCGGATCTTGACTGTGCACCAGGGGCCGAAGTCCTTCCAAGAGCTGGCCGAGGCTGGCGAAGACGTTCTGGTGTGGTGCATCGACCTTGAGTCGAACGCGGCCTCGGTCCAGATGATGCGAAACCCGCGAGTCACCGGCTACGACCAGCCAGTCCTGGAGATTGAGTTCGATTCCGGTCTCAAGGTGCGCGCCACCCCGGAGCACCACTTCTTCACTCTGCAGCGCAACAAGGTGCAAGCCAAAGACCTCAAGCCCGGCCAGTCCGTCTCGGCTTTCGCGATTCATCAGCACCGCGACGGTCACCTGCGCATCACTCGCAACGACAGGACCCGCGACGCCGTGCGGCAGCAGGTCTGCCACCGGATCATCGCCGAGCACTACGGCATCGCCGGCGAGGTGATCCACCGCCTGGATCACGATCCCACCAGCAACCACCCCGACAACATGGCGGGTGTCACCTCCCTGGAGCACCAGCAGGAGCACTATCCCGATCGAGTCCGCGGCGGCTTCTATCACGGCACTCCCGGGGGCCGGGCCAAGGAGATCGTCGCCAACCACAAGGTGGTGGCCGTGCGCGAGGCCGGCACTGCGACGGTCTACAACGGCACGGTCGATGAGCACCACAACTATGTGGTGGTCGATCCCAGCGCCGTGGGCAAGTCCTTCGTCTCTGGCGTGCTGTCGGCCAACTGTGGTGAGATAATCGGCTCCGACTTCCTGTGCAACCTCGCTGAAGTCCACCTCAACCGGCTCGACCCCAACGACTCCGGAGCGGTCGAGGAGGCCTTCCGCGCCGCTGCGCTCACGGTGTCTGTGCTGCTCCACCACCGCTTCCGCGACGAGCGGATGCAGGAAGCCCGGCTGCGAGACCCGATTGTCGGGGTGAGCTTCACTGGCCTGTTCGATTACTTTGTGCGCGCGCTGGGCGTCGACTGGCTGCGCTGGTGGGCCGAAGGCCGCCCGCCCCACGCCCAGGGGGCAGCGTTTTCCGCCTACGAGGTCAAAACCTTGCGTCGCTTCCGCGCCGTCGTCGAGGAGGAGGTGGCGACCTACTGCGAGGCCCACGGCCTGAAGGTCCCCAACCGCTGCACCACCGTGCAGCCCGCTGGCTGCCTGGGGCTCGACGCGGTGCGCGTCACCAGTCGGGGGCTGCTGCTGTTCGACGAAGCGAAACTGCTTTCGGCTTGGCATCAGGACGATCCCCTGCTTATTCGCGGCACGCTGCCTGTGGTCGACACTGTGCGCAACGAGCCCAGGCCCGCCCTGCGTCTCACCCTGGTCAGCGGCCGGCAGATCGCCTGCACCCCGGACCACCGTTTCTGGGTAGAGAGCATGGGCTGGGTTCAAGCTCAAGCTCTTCGGATCGGCCACGAGCTTCAAGCTTCCCCAGGAGAACACTCCGGCCGACCTGTTGCTACCCAGCAGCTGGAGGAGTCTGAGATGACCCCGGCCAAAGCCCCAAGCTCCCTGACGCCAGGACTGGCCTACGTGGCCGGGGTCTCGCTGATCAAGAACCCCGCCCGGGTCACCTGGCCGGCCCTGCGCAACATGGCTCCTGACTGCTTGCACTTCTCCTTTCCTCTCACGGAGGGGGCGGCCGCAGACCGCCTGAACGAGTGGTTCGAGGACCTGTTTGAGACACCGCTCAAGCGGCGACTCTCGGGCCACACCATTCACCTGTTCAGCCGCGAGGCCCCCTTGCGCCGCTGGCTGGAGACCAACGGCCTCCTGATCGCCGATGCCCCTGAGACAGACCGGCTGCCTTTGTCCTTGCGCCAGTCCACTGCCAGTGCGATTCGTTCGTTCTTTGCGGGACTGATTGATGCGACGGCCAGCAAGATACGAAATCAGCCGCCTGTCATCAAGATCCAAAGCGAGCCCCTTGCCCGCCACCTCCAGCAGGTAGGGGAGGCCGTGGGCCTGGTCTTCCGCCTGCAGCGCCACCAGAACGGCAAAAAACCCTACTGGAAGCTGACCCTTTCGCGGTTCTGGAGCACTGCTCCAGCCCTGGACTATTTGGCCACTTACAGCCTCCACTGCCAGGGACGGGATATGCGCAAGACGCATAACTGCTTCGGGCACCATTACTGGCAGGTGGCCGCTATCGAGCAGATCGAAAATACCGCCACCGCAGACATCTGCTTGGACGCTGATGACGACGATGCCTGGTACTGGGCAGGTGCCATCAAGAGCCACAACAGTAAGTCATTGTTGACTAATGCCTCCCCGGGCTGGCACCCGCCCAAGGCCCCCTACTACATTCGCCGGATCACCTTCGCCAAGGACGACCCGATTGCTTTGGCCTGCCTGGCCTATGGCTACCCTGTCGTCCCATCTCAGTCCGACAAGGACGAGAGCGGCAGGTTGCTCAGCGACCCGCACGACCCGCGTTGCACCGAGTGGCTGGTGGAGATTCCCACTGCCACGCCCTGGGCGGAGCTGGAGGGGGCGGCCGAGATCGACACCGGCAAATTCCCCGCCCTGGCTCAGTTTGACTTCTACATGAACGTGCAGAAGCACTACTCGGGGCACAACACCAGTGCCACTTTGGAGCTCGCTGAGACCGAGATTGAGCCACTCGCCACGGCCATCCACACGGCCATCGACACGGACCAGGGATACATCTCGGCCGCTCTGCTGGCCCGCTTCGATGACAAGGAGACCTTCCCGCGGATGCCGTTTGAGCCGATCAGCAAGGAGCGCTACGAGGCGCTCTGCGCTGAAGTTGAGCAACGCCGCACCAACGACTGCTTTTTTGAGGCTCTGGCTCACTTCGACAGCAAAGCAGTCGGCGGAGCCCCCCAAGCGGAGGGCCCTGCCGGCTGCGATAGCGACAGGTGCCTGATGCCGGAGGCCGGGCCCGGAGTCTGATCAGAGCCCCCGCTCGTCGAGGTCCTCGTCCTCCCTCACCTGGTGGGCGAGGACGATTCCCTCTTTGTCGACCGCGCAAGCCGTCACCGTAATAGCCATCGGCTCTGCAGCAGTGGAACGGAGAAACCCCGCGCAAGACCACAGCACCGCTTCGACTGCGTCGGGGCCGAGCAGTTCTCGGTTGCCGATGCGTGACGCCAGTTTTTCCAGCTGCGCGGCCAGCAAGCCGGCTTCACTGCCGCTGGGAACCTGGCGGTACGGGAAGAGTGCCAATGCGGCGTTTCGCCCGGACGTCTCGAAGGCCATCCCCATCCCACTGGGGAAATTGATATGAGCCTGACTCATTCCAGCCCCAGCTGCTGATTTATTTGATCCATCTGCTGGCGCATGGATCCGATCACCGCGACCAGCTGGTCTGTGTTGACCCCGCTCAAGGCGGTCGCCGGCGCTGATCCCGCCGTTCCGGGTGCTGGATTGAGCGGTCCGCGAACCATTCCGCTGCCGCTTAATTTCGCCACGGTCTCCCCCAGGGCCAAGCCCAACTCGTCGCGGGTGACCACCTCTTGCAGCACTGGCTTCAGTTGCTCGCGAGTGACCGCAGAAGCTCTCAACTGTTGAAGCGTCTGAAGGAAGGGCGTCAGTTCGTCGCGGGTGGGGCGCTGGTCGATTCCGTAACGCAGGTCTTGGATCACCCGGCCAGTGTCCTGCACGGAGTTGATATGGTCCCGGCGCAAGCGAGAAGTCGAAAGCCGCCCGCCAAAAAAGCCGCCAGCCCCGCCGACAACAAGTGCCACCGCGCCAGAGAGAAGGTAAGTGAGCATAAAGAGGAATCAGAGGCTGCCAGGTGCAGCAGGCAGCGTGAACTCTACCGCTCTTGACTCACTGGGACCAACGCTTGGCCAGCCGCCGCCGAAGCGGGTCGAAGTTCTGGTAGGGCGTCATGCTGCCACTACCGGCCGGCGCTGGCGCCAGGAAATCGACTGAAGCGATTGTGCCGTCCTGACTGAGGACTCGGCCGGTGCCGCCCTGCCTGCCGATGACCGCTCCCTCGGGCACCTCTTGGCCCTTGGTCACGTTGATCGAATCAAGGTGGCCGTAGAGCACGTCGACTTTCTGGCCGGTGGCCGGATCGATCGATTCCTTGACCACGTAATTGCCGTAGCCCTTGCCTGTCGCCCCCCGGCCCGAGCCCTGGTAGCCGATGTCCTTGATCCGTCCGGGCAGCAGGGACCGGAACTGCTTGTCCTCAAAGTAGAGATCAATCCCCGGCTGCCCTTGGTCAAAGGAGGTCGAGACAGAGCGCTTGAATGGCACCGGTTTGGCGCCACTGGCGCCCGGTCCCGGGCCGGCGCCGCCAGCGGGCTGTCTTGGCGGGCCCTGGGCGGGCGCCTCCATGGGGGCAGCAATCGCCTGCGGCGGGACACTGGCCGGGGGCTCACCGTTAACCATTTGAGCCAAGGTTCCAGCCATTCGCTGCCGGCCTTGGGCGCCCCTGGCCGCCAGGTATTGCAGCCCGGCATTGCCAGCCCCGGCCACTCCGCCGGCGGCGATCGCGCTGCCGATCGTGGCAAGTGCCAACGTCTCTGGTGTTTGCCCCTGTCCGGGCATTGGCATTGCGGTTGATCGGTTTAGCCCTCCGTAAGGATTCGGCACATCCAGGGACAACTCTCCGGGGGGAACTCCCCCGCCTGCTGCGGGCCTTTGAAAGCTGGCCCCCGGATTTGGGGGCGCCCCCTTCGCGGCGGCGGTGAACTTTGCCAGCAGGTCGGCAGCCTTTTTGACTGGCTGACCATAGGCACTTTTGCCTGCCAGCGTCGGCAGCGAAGCCCACTCCGGCGCCAGCTTGGCCAGCGTGCCAGCGTCTACCTTGCCGGCCATCACGTCGTCGAGGTTCACTCCGCGGCGTTCGATCAGCCGCATGGCCGCAGCATCTTGGCTGGCCGGACTGAAGTCCGTGAGCCCTAACTGCCCGGCGACCTCGTCCCAAGTAGTCGAAAGGAACTGGTAGCGGCCCGAGGCATCAGAAGCCCACTGGCTGTTTACGCCACCTTTGCCCCGGCCCAGCACCTGGCGGGGGTGCTTCCACCCCCGGCTGGTGTCAAAGCGACCGCCGCCGAACTGGACGTCGTAGTCGGCGCCCTCCGCTGAAGCGATGGTGTCCAGCAGCGCGCGACCGAAGGGGTTCTGGGCCGCGGCCCGGTAATCCTGCAGTGTCCTGGCCACGGTGCCTCCAGCTTCGAGGCTTCAGTCTACGGAGGCTCGCCTTGTGTCTTACGCGGGACAGACGAGAGATAACGCAAGGTGACCTAGGATGGTGCATGCCAGGTCTACCTGTCCATGCCGCCACTGCCTAGCGATCCTTCTTCTCAGCTCGGCCCCCCGGGCAAAACCTCTGAGATTGACTGGATCTCAACCAAGGAGATGTGCCTCGATCTTGACATCTGCCGTTCAACTCTTTACCGAGTTCGCACTGATGACGAGCGGATGAAGCAAGGATCTCATTACATCCGCAAGAACCCCACGTCGGTTCGCTGCGGCCACCTGCTTTGGAACCCCGAGAAGGTTCGGGAGATCTTTGGGCGCCAAGGCTAATGAACACGCCGGTTGATCCCACTCAGTCACCGGAGCTACATCTCACGCCCAGCGGCGAGAAGGACAAGGTGGCCTATTGGCGGCGGCAGAACGAGCTCGACCAGTTTCATCGAACCTTCAAGCCGCCCACCCACGAGGAGAGGTTGGCCATGGCCCAAGGCAAGCCGATGCCGGCCCGCTCTCGCGTCCAGGCTCTTTCTGATGACGCCGCCAACCAATGGAGCGTCGAAGAAATTTACGGCATCGAGCCGCCTGAGGGTGGCGACACCGAAACCGCATTCCCTTTAACCTGAGCTGCCCCGCCCCCGCTCCCTTGGCCTTCGTTCCGCTTCACAACCACAGCGACTACAGCATGCTGGACGGCGCCAGCCAGCTGCCGCAGATGGTGGAGCGGGCCGTGGAGCTGGGGATGCCAGCCCTGGCCCTCACCGATCACGGCGTGATGTACGGCGCCATTGAGCTGCTCAAGCTTTGCGGCAAGGCCGGCATCAAGCCGATTATCGGCAACGAGATGTATGTGATCAACGGCTCGATCGAGGATCCGCAGCCCAAGAAAGAGCGCCGCTACCACCTGGTGGTGCTGGCCAAAAACGCAGTCGGCTACCGCAACTTGGTGAAGCTCACCAGCATCAGCCACCTGCGCGGCATGCGGGGCCGGGGCATCTTCTCTCGCGCCTGCATCGACAAGAGGCTGCTGCGCCAGTACAGCGAAGGCCTGATCATCGCCACCGCCTGCCTTGGCGGTGAGATTTCCCAAGCGATCCTCAAGGGGCGCCCCGACGTGGCCCGCTCCGTGGCGGCCTGGTACCAGGAGGTGTTTGCAGGCGACTTTTATCTGGAGATCCAGGACCACGGCGGCACCGAAGACCGCATCGTGAACGTGGAGATGGCCCGCATCGGCGCTGAGCTGGGGATCGAGCTGATCGCCACCAATGATGCCCACTACCTTGGCGCGGGCGATGTGGAAGCCCACGACGCTTTGCTCTGCATCCTCACGGGCAAGTTGATCAGCGACGAGAAGCGCCTGCGCTACACCGGCACCGAGTACATCAAGAGCGAAGCAGAGATGCTTACTCTTTTTGCTGACCACCTGGAACCGGAGACGGTGGCCGAAGCGGTGGCCAACAGCGCTCGGGTGGCTCAGAAGGTAGAGGATTACGGCATCTTGGGCCGCCCCCAGATGCCCCGCTTCCCGATCCCGGAGGGGCACACGACCGCGACCTACCTTGCCGAGCTGGCCGAAGCCGGGCTGCGGCAGCGCCTGGGCCTGGTGGCCGGCGAGCCCTTTGATCCGGCCTACGGCGAGCGGTTGGAGTTCGAGCTGCAGGTGATGGACCGGATGGGGTTCTCTGCCTACTTCCTGGTGGTGTGGGACTACATCCGCTTTGCCCGCGACAGCAATATCCCGGTGGGCCCGGGCCGGGGTTCGGCGGCCGGCTCGGTGGCGGCCTGGGCCCTGGGGATTACCAATATCGATCCGGTGGAGCACGGCCTGCTGTTCGAGCGTTTCTTGAATCCAGAACGCAAATCGATGCCTGACGTCGACACCGACTTCTGTATCGAGCGCCGCGGCGAAGTGATCGACTACGTGACCCAGCGCTACGGCAAGGACAAGGTCGCCCAGATCATCACCTTCAACCGCATGGCCTCCAAGGCGGTGCTCAAGGATGTGGCCCGAGTCCTCGACATCCCCTACGGCGAAGCCGATCGACTGGCCAAGCTGATTCCCGTGGCCCGGGGCAAGCCCGCCAAGCTCAAGGAGATGATCGGCGCCGAATCTCCCAGTCCAGAGTTTCGCGAGAAATATCAAAGCGATCAGAATGTGAAGCACTGGGTGGACCTGGCGATACGCCTCGAGGGGACCAACAAAACCTTCGGGGTCCATGCCGCCGGGGTGGTGATCGCCGCTGATCCTCTCGACGAGCTGGTGCCGCTGCAGCTCAATAACGACGGCCAGGTGATCACCCAATACTTCATGGAGGACGTGGAGGCGATGGGGCTGCTGAAGATGGACTTCCTCGGCCTCAAGAACCTCACGATGATCCAGAAGACCGTCGACCTGGTGGAGCGGAGGAGCGGTGTGCGGGTGGATCCCGATGCCCTGCCTGCCGGCGATGAGGACACCTACGCCTTGTTGGCCCGCGGCGATTTGGAGGGCATCTTCCAGTTGGAATCCAGCGGCATGCGTCAGATCGTGCGCGACCTCAAGCCTTCGTCCTTGGAGGACATCTCGTCGATCCTGGCCCTCTACCGGCCCGGCCCGCTCGATGCCGGGCTGATTCCTAAGTTCATCAACCGCAAGCACGGCCGAGAGCAAGTCGATGTGCCTCACCCCAAGCTTGAGCCGATTCTGAGCCAGACCTACGGAATCATGGTCTACCAGGAGCAGATCATGAAGATCGCTCAAGACTTGGCCGGCTATTCGCTAGGTGAGGCTGACCTGCTGCGGCGAGCGATGGGCAAGAAGAAAAAAAGCGAGATGGAAGAGCACCAGAGCCGTTTCGTGGAAGGGGCCACTAAACGAGGCGTGGATGCCCAGGTGGCTGAGGACCTGTTTGAGCAGATGGTGCTCTTCGCTGAGTATTGCTTCAACAAGAGCCATTCCACCGCCTACGGGGCTATCACCTACCAGACGGCCTATCTCAAGGCCCACTATCCGGTGGACTACATGGCCGCATTGCTCACGGTGAATGCAGGTGCTAGCGACAAGGTGCAGCGCTATATCTCCAACTGCAACGCGATGGACATCGAGGTCATGCCCCCCAGCGTGAACGCTTCCGGCGTCGACTTCACCCCTGTCGATGGACGGATCCTGTTCGGTCTTTCAGCGGTGCGCAACCTCGGCGAGGGGGCGATTTGCTCGCTGATTGACGTTCGTGATGGCGGCGGCCCGTTTCAGTTCCTGGCGGATCTCTGCGACCGCCTCAGCGGCTACCAGGTCAACCGCCGTGCCATTGAGTCGCTGATCCACTGCGGCGCCCTTGACGCGCTTGAGCCCGGGGCTAACAGGGCCCAGCTGATGGCGGACCTTGATCCAACCCTTGACTGGGCATCCTCTCGAGCCAGGGACCGGGCCAGCGGCCAGGGCAACCTTTTCGACCTGTTCGGGGGTTCCGTGCTTGGAAGCGCTTCGCCCGATTTGTTCACCGCCCCGAAGGCGGCCCCGGTGGCCGACTATCCGCCGCAGGAGAAGCTCAAGCTGGAGAAGGAACTCCTTGGCTTCTACATCTCTGACCACCCCTTGCGCCAGATTGGCGCCCAAGCGAAGCTCCTGGGCCCGACCGACTTGAGCGGCCTGGAGGAGCTGGCCGACAAGGCCAAGGTAAGCGTGGTGGCGATAGTGACCGAGCTGCGCCAGGTGACCACCCGCAAGGGCGATCGCATGGCGGTGCTGCGGCTGGAGGATCTCACCGGCAGCTGCGAGGCGGTGGTGTTCCCTAAGTCGTTTGCCCGCTTGGCGGATCACTTGATACTGGACGCCCGCCTGCTGGTGTGGGCGGGAGCGGACCACCGCGACGAACGGGTGCAGCTGATTGTGGACGATTGTTGCAGCATTGATGATCTGCACCTGCTGGTGGTGGATCTGCCGGTGAACCAGGCCGGCGACACTGCCGTCCAGCACCGGCTGCGGGATTGTCTGCAGCGTCACAGGCCTGACGCAATGAAACGGGAGACGGCAGAAGCGCTGGTGCCAGTGGTGGCCCGGGTCCTGGACGGCGAGCGCGGTCGCTGCGTGCAGCTCGGGGCCCAGTTCTGCGTGGCGGACGGCGGATCGACCGCCCGGGCCCTATGCGCTGCTGGGCTTCAGGCCTCCCTCGTGCCCCTGCTTGATTCGCCCGAGGTCAGCAAGGGGTAGCGGCGGGCTTGCCCCTGCGGCCGCGTCGGCTGCTCTCCGGTGCCAGGCGGCTCAACTCCGCCGCATCTTGAACGCATCCATCGCCGGAGACGGCTCATTCGCCTTGGCGTCCATCCGGTTCAGCAAGTGCTGCAGGATCGCCCCGCCGCTGCCCAGCCCGGCTCCGCCCAAGAGTGCTGGCAGGGGACTGGTACCGGCCTCGCCGGAGTTGACCGCTTCGCCGACAGCGACAGGGTCGACTCCGTTGGCCTGAGCCTCGGCCTCGAACCCGCTCATTTTCATGCCGATTGCAATCGCCCGCTGAGCGATTTGCGGGGCGCCGGCAGCTAGCGCCCCAGCGTCCTTGACCAGGCGCCTGAGTTCGTTAGGGGCCCCGGGCATGGTGGCCAGCACTTGATCGGGGGGAGCGCCGGCCAAGGTAGCCATGACCAGCTCACGCTCTCCGGAGTTGGTGGTGCGCCCCACCGTGCCCATCACGGCCTGGGCCACCTGCGGCGGCATGGCTGCCAGTTCGCTGCGAATGGACTTGAGGGTCTCGCCCGTGTAGTCAATTTCGTCGTGAGCCATGCGATCGAGCCCCGCCGCCCCGGCGAGCCCCGCTACCCCGCCCATCGCGGCCGTCTTTAAGGCGGGGAACATGGCGTGATCACGGTCGTCTCACGAGTCTACCGGGAAGGTTCCCCCGCCCCCGGCCGCGGGTCCAGGGCGACATCCATGCCCTTCTCGACGATCTCGCGCAGCTCCTCGGTGCTCGGGTAGTGGCGCAACATTGTGCGGGCCGCGATCCTCAGCTCCATCGACAGGTTGCGCGACTCGGCCGGATCGGTCAGCCGCTGCAGGAAGGCCCTCGATGCCACCACCATGGCGGCCGATGCCAAGCGCCGTTTTCCGTTGTCCATTGACACAAGGTTGACACACCTTGCATAATACTGGGACTGGCTTGCGACACCTTGAGCTACTCGAACGATCGAATTACGCGGCCGTGGCTGGGCACCGCCCAAGCTTTACGCCACGTCGAGCGGATTCACCAAGAGGAAGAGGCCGCGCTCAGCGGGCAGCCTGCTTCGCCCGCCGAGGACGACCTCAAGCCCACCAACCCCAAGACAGCGATCGGAGACAGGAAAGTCCCGCTCGCGCTGTGCTCCCCGATCGCAGCAGCTCACTGGGTCCTCGCTCAGTTTGCTGGCATGTGCAAGTACCAAGCCTGGAACTGGCGAATTGCTGGGGTGCGAAGCAGCACTTATCTTTCGGCGATCAAACGCCACCTCGACGCTTACATCTCAGGCGAAGAGCTTGACCCCGTTGACGGCTCTCACCACCTCGGCAACATTATGGCCTGCTGCGCGATCTTGCTCGACGCGCAAGCGGCCGGCAAGCTCAACGACGACCGCCCACCAAGCGTCGACTGCCGCGGCACGTACGAGTTTGTCGAGAAGCAGATGGTCGCGCTTCGCGAGAAGTATAAGCACATCGAGCAGAAACCATACACGATCGAAGACACGATCAAGCCCGATGCAACAACCTGACATGCAGCTCAACAGCGAACTGATTGGGGATCTCAAAATCGCCCAAGACTTAATCGGTTCTCCCGAGACTGGAGAAGCCGAGCGCGCTGAGATGCTCAAAGCTCTCTGCGCTTTTCACGAAGAGCGCCTCAACTGGCGTTTGCAGCGGGTCCTCGAGGGACACTCCTTCAGGCGCTTCCTTCAGCAGCCGCGCCTCGCCCGCCCCCCGGTCAGTGGCTGCAAGCCCAAGGGGTTTGGCTGATGCCTGCCGCGAGCCTCAGGGAACGGGAAGCTCGGTCGCAGGCACGCTAAACGAAGCCGTGTACCTGCAGGCTGCAGTAAACCTGACGCAGTCGAGGTATCCTCTCCAGTAATTGCTGTTGCCAGCGTACCCTGCGCCGATAGTGTTGATAAAAAAAGCAGACGTGTAATTACTATTGGTCCCAACAAGCAGTCCGTTTAGGAAAAGCCGCAACACTGGCCCATCTCTGGTTAGTGCGATATGATTGAATACGCCAGAAGTCAATGCGGGGCTTGGTACTACCTTGTCGAAGGCATAGCTATTGGCGTAAACGGTGATACCACCAGAGGATTGTGAATCTTCGTTGAGCCTAAACATTTGCTGGTTTCCGCCAGCACCCAAAGTGGAGCCCAGCATGCACCTATCCTGCTGTGCGTTCACCGCGTTCCACCACAGCTCTGCCGTGAAATCCTCTGCAAATGCTTCTCCGCTCCACCGCAGGGCGTCACCGCTGCCGTCGAACAAAGCGCTAGACCCGCCAAACCGACTGGCGGCGGTGCTGAGTTGAGCGTTGCCAAGTACGGTTACCGCCTTAGCGTTGGGGCCGCTGTCGATAAACGCGGTGCTCCTGTTGTCTCCGTTCATCAGAAACAGCGCCGTGACATCGCCCAAGAATGGGTCGTCTGCGAACGGCCAAGCTCCTACCCTTCTCGCCATCGACTGCTCGTTTGGCAACCACAGCCCCGGCGCTGCGCCTGCTGTCGGCGCTCTCGGTACCCCGATCAAGCCGCCATTAAAACCCAGCATCAGCTGATGTCCTCGTAGCTGATCGTTAGCTCCAGATCGCCAGCCACGTCCGCCTTGGCCCTGAGGCTGTCGCCTTCCTTCAGGTAGATGTAAGCCTCACGGGCCACCAGGACCTGCGTCGCGCCGGCGGGCACCGAGATCAATTTGGCCAGGTGGGTGTCCACCCCTGAACGCCGCCACACCAGGTCAATCTTCGCGATCAGGCTGCCGTCGACATTGGCGCAGTAGACCGCATTGATCTTGAACACCTTGCCACTGGCCGCCGCGTTGGTCAGCGCATCCGCCAGGGTCGTTGTCACCGCGTAGCCAATCGTCTCGCCGGTGACGAGGCTTGGCTCCCTGAGATTCGGTGCGGCCATAAACCCTTAGCTTCCCCACCACTCTATGAGGCCCAGCTCTTCGGTTCCATAGCGCTGCACGACCCAGCTGGCGAAGTAATCGCGTGGCGGCCCGGACTTGAGCGTCGCCTGCAGCCCGCCTGCACCCCTTTGCGCCGTCTCCAGGCCGTGGGTGGCCACTGCGCTCAAGGTACCAAGCTCGAGCGCCCCCTGGCCTCGCAAGGCGCCGCTGAGGTCGGCTACCGGTGCAGCAAACAGTACCAGGGGCCCCAGTGAGCCCCGACCAACTAGGGCCGACTGCAAATTCATGGTCATCACCAGGCGGGAGCCACCCAGGCCACCGCGGCCTGCCAGGGTGCCGCGGGAGCGGCGTTTGGTCTTGGGCCTGGCGACTCCCAATGCCCCTGCCCCCAGCAGCCGAATCTCCAGGCGCGCCACACGCCGCCCAGGGAGCACCGGTCCGTCGGGCCCGACGCCCAGCACCGGCACCAGCTGCAAGATGTCGACTCCATCGAGCTGTTGCACAAAGCCGCCCGAGGGCGGATCGAACAACCACACTTCCGTGGTCCCTCTGGGGCTCCACCAGTCGTTTTGCCGACACCAGGAGTAGGGCGGCTCGGCCGGATCAGTCCACAGAATCGGCTGATTGACGGGCCGGAAGGTGGGGGCCCCGCCCCGCAGCTCTCCAGTGGGGTCCAGCTCAAGGCCGATCGACGGGGCCACCGCCAGCAGCAGTCGATCGAAGGTGATCAGCTGCTGGCCCAGGGCCCGCCCCAGCTCCTTGAATGTGTAGTCTCGATCCAGCAGGGAGCGCTCGTCCACCCACTGCCTGCCCTCCATCGAGGGGTAATCGCTGGGCTCGTAGAACGGCACGCCTGCTTGCCAACGCATGGCGTGGATGTGCTTGCACTCCCGGCGCCGGTCCACCCGCCGGTCCAGGTCCCGCCATTTCTTGCTGTAGCCAATCGACTCCTGCTCCCAAGGGGTCTGCTCGCCGCGCCCAGCGGATGCGACCGGGAAGCGGTCTCGTACCGATCCGCCGGTGCTCATTAAATCGGCAATCTGACGGCCCTGGTAGTCCGGGCAGCTGCACTCGAAGCGGTGTGAACTGCACAAGTGCCGGGTTGCATCAGCCCGCCAGAAGACCGGCGCCTGCGGGCTATAGCCAATACGCCTCCAGTAGCTCCTGGGGCCAGACACCTGGCGAATAAAGGGTCTCGACAAATCGAAGATCAACTGGAACTTCGAGACATCCACCTCGATCAAGGTCAGCGCCACCGCGCCGACGGGGTCTTCGGCCAAGTCTTCCGGGTAGAGAGAGCCAGCAGCTGAATCCTCGAACTGATCGCCGACGAACGAGCGCCACGCCGCCAACTTGTCCCGGTCCAGGACGCCCTTGACGTCGTAAATCAGCCGGTGTTTGGAGGGGTCGACGTCGTCCCGGTCCAGAGTCAGGCTGCCAGGCTTGATCGATTGAGGCAGAATCAAGGCGCCCCGGGGGCGCTGGGTGACATGCCAGGCTGACTCGGCTGAGTTCAGGCTGGCAAACACCTGGGTGACCAGGGGAATGGGCCCGGTCCCGGGGCCGGTCTTCAGGCGGGCGTAGAAAGCCAGCTGTTGATCAAGCCAGCCTTTGCCGTCCCCGAAGAACATCTGCATCCCGGCTTGCCAGCGCCGGTAGTCGCTGCCTTTCTCGTAGCTCTCGATCAGGGTCGGAACCCGAATGCCGCCAGACTGGCCCGAGCCGGAGTACAGTCCCCGCGCCCGGCCGGCTACCGGCTTTGAGAAGTCATCGCCGCCCCGGGGGCGCGGGAACGCGAAACTGGCGCCGTACCCCTTGCCTCGGGCCACCGAATCAGTAGAACCCGCCCTGGGCCACCACAATCGCCTGGGACGGCCCGAAGCTGGACTGCAGAATCACGCTGGCCCCTGCGTACAGATACCAGCCACGGGGCAGGATCAGCCCGGTGTTCTTCTTGTCCAGCTCGGACGGATAGGCTGCCACGGTCGCAGCTGGTGAGGCCAGGTTGGGCACCGGAGCCAGCAAAGGCAACAGCGGCAAGTTGGTCCGCTGCCCCAATGAAAGTGACAAAAAGTCAGCGCTGGCCACCGTCCAGGCGTTGGAGCTGTTCAGGCCTGCAGCCGTGGGCTGCTCGCTGGCCACCACAATCAGGCGGGCAGCAGTGATCCCCGTCTCCGGGCCAACCGCCGTGATGCTGTCGATCATGCAGCCATCGCTGCCGCTGTCGACAAGCAAGCGCAGACCAGCTGGCACGAGGCTTTGCAGGTTGGTTGGCGTCGAGAGGGCTGCAGTCTCGCCGACACCGACGATCTTGAATAAGGGGCGATCAATCAGCAGCGGCTGTTTGTTGGTCGAACTCGAAGACATGGATCGGTCTCAATAGGGAAGGTTGGCAGCGCCAGGGTTGGGGCGCGAGGTATTGCGGTACGCCTCCCGCATCAGTTGGACCTGATCTATCAGGTCGGCATTGAGATTGAAGTTCGCTGCCGCGCCAGCCTGAGCCTGTTGCTCGGCAGTGAGGCCAACGTTGGCTCCAGTGGTCGACAAGGGGCCAGGGGCGGCGTCAATTGCCATGGTTTGCGGCAAGCCCGCCGGTGTAACAAGAGGCGCGGCGCCCTGCTTGGCCATAAAGCGATCGACAATGTTCAGCCCGTCGGCACCCCTGGCAGCACCTTGATTGCTCCGCGCCCAGGCAGCCAGGTCGGGGCGCAAGCCGCTGAAGCGATCGCCGCTCTCAGGGAAGGCGGCCCCCTGGGCAATCCCGCCGCCAGCGCCAAAGTCGGCCGCTGAAACTGGGACGGGCCGCCCGCCACCAAGTTCTGAAAGCATCCGGCGGCCGGTATTCCCAGGGGCACCCGGCAGCACGCCGTTGCTGGCGGGCGTGCTGAGACTGGCCGGATCCACTAAGCGCATCCCGGCGTTGCCGGCCGCTTGAACCAGAGCCCCGTTCCGAGAAGCGCCCAGGGGAGCCATTACGGCGTTGCTTCGGCTAGCGGTACTGTTTGTGGGGGCGCGCTGAGGCGCCATTGGCATCGGAGCCTGTCCGGCGGGCACGCGGTAATCTGCTGCAGCGTTGCCGTCGGCGGGGCTGCTGGCGGGAGGCTGAGGAGGTCTAACTGGCGCCCTGAAGTCGCTGCGGTTCATTTGGCCGAAGCCTTGAAGCATTCCGGATGGATTCATGGTCAGCGCCAGTTGGAGGTTCCGATGTGGTGTGTGATCCGGTCGACCACCGAGGTGTCGGCAGGGCCGGGCAGGGCATTGACGAACTCGGCGCCGGCAGCCCAGAAGGCGTGGCGCCGAGCGTCTTCGCGGCGATAATTCGACACGTAGAGACTTTCGGCCAAGCGGTCCACCTCTCGGAGGTAGATTTCTCGTCCGTTCTGATCGGCTTTGATTGGATCGGACTGGAAGATGGCCCGTTCGGTGTCGCCAGTGAAGCGCTCAATGCGCGATGGCCTGGGGCCATCGACGCTACCAAAAACCTCTGAGAGCGTCCAAGCGCGATCGCAGCGATTTAGGTGCTCAGTGACCTTCTCATACCAGTAGGAATCCGGAATGCGCGCCATGGCTTCTTCCAGCCGCGACAGGTCGCCGGCGGGGATTCCACCGCCGGAGTTCATGCCCAGGTGAAACCGAGTGCGGCTTTTGTCGTAAGAAGAAAGTTCCACCGACCCCACAGAGGGTGCAAGGCCAGTCTAGGGCTCAGCCAACGAAGAACTGGTCTTGCTTCAGCACTTCGTTCCACTCGACTCGTTCGATTCCGCGCAGTTGATCCAGGTTGGTGAAACGCTCACCAGGCAGGGAGTTGCGCAAGTCAACGATCTTTTTCGCCGTGGCGTAGCCAATGCCCCTGAGAGCCACCAGCTGTTCAGCGCTGGCGGCATTGAGGTTGATCCGGGTTTCAGGAGGAATGGCGCTCGACGGAATCTCATCCTCGGCTTGCTGGGCTGGTGTCTTTTGAGGCTGGGGGCCATCGGTACTGGTTCCTGCGCCTGGCTCGTGGAAGAGCAGGTTTTTCAATTGCGGGTAGTAAGTGCGGCCGTCGTTGGTCTTGACCATCGCGAAGTCGACGTCGTGATAGCCGATGAGCTCGACGATCTGGCCGGTGGTCGTGTCTTTGACGAGAGCCATGGCGGCAGGCATAAAAAAGGGCACCCGACGCATCGAGTGCCCTTATCTTACTGAGCCTGGCGCAAGACTCAGTTCTCAACCCGGAATGGCAGCTTGACGTCTTCGAGGCCAGCCACGTCGTCATCGAGCATGTAGTTGACCTCGACGATGATCGGGGTGCCGCCAACCAGGTCGGATGTCAGGTTGGAGCCAGCCACGGTGCCGGTGCTGTCGGTGGTCATCAGCAGCAAGGTCTCAGCAGCTGTCAGAGCGACAGGGGTGATCAGGCTTTGACGTACCTGCCGGGGGGTGATGGTAGCCGAGGCCACCGGAGCTAGAGCTGAGCTGGTGGCCACGTTGGCGGCGGTGATCGTGTTGTCGTTGGCCACCGCGTCCGCCAGCTTCAGTCGATTGGTGTTGGTACCGACTAGGCCACTGGTGGCGACGCCAACCGAGCGGTCCCGGCGCATGTCCGGGATTCGAAAACCGATCGAGTACAGCTGGGCGCCAATAGGGATCACCAAGCCGACCCGATCGGGACGAGGCTTGTCGTCGGCCCTTAGATCGGGGCTGGGGATTGTAATCGGCCAGCTGTTGGCGCCAGTGGCGGTAATCAGGGCGTAGCCGAGAACCTGATAGAAGGCCCGGCCAGGCTCGGCAAGCACGGCCTGGTTTTGGTAGCCCGACAGGCGATTGACGTAGTTGCCCGGGTAGATGGTCTTGGCCATGAGAAGGATCGCCTACAAGTGGTGGATAAGGATTAGCGGGAGATCTCAGTAAACGAAGGAGTAGGCAACCGTCACGAAATCCTTGTTCAGAAGTTCAAACGCTCCGAAGAGGCTCCACACCATGATGATGAAACGTCCGAAGTCGTCATCGTTGCTGAGCAGGATTTGGGCATCCTTGCCGCCGATGCCGACACCGACTGACTGGGGCCCGAAGAACAAGATCGGAGCCGTAGGGGTCACAGCGTTGTTGATCGACGCACTGGTGATCGTCGCCGAGAGGCTCTTGGCTGCCAGGTTGGTCGACTCGAACCAGCGGACGCCTTCAAAAAGGAAGCCCGTGGGCGAGGTTTGCTGACCGTTGATCGAACCGGCTTGCCCGTAAGCGGGGCCCATGCCCAGGAAGTTGTGGGCGTTGGGATGCAATGACGGATTCATTGGATCGATCACCCCATTGCCGGGGTAGCGAGCGACTTCCCGGAAATCCTTGTCCTGACGAAGGTGCATGCCCGCGGTTGGCGCGTAGATGGCCCTGTAATAGCCATCGTCGAAGCGGGGTACATTCCGCTCGCCCATGTCTTTGACTACAGGCAGCAAGTCGTTGACGACCGAGAATTTGCCGGTGTCGGTGCCGGTGCCGGCGTAGGTGAGGAACGGTGCGCTGGCAGCGCGAACCTTGGCGCCAGGGTAGTAGTAGCCACCCCTGGTGGAACCGGCCGGGCCATTGGACTCAGCCTTGAACAGTTCGTCGGAGAAGACGCGGTCCTTCCAGCGGCGGTAATCATCGAGCATGGTCATCGAACCGATGCTCTGGTGGAACATATTGATGTTCCCGTAATCGAGCAGCAGTCGCTGACCGGTGAGCAAGGTCTCGCGGGCCACCTTGAAGGTCGAAGGCGCAGCGGGGTCGTTCGGATCGGCGGGGCCGGTGTACTCCTCGAGGCTCACCAGCACTTTGTCCTTGACGATGTTCCGGGAGGAAGCCGTGCCAAGGGTCTGGTCAGCGGTGCGCTTGCGGCTGTCCTTGGTGCCGGGGTTCCCCCAGAACCGGTAGCGGTCCAACTGCACGGTCTGACCGGGAGATTTACCCCAATCCCAAACGACCAGGGGAGCCGACACCATTTCCACCACATAGCTCGGGTGAGGCCGGTGGAGTTCAACCCCAAGCAATTTTGGAAAATCGTTGTCGATCCACATGGCGTAGCGTCTCCCGTGTCGCGTGATCTGTCTTAATCTAAGACTGGTGAATCGGGAAAACTTGCATGACGCCAGACCAGGCTCGCGGCCTGTCTTCTGTCCTTGTCTCCAGCGGCAGCTTCTACCTGTTGCGCCGCCCCACGGTCAGTTACATCGAGATCGTCTGGTCTGGCTCCCAGCGCCAGGCCGCCTACTTCCACGAAAAAGTTGCTGAAATTCAGCACTTTTTCCCGACAGCCGCCCAGGTTTCTCCGGGGACTGCTCAATCGCCAGGACTGCGCTTCAAAATCACCAGCGATCGTCTTCGGCCCCTCTACAACCTCTTTGTACCCCGCGGCAGCCGCCGGATCTCCTCAGCCTGCCTGGAGCTCTGCGGTGCCCGAGCGATTGCCTGGCTATTCAGCGATCACGGCCGTCGCACCCCTCGCGGCTTCGAACTTGCCTCCGTGGCCCGCCACGCGGAAGAGGCTGTCCTGCTGGCTCAGTGGATCAAGACCATTCTGGGCGTCGACTGCCGGGCCCGTCTGCGCGGCCGGCGCCTTGCCCTGCTCTTGGACTCGGCCAATGCCGCCAAGGCTGCTGAGCAGTTGCTTGATTACAGCCCCGCCTCGCGCCGCCACCTTTTCCTCCAGCTCCTCAATGACCGCGATCCCGTTTGCGACCCGCGTGATCTGCTACTGCTTGGGAACCAAGGGGCAGCTAGACCTGCGCGGCAAACGCTCGCGCCCCTGGCTCAAACTCCGCCGCTCAGAGCTTGAGCAGACCTACCTGGACCACCAGGTGAGGATGCTTAGGCGCCTTCATCCCCAGCCGGGCAGCTTCAAGGTGCACTGGAATCGGCTCGGCGCCGATTCGGTCTACGACGACCTGGTTGCCGAGTTTACCTGCCCTGAACTCTGGGGCGCTTACGATCTCCTCTACCCCCGCGACCGCCGTCGCATCACCAGCGAGGCCCTGGTCGCTGTCGGGCTGCCGGGGCTGGCTGCTGCCTGGCTTGACGAGGGAGAACGCAATCCGCAAAGCGCCAAGCTGCGCCTGTTCGGCCCTGGGCCTAGCGACGTTGAGATCCTCGGCTGGATCGAGAGTCTTGGGGTCCCGGGCCGCATCGCGCCAGGGCCGCGCCTGCAAATGTCCCTGGCTTTTGATCAGTGGCAGGCTGACACTCTCGTGCGCCAAATTCGTCCTCTTGTGCACCGCAGCATGGCCTATCGCTTGAGGCCCGCAGCCCCGGGCGCTCGTGCCCTTTACGCTGGCCTTTGATGCCGACGCAGTTCTCAATGGCAGGCCAGGGAGGGGGCAGGCCCTGGCGGGACCTGGGGCCGCTGACCACTCAGTCCAGCGTCCAGCGCGGGACGATCGGCGAGAGCAGCGGCGCTGCCACCTTGCTGCTGGCCTTTCAGCTGCCGCGCCCGGCGACCGTTTTTGTGCGGCTCCTGCCGATCTCGCCATTTACTGATCGTTTTATCGGCGCAGCGTTGCAAGACGCAAGCGGCCACGGGATTGCCCTGGCGGACGACGGCCGGGCGGTTTTCGTCAATGCGCTCAATACTCCGGCCGACGAGGCCCGCAGGCGCCTTCCTGCCGGCGACTATCGCGTTGTCATTAGCACCAGTCAGTGGCAAGAGGCCCCCTTTGCTCTCCAGCTGGACTCTTTCGCTCTGGAGAGCCCGCGCCTAGCAGCGGCAGGGCAGGGGCGACTGCGCGGCAGGCTGTCTACCGCAAGACCAGAGGTCTTTCTCCGCGCTCGCGGTGGACTGAGGGCTTCCCTGCAGCCTGTCGACTCTCTGCTCTGGCGAGGCACAGGCGCCGCCGGCCTGCGGGCTGGCCTGCAAGTGCTCCCCAGCTACGAGCAGCCGCCGCCGGCGGGGTTGGGCCATGTTTGGTTCATCCGTCAAACGGGCCCAAGCGGACGCCTGCGCCTGGGAGGTGCAAGCGGGGTGAATTGGGTCACCCTTGAATTGAGTGACACTCTGCCGGGGTACATCGCTTCCGAGCTGGCCCTGCCTGACTTCCGCTTCAATGCCGGGCGTCGCACGATCTTCTCGGACCGCGCCTACGACATTTACGGAGCTTACCCAGAACTCGGCGTCGCCCCGTCCGCGCTCCGCGCCCAGGTCTCCCCAGACGCCCCAGGGGTGCCTTATTTGGATCTCACCAACGGCCGCCATCGCCGCGAGGTCTTGGTCGCCTTGCCTCTCGACGCAAGCCGCTGCTTGGTGCTGCATCTCGAGGAAACTTTGGCATGGAACAACGACGTCGTCCTTGACGTTGACGACGCACTGCCTGCCTCTCCCCGGCTGATCGTGAGCAATCGACGCCGTTCCTGGTTTCACCGCCGGCGAGTCAACACCTTCGTCACCGACGGCCTGGCGCTGCGGCGGCTGCAGAACCCTCCGTCCGCCCTGCTGCTACAGCTCGATACGGTCCTGCCGCCCCTAGATCAGCAACTGGTGGAGCGCGCGGTCCGGGTGCCTGGGCCCTCGTTTCGCCTGCCGCCTTTGCGGATCCTCTTCCCCGTCTTTGTCGCCGAAGCTCGTCCACCGGCGGCGGCCGACCTCGTCTTCGGGGCCGACCCCAGCGAACGCGCCGCGGGACTGCTTCTCAGTTACGGCATGACCCGCCTGCTGGCCGCTGACACCTTGATGAGTTCGATGGCGATCTACCGGACCCTGGAGGATTTTTCGGCCATTGCCGCCAAGGCGGACTATGACCCCAAGGCCACTGGCTTCGTGATCGCCAACATTCCGGACCGCCCTGACGGGCTGCCGATTCTCAGCCCCTGGCTGAGGGATGGTGGCTATCGCGTCACAGGAACTGCCACCGGGTCTTACCAGGCCTCTGGCGATCAGCTATTGCGCTACGGACGCTGGAATGGCCCCTTGCCTGCGAGAGCTGACACGGAAGTCAGCGCAGCCGACCCTCGCTGGTCGCTGGCGGCCCAGGGCCTGGCCCTGAGTGCTGAGCGGTTGTTCCGCAGTGAAGCGCCTTCAGTGCTGCTGTCTTATGACTGGGGCGATGGTGCCTACTGCCGCCTGAAGCTCCAAGGGTTGGGCTTCAGTGATGAGGATCTTTCGGTCGCCCCACCTGAACGACCGCAAAGTGGCACCCTCAACGGCGGGCGTCCGCGCCCCCTGGCCGGACGGGGCGGGTTAGCGCTGGGGGTGCTCATTGCCCAGCAGACCCGCCGGTTGCGCGTCGTTCAATACGGCCGAGGGCAACTCATGAGCGATTTGGCTTGGGGCCCTCGCGGCCGACTCAAAGCTCGGGGCCAGCTGAGGGCAACTCTCACTGTTGCTCCCGATCTCACGATCGTGCAGCGGCTCCTGCGCGGCTTCCTTGCTGGCGCGGGCGGCCTTGATCGCAGCCAGCTCAACCGACCCCCGACTCGACTGACCGGCCGAGGGTCCCTTGGCCGCCCCTGGCTCAGTTCCAAGCCGCCAAACGAGTTTCCGCTGGCCAGAGCCACCGGCCAAGGGCGGTTGATCGCGACCCTGAGCGCCACTTGACGCGGGGCGCATGTTGCAGCACTGCCAGAATGGCCTGACCACCAGGGCGTTTCGGGGAGCATGACGAATTGGTCGCAGGATGGCGCCCCATCGTTCAATCGACCTGAGCTGGTTCGCTTCGATTCGCTGCGCGACAGCAAGGACCTCGGGGCGATCACCGACATCAAGGCCCACCTGTCCGGCTTTATCGGCGCCGAAGCTGGCTCTCAAAGCCTGTTTTTCTCTTTCCAGCTACTTGTACCTGGTGCCATCCAGGTCCAGACCGTCACAGGCAGTAAGTGGACCGCTCGCTTTGTCTCCGCCTCCCTGCGCTCGGAGTCCGGCAGTATCGGCTTGGACGATCGCGGCAACGCCCGTGGTGTCGACATTGTCAACAGCATCGACGCTGACGAGGCGCTGGCTCCTTTTCCGCCCGGGAAATACACCGTGGTGGTTTCCTGCTCCCAGTGGCAGTCAACGCCTTTCGAGTTGGTTCTGCGAGTCAACCCGACCACCAGACTGCATGCCGACATTGCTGGCCGCGGCGGGCTTGGGCAGTACACCCGCTTGCGCGTGGCTGTTGCCCGCCTTAGCGGCGCGCTCACCGGCCTCGGCCAACTCCGGGCGCCAGGCTCGGGCTTGTTCTCGGGCCGCCGCGATCGCCCTCTCGTCGGCGGCTTTCTCGCCGGCAGGGGCGCGCTAACTGGCAAGCTTTCAGTGCGCGAGCCTCTGCGCGGCCTGTCTGGCGCTTTTCTTGCCGGCCGCGGCGGCCTTGGGGCTTCGACAGTGGTTTCAAACAACCTGGGCCCCAGGATGTGGGCCTCCAGGCTTGTTACCCCAACAGAGGCGACAGACAGCGCTAGCTACGCCAGTGTGGCCTTGAGCGAGGCCGATTACAGCCTTCACGCTTTTTACTATCTCCCGCCTGGATCTCCCAGCAGCCAGCGACGGCTCGCGGTAACTTACCGCGCCCCTAACGGACAGGTGCTATGGAGCCGTCTTACTGATATTTATTGCTTAACTAATGATACGCAGGGCTGGAAAGTGCTCGCCTTGACCGGTGGCGACTTCCTCCTGTTCAGTCAAAGCCAGGCGGCCTTTAACGGTTTGCTTGTAATTCGCATCGGACGAGACGGAGTAGTTGCTTGGAAGCGGCAATTTGGATCTCGCATCAATCCTGTGGTTGGTAGCAACAACAGCAGCGAGATCGATGAAATCAGTGACGCAGTCTTGCAGCCTTCGTTGAATCGGGTCATATTCGCCGTTGTCATGGGTATCGGCTTAGGCGGGATCACTCCTGGCTATATCACACTTGATCTTAATACTGGGGCTGCCGTTTCGGCTCGCGCACTAAGGGGCGGCACTATGCAAATCGACAGCGATGGCGTTACTCTTAACGCCCCCTTGATCAAGACGGACGGCCGATTTATACTAACTGGCAGCAAAAGAGGCCAGCCAGCCTACACATGGACCGTGGAATGCGATGGCAACCTTACCGGCGTCAACACGTTTTACAAATACACTGACGGCACTAGCCTTGTTTTCGACGGCAGCGCAGTGCTGCATGGCGACGGCTCGCTCACGATCGCGGGAGGCAGCGCAATAAGAAGCTTTGAAGACGGTGGCGGTAGGGCCGATACCGGCTTTCCTTTGCTGCAGCTCGCCCCAGACTTGACAATTCGTCGGCGCGTCACCAGCGCTGCTGGAAACGGTGACTTCACCCGAGGGGCGCTAATAGCTACTGACGCCCTAGGCGCCCTGCACTACGGCAACGAAGATGGCATTTATTCGCGGGACTACGAGGGCGACCTTACTTATCGCTATACAACTTTCGCTGGACTACCGGGGCAGATTAATCAGATCTCTGCCACCAAGCCTGGGCCTTGGTTTAATGTTGCCAGCCAGTGGGGCATCCTGGCCACGTCTACTGCTTCCAGTCAACCAGCACTGGGGACGGTAGTGGTGGGTTTTGAGATCGACATGGCGCCTACGACTGTAGCCAATGGACTGAATTACAGTATTACTATCGGCACTTCTGAGGATGTCCCGCAAGCCCGCCAGGTTGTGCCGGCCGTAGTTGCTCTTGATCTTGACGAAAACGACGGCGACATCGTGCCGATTGCGTTTGTCTCTTTAGCAGTCGTCCTCAACACAAGTACGCCTGCCTGGAACCCAGCCTTTGCCGATGCCAGTTCGATTCTCGCCTGGGAACTAACATCCAGCACGATTCGCCGTGGAACTTCTAGCGGATTTCCTCAGCTGGCAATTAAGCTCGACCCTGCGATAGAGCCAGACCCTTTGGCTCAGTTCGTCGTTTTTCATCTGCCAGGTACTGGCATTCCTGACACGAACTTCTTTGTTGATTACTCTCAATTTGCTCATCAGCCGGTTCCGCTTGGCAACGTCAAATACTCGACTGAACAGGCCCTTTACCCAGACCTTGGTGGCTTTTTTGAGCGCACTTCTATTCGCTTTGACGGCACCGAAGACGCAATCGCCTACGCGCCATCGCCGGCTTTTCGTTTTGGTAAGGAAAATTTTACAATTGAGGCTAAAATTTTTCGGCTAAACAGCAACCCTTGTGTCTTGTTTAGCAACAGCCAGGTCGGAGATCCAGGGGCCCATAGCAATAGCTTTTACCTGGCCCTCGGCGCTGATGGGATCCTTGAGATCTTTTCGATAGGACGCGGCCGGCTTTCCCCCGTCTTCTCTGCATCCCCGAGGCGCACTGTGCCGTACGGCGTTTGGTCTCATGTTGCCCTAACAAGAGAGGATCAAATATGGCGCGTTCACATCAATGGCCAGGCTGACGCAGCGGCCTGGCGTTACGACCTGGACCTAAGCGCTGGCGCCCTGCTGATTGGCAGAGGGACTCAGATCCCTACGAATGGTTTTTTTGGCCTTGGCCCTCAGGGCGCCGACTACTTTCCCTTCACCGGCTTCATGGTCGACATTCGGATCACCAAGGGAGCCGCTCGCTACCACCGCAACTTCAGGCCCCGCGCTGCTCCGATTCAATACCTTCCCGCGGGGCCCCCTGCAAGCTCGCCAGCAGGAACTGAGCCTGCCGAGGCAGGCGCGGCCGCCCCCGACCTGGCTTTTAACCGGGTCCTGTTGTTCGCCCGGATGAACGGCAGCGACAACGTCTTTCGCGATAGCGGTCCTTACGACCACAGCCTGATTCCCTTCGGCAACGTCACACAAATTCCTGGCGGCAAATGGGGCGGCAGCCAGGGGGCCTTCGACTCTTTTGGTGACTGGGTAGAGGTGCCTACCAACCCCGTGCTGGCCCTGGGGACAGGCGACTTTACTATTTCGATGTGGGCAAAGCGCACCGGCGAAGGCCAAGAAGCCGACTTCTTCCAGGCCCTGCTGGACAGCCGGACTGCCGAGCCTGAATCTCAGTTCTGCCTGCGCATCAACCGCAGCGTCACCGGCCGGCAGTTGTGCCTCTATGTCGGCGGGGCGATTCGAATCTTGGGCCAGCCCATGGCCATCAACGTTCGCTACCACGTCGCAGTGGTTCGCAGGAGCGGGATCACCTCTCTCTACATGAACGGGGCTCCTTCCGGCAGCACCTGGGCTGATACCACCAACTACACCAGCGCCAACTGGACGATTGGCCGAGCCCGGTTTGCTGCAGGAGCCGACCAGTGGTACTTCCAGGGCCACTTGAACGATGTTCGCATTGAGCGCGGTGCGCTCTACGACGGTGCCTTCATTCCTCCGACCGCTCCGATCGGAACCCCTCCATCGGCTACGGCCCGCTACTGGCGGCTAGTGGATTTGCGTCCATACCAAGGCTCAAGTGGCGTCTTTTCGCTCTCTGAAGTTGCGTTGCATCAGGGCCGCAACCGGTTGCCTGGAACCACCACGACCAGTCTGCCGGCGCCCAGCTCCGGTCTGCTGGTCAGCACTCAGGACCTAAGCGCCACCTTGAACTGCGACTGGAGCCGAGCCTCCATGGAGCAGATCGGCAGCTGGATCCAAATCGATGCCGGCGGACCTGTCACGGCCGACGGCTTGCGCCTAGCCACGGCCGGGCAGTCTGCCAGGGGCGTCTCAGGTCTCACGCTGCAGTATTCCAGCGACGGGGCCAACTGGGCCCCCCTAGGGCATGTCGCCAGCATCCCGCTAAGCGATTCAGCCCTAGGCCCTCGGCTGGGTTTCGTGCCCCTGCCCGGGCCGCCCACCGACATTGTTGATGCTGATTTCGATCGCGTCGTTCTTCTGCTGCGCGGCAATACACCCAGCGCTCTTGCAGCTGACAGCGGCCCCAGGGGGTTGACGGTCGACAACGTCAATGTTTCAGCCAGCACGATCGAAAGCGCTCAAGGCGGGCAAAGCATGCTGTTCAGTGCTACCAGCGGCTCCTACTTGACCCTGGGCGCGACCGGCGGTGATACGGGCCGGCGCTCGGTGTACTTTTCCTTCGGGACCGGCGCCCTGACGGTCGAGCTGGACATTTTCCCGCTGACGATCCCGGCCAACTACTTCTCGCTGTTCAATACCAATGCCATCGGCGATTCAGCCAGCTACGTCAATGGTTTTCAGTGGGTCCTGACAAGCACAATGAAGCTAGATCTTTACATCAATGGAGCCTTTCGTGGCGTTTCGCTGGGGTCAGTCAACCTGCGCCAATGGAACCGCTTGCGCCTCAGCCGTGATACTGCCGGTGTTTGGCGATACAACATCAACGGCGCGGTCGACGGGGCCGCCTTCACTAACGCAGTCGATCTGTCGAGCCGCGCCTTCACGATCGGACGGGACGGAGCCAACACTGGCGCTCCCTACCTCTACAACGGCTACATGGATGAGGTGAAGGTTACCCGCGGGCTGGCTCGCGGCAATGCAATACGCATCACTAATCTTGCCTGGACCTCCAGCGCCCGAGGGCGCCTGATCGGGGGCTTGGTCACGGGCCGGGCCATGCACAGTATCCTGTTCGGCCGCGGGCGACTGAGCGGAACCCTGACCACTGTGACTGTCACTGGCTCGCAAGAGACGGCATCCATCACCAGCTTGCCTGACGCGAGCCTGCCGCTGACCGGGCTCGAGCGAATCGCGATGGACCAGGCCGGAGCGACCGTATCGGCCGGGGGATTTGTGACAGGCCAGACATACCGGATCGCCGGTGTTGGGTCCACCGATTTCAGGCCGATCGGGGCCGCCTCCAACACGATTGGTCTGATCTTCAAGGCCACGGGCCCAGGGACAGGTAACGGCACTGCGGTCGTAATCAGAACCGTGGACGCGGCGATCCGGGACATCGCCGGTCTTGGCACGGCGGCCAGTGTCGTCGAGTATGACACCACGAGCACCCCAAACACGATTTACATCGGGCGAGCTCCCGTTGGCACGGACCAGACGGCAGCGGGTTGGACGATAGAGCGGACTACTTTCACGGCTCAAGGCATTAAAGTGGGCGAAGCACTGACCGCCACCGGCGCCTGGACTGCACGAACTTCTCTCGCTTACGCCTGAGCCTTGGCCAACCAGACGATCACCACCGCACTCAACTATGACAGCGCCGCTATTGGCGGTTTGCTGGATGGCGAGAGCATCACGATCAACGGCGGGTCGCTAACGATTGACGCGGACACGCAGATCAACCAGCAGGCGGCGGCGTTTGGCAATGTCACGCTGTCGTCGACGCTGAGCGGGTCGGTCCTGATCGACGGCATGAAGGTCTGGGAGGTGCCGTTCTCGTCGGCGTCTGGAAACGTGCCCACGCAGGCGGCGCTCGGGAGCAATAACGTCACAGGCGGCACCAGCGGCGCGACGGGTGAGTTGACCCGTGTGTGGGCGGCAGGATCGTTTGACCCTGCCGCGGCGGGCGGCGCTATGCCTGCTTCGGGCTACATCAAGCTGCGGAGCACGACCGGAAACTTCCAAGCGGGCGAGAGCATTACGCTTCCGGGCGGTGCCACGATTGTCGCCAGCAATGCGGGCAAGCGCGGCACCATCCAAGTCATCGCGCGCACGATTGGCGGGGTCGGCGTTTTCATGGCAGTACCGCGTCTGGCTTCCTGCGTTGTCGATGGCACCTGGTACGAGCTGGGCACCACTGACGGCACGAACAATCAGATTTTCACGCTGCCCGTGCGCGAGGAATTAGGCGGCATCCAGATCGAGACTGCCCCCGGATCGGGCGTTTATGAGTGGTACCCCAACGCAGGCGACATTTGGAACGGCCACTACACTGTCAACGAGGGACTGAATATCACCAATGGCACCCTGGCAAGGAATGCCATTTCGGCGTTTCCCTATCCACCGGCGGAACGTCTCCGGGAAACTACGGCAACGGGCGTGCATAGTGCTTCGTTCCCGCTTGGTCAATTCGACACCAGCTTCCCGCCTGGCACCTATACCTTTTCCACCGTCTTGAAGCGTGAGACGCGGCAATGGGCAGCGGTACAGTTTTCCACAAATGGCGGTGCCGACCGTTACGGCGTATTGGTGGACCTGGACGCGGGGACGCTCACTGCTATCCCTAATGTCGGCAATCCGACCGGAACAAACTCTTCGATTGCCGTAGATAGCAACGGCTGGTATCGGGTAAACGTCACGATTAACCACTCAGGCGCGGGACAGACCGGCCAATGTACCGTTGCAACTTCAAACTCCGCAACCCCGACCTATGTGACCGGCCTGCCGTCCTTTGCCGGCAACGCCTCGGAGGGCGTCTATATCGCCCTGTCGCGGCTGGAAATGGCAACGTTCTCTTTCATCCCTACGAATGATGTTCGCGGAAAGTATTGCGCTGTGGACCCGATTGCGGGAACAGTTAAGCTGGCACTTCGCGGAGCAAATAATTCCGGCTTCAAACCACCTTCGGGCTGCAAGGTCAGGATACCAAACGTCTTTTTGTCCACCACGCAACCGGTAGATAGCGCCGCACCGATGCTGACCGCGCTGAACACGCGGTACTATATCCAATCCGGCAATCCCGGCCCCACGGTGAGAGGGGCTGTGCTGAATTGGTTCAACACCGGCAACATTGTGATTTCCGATAGCTGCACTACACAATACATCAACAGCACGGCAATCACTAACTGTTGCGTCGGTGTGGGCCTGATGCCATCAACCACTACCGCCCTCGCAATAGCAAACGTCACCGCCGGAAACGTGACCGATAGCCGATTCACCCGACGCAGTAACACGACGGTTTTTTCCGCAGTAGCTAGCACCAATATCGCAATCCAGCGATGCCGGTTTGACCTGATTGCCCGCTGGCAGGGCCTTTCGCAAAGGCAAACGACCGGACCAACTCAGTTCCCTACTGTGAATTTGGGAATGTCCAACTTCGTTTTCGAGGACGGCGAGGTGATCAATGGGCAGACTACAATCGGCGCGGGAAACTCAAACGGCCTGATCAAGAATTTTAAGTACGCGGATGTCATGGCCGGCGGCACCCCCGCAGTAGCGAGTTCGGCTATTCTTGCGCAAGGCACAAACATCACGATTGATGGGTTTACGGCGCTAGGTGGATTGCTGAATGTACATCCCTATGACCAGATTGTGAACCTTGCGGTCAGCGGCGGATATTACACCAACCTGTCAATTGGAAACATCGGCACACCGTCAGCCCCGTTCAATGGTGGTACGGTTAACCCGATGGGGTACATCTTGAACGGGTTTGCGGGTTCCAGGGCCACACTCCGGCGCATCTACACCACTAATAACCGCCTCGGGCCTGTGTTGTTTACTGCAAACGGCCCGTTGTTTGAAATGTTCGATGTCTGGGCCACCGGATCACAATTTATCGACTTGAACGGCCCATCTATCACCAGCCGGGGCGGTCGCTGGTCGAATTTCAGGCGCGGCGTTGCGAATGCAAACGGCACTCATTGGGATGATGCATATATCTCCACTACGAATGGGCGCATTACGGTCATGGCAAACGAGCCTACAGTCGCTTCCGCAAGCCAATTTTCCGGCACATTCGGCATCGGCTCCGGCTATACCGGCACAGGCAGCATAGTTCTTTCAAGGTTGACGGATGAGGCAGTCTGGACCTCGCCCCATCGGTTCTATGGTCACACCGCGTTCGGCGGCGGTGGATCGCCCGGCGGGGCAGGCACGCAAAACCTGCTTTGGGAATACAAGATCGACACGGGCAGCGGTTTTGGAGCGTCCTGGACATTTTTGGCAAACACGGTGCAAACCGTTGGCGACCCGGCGAATGGCGCGACCACGGTAACGATGAACGGAACCGACTTGGCGGCGCTGACCCGCCAGCCGCAGATCGGGGATTTTATCCAGCACAGCACTTTCCGACTGCCGCAGGATACGATCATCACCAACATCGTCGGGAACGTGATCAGCGTCTCCAACGCTTTCGTCTCCTCGCTGCTGGGCCCAAGCGGCACGATTTCTTTCTCGCCGGTTAACGTCGCTGTCAGCCCGACCGATGGCTACCTCCTGCAAATCCGGTGCCGCGCGACTTTGGCCGCAACGGGGACGCTTACAACCGGGTTTTCTGCAGGCATCCAGACCAACGCGATAGATCAGCAAATTCCGCACCCCTTGCCGGGTTCGCTGGTCAACATTACCAATCTTGTTCCGCAGACGCGGGTCAAGGTCAGCCGGGTGGACACCGGCGTAACCTTGCAGCAAGCATCGTGCGGCGCGGGTACAAGTCTGGCCTTTGATTTTCAGTACACAGGCGCGGTGGAGGTGGAGGCGCGAAACGCGGGCGGCGCTCCAACGTACGAGCCGTGGGTGACACAAGTCACCATTTCACCTGCGACGCCGATAAACATCGCCGCGCTTCAAGAACCCGACTAAAGGAAAACCCCATGCCTATCGCAACTGACTTCACCGTCTCCCCAGCCGGCGACATTCGCCGCCAGGCGGGCGCCAGTACGGAGGTCTACTCCGTACTGGCGCTGCACGCATGGTTGCAGGCCTCAGCGTATCAGGAAGCAGTAACAGGCGACGACTTTTTGGATATTTATACGCCAAACCCTTCCAAACTGGACGGCCCACGCGATACAGCCGTTGCTTCGCGCCTGAACTTGCTTACAAAGGGATCGGTCGCGTACAACCTGGACGACGCGGCAGCGAGGTTTGTCAACTTTGGATCGGTCAAGCAGCAGGGTGCATTTGTTCAATACTCCGGCTTCAAGACCATTGGCGGCATCGTGGCCGCCAGCCCAATCTATGTGGTGCAAAGCGGTTCGAAGCTGACGAAGTTCTGGGCCAATGGCCATGTGCAGATCATAATCAAGGTCAAGACAGCGAACGCCTTTATCGACGGCGGAAACGTTACCGCCTTCAGTCGGAAATGGGGCCAAACCTATTCCCACTTCGATGTAAACCTATCGGCCGGGGGCGAGAGCAACGCGGCGCTTTCGACCGCGCTTGATGGAAATATCCTATTAACTGAAGCCCAGGCGGCGGCGCTTTCGACCAAGGTGGCGGTGGCGTTCGGCGACACCACTCAGGATCTAGTGAATGGCAATGGCGCTAAGTCATATAAAGGCACCATCACTCTTTCCGATTCCTGCACATTGCAAGAAGCGTATCAATACTTGCAATACCTTACGCGAGAAGATAGCGCGGCCACGCTAAACGGTATTCCCGGCTGGCGTTACCGTGCGCTCAATGCGGCGTACACCGAAATCCCGGCGGCCCCGTTTGGGACGTTCGCTGGCGGCAAATTCTTCCTGGCGCAGGGCTGGTTCATTACTGGCGTCCTTCCGGCTGAAAGCACAAAATATCAGCTGATCGCGCACGACGGGACCGAACAAGTTCCGCCCACGCTTGCCAGCATTACGATTGGCAACCTTGACGTCGGGTACCGAGTGGTGGTGGCTCGTGACGATGGATCGGGTGAAGTCTTGAAGGACGAATACACGCCTGTTGCAGCGGCTGCCGGTGCCACGGCTTTAGCGGTGGTGGAAAGCATTAAGACCGATACACCTGCGGCGGGCGTGATCCGCGTTAAGGGATTACGTTACACCTACGCTTCTTTTAATGCAGGCACCAAGACCTTCTCCGGCCTTTCCCCGGCTCTATCGAGCAGCATTGTCACAGCAGATGACGTTTTCGTGCCGTTCATTGACCGCATTGCAACCGCAGGGACTGAAACGGTATCGTTTATCCATGCCGGCAACTTCAATGCACAGGTGTTGGTCCGTTATGGCGTCGGCAGTTCGCCCATTCAGCCGTACGCTACGACCCTGACTATCACAAGCTCGGGCGGTTCTGTGAACGCAAGCCGCGATAGTGATGTGTAATGCCTTACCACATAGCGCCATTCACTTTTGATTTCGAAGCGTCACTCATATACATAGATGAAGGCGTGCCCGACATCCTCTGTATTCCACTTTACACTGCTATCAAAGCAGCGCAGGCCAGTGAAGAAGGAATCATCTATGACCGAATCAGCAAAGGATCAGGCCTTACCGTCCTTGGTCCCGGTGTTCAGGAAGGCATCACCGTCAAATTACTGGGGATGTGGCAGCTTAAGTTCCCTGCCGGAAACTACATCGCCCGGGTCGCGGGAGGAAATCTTGTCGGCGGACCAAACGGAGACCCCATCGCCTACTCCGCCGGGGTCCAAACCCTCCTAATCCAATCCGCTGCTTCTACTGTGGTGATGGCTAGCGGCCAAGGCAACTGCGCAACCCCCGACCAAGTCGCTGCGATCGTAAAGGGAGCGGTAAGTGCGTAGCGGCTCTCTTTAGGGTCGAGCTCAGGACAGTGGCCCGCGGCACGCCACGCATCTGCCAGAATGAGAGGAAAGCCTCCACCAGCCCATGCCGTTCTCCCAGTACATGGCCACCCAGATACTGAACTGGGTGCGCGGCACGGTCATGCCAGCGGCCCCGACCGGCCTGTTCATTACCATTCACAGCGCCAGCCCCACTAATGACGGCTCGGCGGCCAACATCACCTCTACGGTTACCGGCAATAACAACCGCATTCAGCTGCCCCAAGCAGACCTGGCTGCTATCACCTCGGTCGGCGGTGGTGGCTTCGAGAGGCTGAATGCTCAGACAGTGATCATCACCAACAGCGCTGTCAATGGCGCCTCGGCGTTTGCCAGTCATGCTGCCGTTTGGAATGCCAACACGGGGGGCGACCTGCTGCTCCATGACGCACTTTCGGTGGTGACGGAGATCCAGTTTGGCGATCTCGTAAAATTCGATCCCTCGACCTTCTCGCTTCGAGTTATTTGATGGCAACTCAAACGAAGACCACCGGCCTGGGCAAGACTTGGCTCCAGGGCGACAAAAAGGACCCCGTGCATCACAAGACCACCCAAGGCAACGGGCGGGGCAGCCGAGCAAAAGGGAGCCGGAAGCTCAGTCGCGGTCAGGGGCGATAAATTGGAAGTCTTCCTGGACAAGGCGGTCGGGCCCGAGCGCCTTGTCGTCGAGGTCCGACTGGAACATGCCGCCATCCGCACAGCGCTAGACCTTCACTGGGTTCATTGGATGGTCTTCCAGGTGCTCGCCGGAGCCGACGCCCCGGTGACTTATCTCAATGGCGAGATTCTCGGCGGCGGCAGCAGAAACTTTGAGATCGCCCGCGTCCACGATACGGAGCGCCAGGAGGACGTCTACACATGCTCCTGGGATGCCGCCACGCCTCTGCTCGATGACCCCGACGTAATTGACCTGGAGATTATTGAGAAGCGCTTGGCTCTGCCGGCTGGGGCGTGAGGCCGAAGAGGGCTCGCGCTTGCCGTATCTGCAGCTCCCTGCGCTCGTCTTGATCAGCCTGATAGGCCGCCAGGAAGTCCCACTCTTCGACCGACTCCCAGTCGCTCCAGGAGCTGCTGGCGATGCCGTCGCCGGGGTAAAGGCTGTCTAGGTTAAATCGATGCCGCCACTGCAGGGTGCGATCGCCTTCGTTGACAATCATTCGGAACTGAATTGGAGCGCTGCTTATTACTTAGGCAGCCTCATCTCATCCCGCAGGCAGTGGTGCATCGCCAGCTTGCGCATGTCCTCGAGGTGGCGCTCCGTGGCCGCCAGGGAGCCTGCTGAGCCGCTTCCTTCACTGGGGCGCAGGCCACACTGCCAGAGCTGGTCCATCAACCCCTGGGCTTCGGTGGGGGCCAGGGTGAACAAGGGGCGGTGCGGGAAGCATTGATCGGATGGAAGCGGCTCCATCGCCAAGCCCGTCGCGATCAAAAGGTCGCTTCCCGTCCGACCGCCCAAGCTTCCCAGCTGGAACTCGATGGAGCTTCCCCAGGCGGCGCGTTGGGCGTAGATCTTGAAGGTCATGGTCAGCAATCCCAAGGGGTAGAGGTCGTCACGACGGCAGCCCCGCCCGCTCGAGGTCACCGGCCGTCTGCCGCCCCTGCCAGGTGGCCGAGCGCATCAGCCGCTCCTGCACGTCAGCTGCCGCATGGCCGTCCCACTCGGGGGCCAACGGCAGCTCTATGACGTGCGAAATGGCTCTGATCGCTCCCAGGTCGCTCACCGGCAAGTGATAGGTGACACGCTCCCACTGCTGCTCACCCGTGCGGAGGTCCATGCCGGCCACAAAGAACCCCTCGAACATCCCGCCGTCGCCGTGCTTGAGCGAAAACCAGGGATTACAGTCCTCGGCCGTGGCAGCCATCAGCGCCAGGAACAGCGCGTGCCGGTGCTCGTAGAGCTCGCGGAAGGTGTGATACCCGTCGCTGGTGTCCTCGTCGGCCGGGCGCCTCCGGGACTCGTCGTAGCCCGCCATGATGGCGTTGGCGAACCAACCGAGCATGGCGTCGGTGGTATCGACCTGCAGGCCGTCACCGTGCAACTGGGCGAGCCTGGTGTCCGGGTTGATCGCCACGAACGCCTTGGCCCAAGCCATCGCATCCATCGAGCAGTGCCAGTGCTTCCCGTCGGAACCGCGAATGCCGTCTGCGGGGCCAGGAATCGGGTGCATCGGTAGATCCATGATCAGTAGTCCCAAGTGACGCAAGGTGAAACGCCGGCCTTCGGGTGGAACCCGCCGCCATTGCGCTTGTCGATGTGCAGGAACCCTTTGCGGCGTCCGTCGCCGAGGGCACCGCTCCAGCGGGGCTTAAGCCACCGGAACATGCCATCGAGATCGCCGTCGGCCGGGCAGATGTCCAGTGCGTCGCCCACGACGTGCCGGCTGTCTGCCACCCCGCCGGCCGCCCGGTTGTAGGGCTCAGGCCGGTAGCCGCTGGTCAGGAGCACTGCTCCGTTCCAGTGGTCCCGGATCGCATCAGCGTCACGAATCACCGCCAGGATGTTCTTTTCCTCGGGCGAGCCAGCTGCCGGGCGCCGGCGCAGGTCTCCCCGCAGCACCTCGCGGACCGTGAAGTACCGGCCCACGGGCGCGTTCAGATCGGTCCAGTCCACGGTGGTGATCCGCCCGATCGCGGGAACTGGCGCGACCTCGGGGGCGAAGTGGGGCCCGAAGACGTACCACTGGCCGGGCTGCCCCTCGACGGTCACCAAGTCGTGCGCGTCGCCCGCAATCTCTTCGATTGAGGTAAAGCGGATCAGCTGATTCGGCGCCACCTTGATTCGCCCAGAGGCAGAAAGGTAGCTGCTAGGAATTGGAGCCTTTTTCAGGAACGTGTCCTGCGTGGCCTTCAAGATCTGGGTCATGACGGTTTCAAGGTTCCAAAGGGCCGCTTCACGGTGACGACGGTTGGTGAGTTCAGGCGAAAGTCTACCAAGGTTGTCGCGATCGAACTTCAGCAGCAAGGGTTCAATCGCGCCCGGGTAGCCCCAGATTGAGCGCAGCTGCCTGCGCCTATGCGCTTGCTCGTGCTGGACCCCCCGCTCATCGCCGCAGCCCGGGCCCAACAGAAAGGCCAGCACCGCCGCTCGCTGCGACGGCCCCAGCAGGTCCCAGCCTGCCAGGGCCTTGCGGGCCAGCTCGTCGCAAGAAAGCAGTTCTTGCGATAGCAGAGCATCCGCCTGCGCCCGGGTCGCCCGGTCTCCCAGGATTACCCCGGTCCAGCCGTGCATCGTCAACCGATAGCCAACTTCTGCGACCCCGGACTCGTTCAGGCGTGCCTCTTCGATCAGGGGCGTCGTTTCGCGGACCAGATCGGCGGCCTGGCTCAGCGCCCGGGTGCCACGCTCAGGCAGGGGCCCCAACGGCCTGGGCTAAAACAGCGGTGACTGCCGCCTGGTCGCTCATATCGACTCCGGCCGCCTGGGCAATCGCCGCCACCCCGGCATGGCCGGGAAGCTCTCCGCCCTGGGACAAGACGTGCTGCTTGAGCCCGTTCTTGTAGGCCAAGGCCATGGCCGAACCCGGTTGCTGTAGATGGGGGGCCGAGGCCACGAAGTTGGAAGCGTTCATCAGTTCTCACCCATCAGCTGGCGGGACATCAGGGCTTGAGGTAGCGCGGCCATGTTCTGACTGTAGAGCGCAGCAGCGGCCCTGGGGTCACTGTCCATCAAAGCGAAAACGGTCGCCAGGATGTCATTACCGTTCGCGCTGCCACCCTGCCCCGGGGGCCGCATCTCCAGTTGCGGGCGCTGATACAAAGGCTGGCCTTGGGGCTCGGGGGGCTGAGCCTGGAACCGGGGCTGGCCCTGAGCCTGGAACTGGGGGTAGCCCTGGGGCGTGCCCCCAGCGGGGTACTGGTTGTAGCCTTCCATCAGCTCGGGGGCTCGCGCACCGCTCCTGGGGGGCAGCATGCGTCCGCTGGACTCGCCGTAGGCCACTTCGGCGGCCAGACGGTCACGAGGGCCTTCCTGGGCCGGAGCTGCAGGCAGCTCGCCGGGGCCGCCGGGGCCGAAAAACTCAGTAGTGTACTGGGCCAGTAGGGGAGGGCTTGAGAGGATAGTGTGATAGGCCGCGTTGTCCTCGGCGGCTGCGGTGATCAAGGTGTGAGCGTTCTGCAGGTTTTGGTGAAGCTGCTGGGCCTGGGCAGTCACATCGAGAGTCTGCTGGGCCTGACGCAACAGAGCGTCCTCAATCACGCAGGAATAGTGATTGAGCAGCGCCGGGGCCTCGGGCCCAAAATGCTGCAGAACCTCAAGACTTGCGCCGCTGAGGCCGCCCAGGTACTGGTCGCCCGTTGGCGCGGCGGTAGCCAACGGCGAAGGGGTCGCCGCCCACTGCTGGAGCTGGGCCTGGGCCGGGTGCGGCTGGGAGTAAGGCGCGGGGCTGTAAACCGGTTGCTGGAACACCTGGGGCGGGGCCATTACCCCAGCCGGAGCTGGAGCCGGGGCGGGCACTGGCTGGGTCTGCGGCCAGAACTGAACCGGGGCTTGGGAGCTGGGCGTCGCGCTCGAAGAGTTGTAAAGCCCTTGAAGGGCCGCGTCCCATTGGCTCACCGCCTGGGGCGCCGGTTGGGAATAGGGCACTACCAGGGCCTGTGGCGCCGGAGCCGTCTGGTACGAAGGTGGGTGGCTCGCCGCCGGTGCTTGCTGGTAGGCCTCTGGCGAGGCGGGAGCGCTGGAAGGCATCGAGCCCTGCGGGATCGCCGGAGCCTGAGGAGTCGCGGTAGGTCCCTGCATAGGTCAGCTCTCGCTTGAGGAAATCGAAGGCCCGGTAGATGTAGGGCGTCAGGTCCAGTCTAGGGTCTGCCAGGAGCGGCAGATTGGGAACCTGAGGATGCGGCGTTTGCTGCATCTGGGACACCAGCGACAGAAAAGTCGCAATACTGGCCTGGGTCTGCTGCGCCATCCTAAACGGGAAGCCGCTCAACATTGCACTTCGTTCTTCATCTGTTTTGTCGGGGAACAGATGACGCAAGGCCTCAACCGAGGCAACTCCCAGTTCTTGCAGGTTGCGCACCACAATCGACTTCTGCAGGATGTCATCCGCCGAGTCCTCGAACACGGGTCCGCGCCAGCGCCAATCCACCTGGCGGTCCCCGTCGGGAATCAGTCCCGTTACCCCAGGCGGCATGGCCTGCTCTTGCACCGCCTTGCGAATTGCCTCTTCGAGCTTGGCGTCGTACTTGGCCATCGCCGCATCGAACGCCTCGGCCTCCTTGCGGAACTTCTTGGGATCGGTAGCCTCTTCCTGCAGGGGCGCCTCAGGGCGCTTCATTTTGATCGCCGCGGCGAACGATTCGCGAAACACCCGCTCCTCGTTGTAGATGATCAGCGCCAGCAACTTGCACAGCCCGTAGGTGAGCAGTCCGCGGCACTTCCGCCCGGCCGTGGCGGCAGGCCGGCCAAACAGGCTCTTGATCTCGTAGGCAGTTGCCCCGCTACTTATCCCCAGCTCGTCGACGCCACCCAGGACCCCCCGCAGTTCTTCGCGGTACTGACGAGCGTAGAGATTTTGATCGCCACTGACCGAGTCTGGCGTGATATACGCCACCCGGTCAGTGGGGTCCACGTTAGAAATAATTCGAGCAATCTTGAAGCCACGCTCACGCCCGCCCCCCGAGCCCGCTGGCGGCGACATCCGCGTTGAAGGCGCCCCTTCGCCAGAGAAGCCAGCCTGAGACGCAATTGTCGGCCGCTGCGCCGGCGATCCAGTCGAAGCCTCGGTCGTGATGTCCGTCTTGGGTCTTGAAGACACCAGGGTCGGGTTGCCAAAAAACCTGATGTTTTCCCTGATGTTGCCTACCAGCTCGTCGTGGCCGGTTATCTGTGACTCCAGCCAATCGAAGTCACCGGTGGCGTCCATCCCGGTGGACCTCATTTTATTAAAAGCTTCTACCGCCGGGATGAAGCCCAGGGAATTGCGCACCGTCCTGGTTCTGCCGAACATCTCGCCTGTGAACGGCCCGGCCGCGTCAAGGTTCGGCCGCGACATCAGGATCGTTTCACGAATCGAGTCCCGGCGCACCACAAGCTTCACCCACTGCTGCATCTGGCCGTTGGGCCCGGGATTGGCCGACATCCCCGCCCCTGGCTTTACCTCGTAGCTGTAGACCAGGATCAGCTCGTCGATCTCAGCCATCGCGTCGTAATACGCTCGGTAGTCGCTCTTAGGGAACCACAGGATCCGGTAACTATCCTTGACCGGGCGGAAGAACCAGATCCCCTTGCCGTCCAGCAAGAAGTCATCAACCACGCCCTCCAGACGCTGGTCGACCTCGTTCTCGGTGATCAGATTCTGCAGAAACGTCTTGCGATGCCCGAAGGTGTCCTGCTTGGGGTAAAACTCGATACCTTGCCGCAGCATGAACAATTGCTGCTGGACCAAGTGGCCGCCCACCACCAAAGTGTCCGATTCACCAGATGCCGTGCGGGACCTGAGAGCCTCTAGCAACTCACGAAAACGTTGGGATTTGGCTGCCGGCATTTCAGTATTCGACCTCGACCGCGGAGCGGCTCATCAGTGACTGAACCACAATGTTAAGACTGTCCACGCAGTCGTCATTCGTGCAGTGGCCGAAATTGACAACCTCATCGATCATCACCTTGAAGTCCCGGTACCGGTTGAGCCGGACCTTGCCGGTCTGGAGCAGCCCCATTATTCCCCGCAGGCGCGCCATTTTGTCCCCCTTCAGCCCCTTGATCGGGCTGGGCCGCAGGTTGAACAGCTGCCGCTCCTCGTGGCAGATTCGCTGGAAATCCCCGCTGAACGACTTCTGGTAAGCCACTGCTTCCGGCCAGATCGTCACCTCGCTGGACGTCGCAAAGAACTGAGGCTTCCCGTCGCTCAGCGGCTCCCCCTCCCGCAGCAGGTTCCACTCGACCAAAAGCTCGCAAAGCGCGTCAATTTTTTCGACGTTGCCGATCGTGCGCAGCCGCCGGTAGTCGATTATGTAACAGGCATCCCCCAGGCGGCCAGCCAGGGTGAACACGGTCCAGTCGTGCCGTTCGGTAAGCCCGGCTGACAGGTCGATCCCGACTCCGATCTCGTCGTAGACCTCAGGGAGCTCGACCATGCGGAACAGGCTCGGGCTGATTCCCAGCTCGGTGGTGCTCACCGGCTTGTTGAGGTACTGATATGCAAAGGCGACGTAGTCCTTGGTCTGCTGGGCCAGCAGGTACTTGAGACTCCACATTGCCGGCCAGTAGCTGCGCGGCGTGCCGTCGTTGCTGTATTCGATCGCGGCCTGGGTGATCACCTTCCAGCCGTTCTTGGGCACGAAGGTGGTGGCAAACATGTCATCGAAGTGGAACCGAGTGCCCAGCACCAGCGAGCGGCCCCCTTCGAACCGGGTGGGCCCGATCACCGCGTTCCAGTTGTGCTCCATCTCCCGGCGCACGTCCGGATTGGCGATGTCCGACTGGCTCTTAATCAGGTCGTCCACCACGATCAGGTTGGCCCGTTTCGAGGTGATTGCTCCTCGCAGGCCGGCGCAGGCCAGGGTGAAGGCGTCCTCGCCTCGCGTGTCGATCCCCGCAAAAGCGAAATCGATCGCCCACAGCTCGTCCCCCTTCTTCTGCCGGCTCATCCGCACGTTCGGGAAGATCAGCCGGTAGTCGTCCGAGTTGATAATCGACTTGACCGCCGCGCTCTTGGCCCGCGCCACCTGCACGTTGTACGACACGTACAGGACGCGCAGCAGCTTGTGCTCCAGGGCGTGCTTGCCAATCAGCCAAGCCAGTAACATGGCCACGAAGGTGCTTTTGGCGCTTCCCCTGGGGCTCAGCAGGGCCGTGTCAGGCCCAGCGATATGGCTCAGATGCTCGTTGCTCTGGCCTGTGAGGAAGACCTCGTACCACTCACGCATGTGCCGCGGCGGCGGCTTGCCCATGCGGGTGCAGAATGCCTCGAAACTCTCGCGGGCTACCAGGATCTCCGCTGGCGTCTCGTCGGCAACCTCCTTTACCTCGGGCGCGCCCTGAGCGAAGGGCACGACAGGGTTGGCCGCCGCGGCAGAAGCCATGGCCGATACTGCAGCTTCACGGGCAGCCCGGCGGTAAGCGAGAACGCGAGACGTGGCCGGCATCTTGCCAGGCTAGAGCAAGACGCATGAGACGCAAATTGAGACAGCTTGGCCGGCCTCAGCGCTCGTCCATCAAGACCGCCCACACCGCCTTGAACGCTTGAGCCAGCGCTGATTCCATGTCGGCACTCCCCGCAAAGATTGCCCGCAGCTCCCGCATCACCCGATCCGCCCCGGCCATCATCAAGCCCCGCCTATCGAGGGTTCGCGCCATCTTGTCCACTTCGGTGAGATGCCCCCGTAGCTCCCGCGAGAGGAACGCAATCCGCGAGTACCCCTCTTTAGCGTCCAGGGTCTCGCTGGCTATCAGGACTCGGGCGTCCGCAATGTCGGTCTTCAGCTTGTCCGCTTCAGCCAGCAGCACCTTGCGCCGGTCTGTCCGCGGGTAAAGCTCATTGGCCCAGGCGATCAAGTCACCCATCGAGCCGGTGTACCCCATCACTGTCGCCAGGGTCCAAATCTCGATCGGCGAAGTGGCGGTCTCCACCGTGTCGATAAACAGCTCTCGATCGGCGTCAGCCAGCATGCGCAGGAATTGCGCCACCTGGCTGACAACCTGTGCAGGCATCATCCGTAGTACCTCTGGCCTTGCTGACGGACCCGGTCCCTGTCGCTATCCCGCAGCCGGTTCGTGTTGTCCGTAGCGTTGTTCTGCGACAGCCGGCTCTCCTCGCCCTGCACCCGGTAACCCAGCCGGTCCTGCTCGCCCCGGGCAGTCACTCCCAGCCGGTCCTGCTCGCCCCGGGCAGTCACTCCCAGCCGGTCCTGCTCGCCCCGGGCAGTCACTCCCAGCCGGTCCTGCTCGCCACCGGTGACAAGGCCTCGCCGCTGCTGGTCCCCTTGGGTCATGATCTGGTCCTTGGTCAGTTCGCCTTCAACGCTCATCAATTCTTTCTTCGAGCCGGTCTCGGCCGCCAGAAGCTCGAGGGTATTCCCCTTGCGCAGGTTTTCGACACTCTGTTGGTACCGCGTCAGCGACCCCAAGAAGGCGTTGTCGTACTCCATCTGGTTCGCAGTATTGAGACCCGTCCCATAGCTGTCTGCAAGCTTCCCAACCGCGATCCCCGAGAGCGCTTCATTGCCGGCGTACTTGTTCGCCAGGTTCACCAGCCCCGACTGAGACCTGTCATAGATCGATGCCGCAACGCTACCCCCGTAGGGCTGCCCGCCAGAACCAGTACCCGATGCAAAAGATGCCATGGCTCAGACGAGAAGAGAGACAATCGGTGCAATAGCACCAGTCAGCTCAGAGAGAGTCTCGGTGAAACCCTTGGGCTTCATCAATACGTCCCGCATCAGCTGCAGCCGGGCGGCATCATTGGTCTGCTCGCCAGTGACGGCCGTGGACACCCTGTCGTTGGTGTCTCTACCCAAGCCGACAAAGCGGTCGGCGACGTCCACCCCTTGCCGGTAGGTCTGATCTCCCAGCCTGAGCTGATTGTCGGTGTAATTTTTGAGGTTTGCGCTGTTTTCTTCCACCCGGATCTGGCTGCCAGTCCTGGCTTCCTCTCGCAGCAGGGGCGCCATGCGCATTCTGCCGTAGACGCCGTTATCAATCCCTCGCCTCTGCGACCAATCGGTTCGGTAGGCGTCCTGCCACGCCTGTTCCCCCAGCCCCTCCCCCATCTGCGTTGGCGAGGACAAGCCCGGTGCGACCACGGCCTCCTGCGGCTTGCTGACAGGCGCCTTCGGCACCTCCGGCGACTTGTATGTGTAGCGGCTTGGCTTGAACAGGTCGAGTGGATTCATGGCTCAATTCCTCGTGGTTGGTGCTGGGAGGCTCGATCGGGCTCTATCAGCGCTCGTCGCTGCGCCAAGGTAAGTCTGCAGCAGCGGCGCGTTTACTGCCTGCGCCCCCTCGAAGGTGGCCAGCCCTGTCCCGTAACGATTGCCCGCCCGGGTGAGCCCATCACCCTGGGGGGCGAACAGCTGTCCCATCGCCCATTCCTTCGCTCCCGAGCCCCGCAGGCCGGAGGCGGACTGCAGGAGCCGATCCGCCAGCGTCGCCTTGCGGGTTTGCTTGCGCTGCTTCTCCAGCGCCGCAATCTCGGCCTTCTGCTCCAGAGTCCGCTGGCGATTGACCAGGTTCGTGTTGGCTAGCTGCGCCTGGTTGTTGAGCCCAGTCTGGGCCAATGGCGCCATCAAGGCAGCCGTTTGCGTCGGCATCTGCCCCAGCAGCATGTCCGAACCGTTATCGAACACCGTCCCTTGGAGCGGGGCGACCGGGCGAAACGTCTGAGTGTAGGCACCAGCAAGAGCGCTCATGGCTGATCAGTACGGATTAGGCATTGAAAGGATCCCTTGGGCCCCTGCTGACATCGCCCCCAGCGCTTGGCTGGATCCATTCTGGGCCATTGCCAGCACCGCCTGGGCATAGGCAGCTTGCTGACGTGCCTCAAGGTCTGCTTTCATGCGCAAGATATCATTCTGACGAGACAGCGCCATCTCCCGCTCAGCGATCGGCAGGTTTGCCTGCCGGCGGCGAGAATCCATCGTGATCCCAGCCTCGTTGGCGCTGATGGCATTTTGGATAGCTTTTTGCTCAGGAGTGTCAGACCGGGTAAGCCCCACCAGGTCCGTCGCCCCCCGCAGCCCCGCCTTGCCCGCCTGACTGCCCGCCAATCCCAGCCCGGCAGCCGCGAGCCATCCCATGGGCCCGCTCATCCCGAACGCCAGTGGCGCCAACGCGGCCAAGCTGCCCACGCCCGCACCGGTGGCGTCTACCAGATTCTGCTGAGGGGTTTCACTCTTGTCCCCCATCTCGCCGGCAGCGGCCAGCAGCCCTCCAATACCGGCCCCGCCGGTAATCAGCCGCTTGCGGCCCATACCGCCGGCAAGGCCACTCAGTGAGGACATCAGATCGCCGGCCCAGCGAGGGCCGGCGCCGCCACTGACGCCATTGCCGGAAGAAGAGGACCTGATCGCCTCGGCATCAATCGCCTCAGGGGCAACCCTCGCGTAGCGCGGTCTGACCGCCAGCGGACCGCCTGGGACGTACGGTGGCATCTCCGAGACGGCGACGAAACTCCCCAGATTCTAAGCGCTCTGAGGCCCTAGCCGAACAGTCCGCCCAGAGCCTTGCCGGCCACTCCGCCGATCGCTCCTCCAGCGGGTCCACCAAAGACCGATCCGACCACCGATCCGATCGCTCCAAGGAGGCCGCCGCTCCTGTTTTTGGTCGCCTTCTGTTGCTCGCTGTAGTTCCGCGTCACGTACTGCTGTTCCTCCCACAGCTTGGCATCTGCAAGCCCCTGGCTCCTCTGCATCAGCGCTTGCCCCGTGCCATCCAGCGCCATGGCAGCCGCGCTCCCCTGCGCCTGGGACAGCGCTTCGCTCCCGCTCGCAAAGGCACGGCCGGCATCGCTGCTCGCCCTGAACCCCTCCTGGTTCGGTCTCACTGGACCGTTCTCCGCCGCTGCTCGCACGCTGTCCATAGCCCGCCCCGGGCCCGGGGCCGCCGACTGCCCTGTCGCCGCCGATGACAGCCTTTGTACGGGCTCTGGCGCGCTACTTGCCAGCGAGCCGCCTTGGCCATCGCCCCAGTCTCTCTTCGTGAACTGCACAGCGCCCGGCGGCGCGTAGGCCTGCTCGGGCGTGTAACTGCCTGAGAATTCGTAGTTGCGTCTCATCGCCTGCCGCCGGAAACAATCTGGCCAAGGGCACCACCGATCGCCTCGAGCACCTGCAAATTATCCCTGCCTGCGCCCTGCGACTGCGCAGAGCCCATGGAACCCGCCGAGTAGCCCTTCGGCTTTCGCCTGTTGACGCTGCGGAAAGCTCTCATCTGCTCGTCATTGACCTGCTTTTGTGCGATCGCACTGGCCTGATTGCTCAGCCCTCGCCCGATCATCTCCCCCATCCCCCGGACGCCCGCCGTCCTGGCCGAAGTAAAGGCGTCCACGGCACTGCCCCCTTCGCTGCCACCCGCGAAACTGCTCCCGCCCATCACGTTCAGTCTCATCGCCGTCCTCCAGTTGCCCCATTCTGGCCCACCCGGGGCGGCGCGGGCAACTCAGCCGGCGCAGTGCCTGGCTCTTCTTCTTCCTCGATCGGCGCTTTGCCCTTCAGCCCCCTCCGCACACCCTCCAGAGTCGAGCCGATCAGGGCCGCCGCTGTCAGTGACCCGCCTCCGTGGATCAGCACGTCCTTGAGCACCTCGTTCTCTACGGCACGGTTGTACTTACCGTGATTCGCAACGGCGTCCGCAACCGCCACCTCATGCGACTCCGCCGGGCCCCGCTCGTCCTGCGGCGTCCCCTTGAGCACCGCCAGTTTTCCCAGCGCCTCCTGTCTCCGCTGCAGCAAGTCCACCCCGATCTCCCCGCTTACCGGATCCACCCCGCTTCGCGTCAAGCGCATCGCCGCTTTCCGCGCTCCGTACCGCCCTCCCGCCGCCATCGCCACCGCTGGAATAATCGCCGTCGCCACCGGCAGCGACTTACCCAGGAAGTTCACCTCTGCCCCGTGAATCCCGTCGGCAGTCAGCTTGATCGGCCACTTGCTTCCGTGCAGGAAGGCCTTGTACTGCTCGTACTCTCCTTTGGTCACATCGGGCCGTTCTTGCACAAAATCCCGGTACGGCAGCAGTTCTCCGCTCCGCCCCAGCACCATCTCGCTCAAAAACTCCGCCGCTGGGCTGCTTGACTCCCGCCGATCACCATCGCCAGGCGCAGCCGCGCCGTATCCATCCAGTCGCCCAAAACTGCCGTTGGCAAACTTCATCGCGATCCATGCTGGTGCCGTCGCAGCCATTCGCATCGCCCGGCTTTTGAGCAGTGGCGCCGGCACGTCAGAGATCCCCGCCTGGGCGTGGTGTAGCCCCTGCAGCGTTGCCACGCTCGTTACTGCCTCCCCGGCATTCATCAGCCACCACAAGTTCATCAACCCCTGCACTCCAACGGCGTCCGCCATCGTTACGCCAAGGGCTTGGGCCGCCTTGCGCCGCCCGCTATCCCCGATCGGCTCCTGCACCGTCGGGTTGTCAAACTCAGGGGTGAAGTCCTTGTGGACCGTGCCAGCCCGCAGGTCCGGCAGGGCTTCCCGCGCCGCGCCGAACCCCTCCATCCGCTCCTTGGAATACCCGCCCAGCGGGATGCGCTGCACCCATCCCGGCGTATTCCACGGCAGCCGCTGTCCCAGTGCCGTATCGCCCACCCTTCCGGGCAGGTGCTGCCTGGCGTAGTCCAGCAATGGCGAGCTTCCGGCCGCGTCCTCAAGGACTGAGTTCTCGAACCCTCCGCCGACGCCCCGGGCCACCAGGTTTTGGTACTCCCTGGGATTTGAGCGGAACGCCTGCGCAGCGATCCACTTCAGCTCATCCCAATCGAAGGGAAGATTCGCGTTTTGGATCACCTGCGAGCCGTTCGCCATCACTCAGTTCCCCATCGACTGCAGGACAAGGTCCTGCACTTCCCTTGGCTGCTGCGCCAGGAACCGGGCGAACATTTCGTCGCCGCTGTCGCCCGTCGCCAGGCCGGGGCTGGCTGCTCCGTAATTCGACGGCAGCTCCAGTGGCGATGGCCCGAACTGCTGCCGCGTAAAGCCGCCCTGTGCTGGTGCCGGCGGTGGCGCCGCAACAGCAGGCACCAGCTTGGCTCCTGCCTGCTGTTGCTGCTTCTGCAAGATTCCCTCCATCAGCGGCCGCGGCGACCCGAAGCCAACCCCCATCTCGGTCACCATCGAGCCGCCCAGCCTGGCCATGTCCAGCGCCTGCGGACTCTGCAGCTTCAGCAGCCTGCCCACCCGGTCACCAGCTACTCGGCCGCCCAGGGATCCGAGCAGTCCAATCCCCAGGTCTTCGGCCCCGATCGCCAGCGAATCCCCAGCATTGCCGCCCCCGAACGCCGCCCCGGAAAACAGTGCCGCCAGACCGTTGCCCCCGTACTCCAGTCCCATCTGCAGCTTGTCGATCTTGCCCGCCTCATCGCGAGGCACCAGCACCCGCTTCAGGTAGTCCAGCGCCCGTCCGCCCAGTCCCGCGAATCTCATGCTCATGCGATCCCTCCGGGCCCGCCTTGTGGCTTGCTCGTCGGTCCAGGCGAAGGCTGCACCGGCGCCATTGCCGGTGGCAGCGCAAACGGTGATCCGGGGGACTGCATCGCATCCATAAATCCCTTCAGCGCCGGCCCGGCCGCCGCCACCAGGTCCGCTCGCTGGAACGCCTCAGCGATCTCATCACCCGCAAACCGCGTCGTCCCAGCCGGAGACGGCGTCCCTCGCACCGACACCCCCGCACGGGTTGGGCTGGACGCCGGAGACTCCTTCAGGCTGTTCGCATTCACAACCGCAGCGCTAAGCGCGCGCCGCACCGAATCAGGCGGGCCTGTCAATGGAGAGAGGGAAAGGCCGCCAGCCATAGGTCTCAACCTGAGATGCCCATCCTAGGCGGCTTCGCTCACACCCTCCGCGCTCGCGCCAGGGCTATCAGCTGTTCCATCGTCGCGTTCCGCATCTGCGGCGCCCTGGCCGGGTCTACCCGAGAGGCGGATGGCGCCAAAGCCGGGTTTTGTCCCCACGTCCCCACCACCGGGTCCGCCCCCGACAACCCCAAGGGCGGATTTTTGCGCGACTGGGGCTGCCACTCGAGTTCGCTCATCGACGGGCCTGCGCCCGCCTCGATACCGGTCTGCGCCGCCAGATCCCTTAGCAGTGTCCGCAGCCGCAGTTCGCCTCCAGTCCCGACCTGTTGAGACGCCATCGCAGGCCGCGCCTCGTCCCCGTACCGCCCGGGGCCCGTCACCGCGTTCAGCTCTAGTTCTGCGCCCACGTTGATCGGCCGCGCCGCGGGTGCCGAGTAGTCCGGCCCAGGACCCACCTCGCCCCTGGTCGGCGACATGACGTTCTCCCCCAGCCAGCCCTCTATCGCCGCCACCGTCTGCCGGTCGAATCGGCTTGGGGCCCGCATCACTTCCGCCGCCTGCCGTGGCGCCAGCCCGCCTGGCAGCTCCGCACCCTGGTTCAGTGCATATCCGCCCATCACGCTTTCGGCCGTTGGCGCTGGCACCGGCGGCGGCACTGGCACCCCCGGATAGATCTCGCCGCCCTTGAAGTCGTCGAACTGCCACATCCCGGGCGCTGCGTCCAGCCGCCTGCCCTGCACGTCTCGCGCATGTTCCAGCAGCGGCTTCACCACTCCGTGCCACGTATCGCCATACGCCTGGCTCGCAAGTGTCGGCCCAATCGCCGGCGCGCGCACCGGGGCGTCCTCTGCTGGACGGCCGCCCAGCCTCGCGATCGTGTCCAGCATCGTGAACAGCGAGTTGTCGTACACCGTCCCTCGCTCCGTTCGCCCCACCCGCTCCACCCGGTCCGGGAAGTCCCCGCGCACCGCCGCGCTCCGGCTCGACACCGCGTCCGCCCCCAGCGTCCGCTGCATAGCCGTGTTCTGTACCGCATTGATCAGTGGATCCGTCAGTCCGGTGTCCCCCACCAGTCGCCAATCCCCCGGAACCCCCGCATACTCCGCCAGCGCCTGCACCAGCGACCGCGCTCCTTCCAGCTTCTCCTGCTGCCACTTTGCGTTCTCGCCCACTCGATATCGCCTGGTGAACACCTCATCGCCCTCGCCCTGCTCCGGCGCCCATTGATCCACGGCGAACACCGCCGGGCCCGGCACCGGCCGCCCGTCCTGCTCTTGCACGATCACCAGCTGCCCGTCGCCCAGGTCAGCCACCATCGGCTTCACGTCGGCCTCGTTCCAATATCGCTGCACTGCCCCGAAGTCCGGCTCCACCGGCCGCCGCCCCATCACCAGCGTCCGCACCGGCGTTTCGGCCTCCTCCAGCGCTCGCTGGAAGGCCTGTCCCACCGTTGGCCACGTTGCCGCCCTCGGCACCCCCGGATCGTTCGGCCGGCTAAATCCGTGCGTCCGGCCGAGCTCGTCGACGTTCCACTCTTCCGGATTCGGCGCTCCTACCGCCTCGTAGGCCCCCATCTCGAACTTCCCCGTCGCAGGCTCGGACTGCGAATACCGCTTGGCCAGCCCGATCAGCGGGTGGTCGTCCGCCAAGCCCAGATCCATCGGATCCAGCACCACGCTCGGATCCACCAGCAGCTGCCGCACGCCACGCGGGTCCACCGCCAACACCCGCCGCGCTTTCCCTTTCTCGTTCAGCTCGTAGGCGCTCTGGTCAGCAACCGCTTCCAGCTGCTTCAGCATTTGCCCCGCACGCGCCCGCTCCATCGGGCTGGCGCCGTAGGCCGCGGTCCGCTGCGCCTGCTCTCGCGCCTGCTGTACCCACTTCTGCTCCCGTGGCTGCTGCACCGTCGGTACCTCCGTCACCGTGCTCCCGTCCCACCGCTTCTGCTCCGATCGGCGTGCCATCAGCAACGGCACATCGCCGCCAACCACCCGCTCACCGAACGACTCCTTGGCCAGCGCATTCCGGCGTCCGCTCGTCCCCACCTTCTTCCCGTGCCCAAACGTCTGCCGTAGTAGCCGCTGCTCGTCCTGGTCCAGTTGCCGCACCTTGCTCCGCAGCGCCTGGACTGCCGGCTCGTCGGGCCCGTAATACGTTGGCCCGACCTGCAACCCCTCGCCTACCGCCGTCCCCGCCGGCACCAGATCCCCCGCGCGCTCCAGGGCTCTCCCCAGCCCCAGCTCATAAAACGCCCGGCGCACTTCCCCCTGGTCATCACGCCCCTGCCGCCGGAACCCGCTCCTGTTCTCCCTCGGCACCGACAACTGCTCACCAATAGCAATCGCTACGGCCTCCCGCGCACCCAAATTCGGACCCCCAGGCCCCGAATCCATAAACTGCGCCGCCCGTAGCGCCGTATCCGCATCCAGACTTCCCGCCGGCACCCCCGCCATCCCCTCCAAGTCCTGCACAAAGCTCCACGTCCCCGGTTCCGGCTCCATTCCGGGCTCCAATTGGCTCAACAGCGTTGATGCCGCATCCATCCGTGCGCTCACCTCCTCAAACCCTTCCGTGTTTCGCCCTCCCTCCCGCGCGCGCCCCTCCCGCAGCCGCCTAATCATCGCCGGCCCCCTGTCATACCCCTTTAACCCCCGCTCCTCGGCAAATCGCCGCGTTTCCGCAGGCTGGAAACCACCGTTTCGGCGGCTGCCGGGGCGAATCACACGCTCTCCTTGCCCGCCACTCATCGTCATCGCCCTTCCGCCCCGCTGAGTCTGGTGAGTCCGAGTCTAAGACCGCAGTTTCGGGTGGGACGCGCCGCCCAAAACGCATTCCTTGACCCACCCCGACCGCCCCTGACCCCTCTTGACACACTTCAGCCTTCCCGATGGCTCTTCTTAAGCACGCATCCACCACCCACTCATTAGCATCAAATGTTTTCTACTATTTTTTTTTTTCAAATTAACGTCTAAAGCACCCCATAGGGGTGCGATACCCTCACGAAAAAAAACAACTGCTTGCACATGTACCGCATGTGCCGGCCTTGTCGCCGCAGTAGAGGTACCCGCAGCATGCGTTGACCAGCCACAGCCAACTTTAGCTGGATTTGCCAGCTATTGTAAGCCTTTGTCAGCCCTTGATTCTTTTAGCTTTGGGCTTTATATCTCTTCATTTGTTGCTTTTCAGGTGTTTCACCGTTGCTTACGGCCGTGCGCTTGAGCAGGGCGTAAGTTTCGCTGTAGTTGGCAAGTGTTGCTGCGTGTGTCCACCTTCGCCAGCTACCGCCAGCCATACTCTGATTAACCATTGTTTGCTATACCGCCCCTGCCACCCCCCGGCAGCGGTTTAGCACTTCGATTGGAGGGTATCAGCGGTGCCCAGTGAGTGTATGAGTTATCTACACGCGATGGCACGTTATTTGTCTACGTTTATACCGCTGTTGTGCTTGTCCAGTGAGTATGAGCGCCTACCCGGCCTGCCATCAGCGGATGGTCGCTGCGCTCCCTTGTGTTTGGTTGCGGCTGCGCCGTGTTGATTGAGTTGGCTGTGGCTGACAGATGTGAGCTTGTGATTGCTGCTGCAGAGGTGGAGGGGTGATGGTGCGAACTTTATTCCCCGTGCATTTTCGGGGTTATCGACATGGCCATGACGATTGTACGCACACTGAACGCTTTAGACGGGGTCATCGCTGCCCTTGTCTCCGGTTGGCGATTCCTGATCGACATCCTGTTTCCGGTTCCGTTCTGACCTGCTCCCCTCCTGGCATTGCTGGGAGGGGATTTCTTCGTGTCCTCTATTCCCCGTGCATCTCACGGGCTACCGCTGTGCTCACCACTCGTCAGTTCACCTGGCTCTACGCAGGCTTGACAGTTTTGTTCCTTGCGATCATCGCTGTCGGGGCCATCGTTGTGCCGCTTCAACTTGAGAAAGCTGTTACGCAGCAGTGTCTCACCCGGGACTGGCCGGCCGACAAGGCTGTCGCTACTGAGGCCTGGTGCAAGGGCAACGGCTATCAGGTCGGCAGGGGCTGAACCCTGCTTCCACTCCCCCTCTGGCTACTGGTCGGAGGGGTTACCTCGCGTCCTCCACTCCCCGTGCATTTTCGGGGTCACCGACATGCCTGAGAGCGCCCTTTATTTACTATCCCAGCGCCTGCGGCTGCTGGCTCGCCGTGACGTCCTGGTCTCCCCCGCCGGGGACCACGTCTCTGGCGCCATCCGGCAGCACTTCGAGCGCGCCTTCCAGCAGACGTCCGCGTTGCTCGACCTGGTGGTCGACGGCGACCAGCTGCAGGATTCAGACCTGCGCTGGCTGAGGCGGGCGCAAGCCCGAGTCGAGCGCTTGCGACCGCATGTGCGGGAGCTGGAGCACCAATCGGTTTAAGTCTTTCCCCTGTCTGGCACTGCCGGGCAGGGGTCTTCTCGTGCACTCTTTGCCCCGTGCATTTTCACGGGCTGCCGCGATGGATCATCCGATCGCTACTTTCGAAGAAGGACTGGCCTTGGCCCGCCGCCAAGCGCGGGTGTTCAAGGCTATGGGCTTCGACGGCCTGGTCTGCCCCAAGCGGAGCCAGGGCCGCATCGAACTTTTGGCCGCGAAGCCAAATTCGCGCACAACAGTTCACCTCACGTTTACCCCCAACGGAGTGGAGGTGGAAACCCTGCCAACCGGCAGCCTGGCCAAGGCGCGAGTGTTGGCGGAAGCTTAGTCCTGCAGCCTGTGCCATGATCTCCCCGTCCTGCAGTTTGCGGGGCGGGGTTTTTCACTGTCCTTCGACTCAATCTTTTGTGGCACGCTCTTTTGGCGGTCTCTTGCTAGTTGCCGTGGCCCTCGGCTACACCGCTGTGCTCGTGCATATCGGTCTGGGGGCTATCCCCGCTGCCGAGCGACTCCATGACGCGGCCGCCTGCCGCGCACAGGAAGGCCTGCCCACCGTGGGGCACGAGCGCCAGCTCCACTGCCGGGGGCTGCGGTGATTGACTGCAGCCACTACACATTTGAGCTATACCACGTCGGCTCTCCTAAGCCCCTTCGCACGAAGGTGATCATCACCCGCAAGGGCGTTGACCAGGCGACTGCCGAGCTGCCAGCTCTTACTGCTGAATACCGGTGGCAGCTGGTGGCTATTAAGGGGCCGGCTGCCCGTTTCCTCTCTTAACCCTTCTTTCACATGTTCTCCATTTCCAACGGCGGCATGGCCGGCCGCATCGGCAACTTTGTCTGGTGCAACGGGTCGGACATGCTCGTCGATCGCTACGACAACTCCTTGCTCACCGGCGTCGACCGCTTTGGGGCCTGCTGGCTGCTCCCTCCCGAGCAGGCTGACACCTTCTGCCGGTGGATGCGGATCATTTTTGATTGACCCGCACATCCTGACCCATCCCGCCCGCCGGGACTTCCCGGCAATCCATCCCATTGCCTTTACCCCGTGACCAACATGTACCGCGTCGAAGCCCACAACGGTCAAACCTGGGCCGATGGCGTCCGCTTCAACAGAAACACACAAGTGCCCGAGTTTTGCCGTCTGGCCAGAGCTGATCAGTTCGGCGATCCCCGAGACGCTCTGCGGTTCCGCCAGCAAGCGGCCAGGCTTTGCGGGGGCACCTTGCGCGTTGCCAGGGTGCCTGCTGATACCTGACCCCAACCCGCCAGGCGCCGTGAGCCTGGCCCACACCTCTCCCCCTCTGGCCACCGGCTGGAGGGGGTTTTTTACTGCGCAGCTGCGGCTGTGCATCTTTTTCGTCCCTGTGGAAGCAGGGCTCACGTTTCCCATGACCAGTCCAACTTCAACTACAACTAAGGCTGCTCTTTCTAACGAGCTGGAAATCTTCCAGGCCCGTGTGGCCTCACTGGAGGACCAGATCAGCACCATGGAGCAGTGCGAGGTCCGCACCACCGTGTGGATCAACGACCGCATCACGACCGACACCACCCGCTCTGGCAAGAACCTGGTCAGATTCTCCGGACAGAAGTCCGCCAGGAACCAGGACGGCACCCGCGTGTACGGTGCCTACTGGAACTTCGTCGCCTATGGCGACATGGCCGATCGCTTCGCCGAGCTGGCCGCCGACAACCAGAAGCTGGTGACCATCACCGCCTTCGAAAGCCCCTGGACGAACGGGGCGCGCAAGAGCGACTTCGTCGTCTTGAGCATCACCCCCTTCGCCCGTCCCGAAGCCGCCCCCGCCAGCGAGTCCGGCCCGGCTGAGAACTACGGAGACACCCACGGCGACGACATTCCGTTCTGATTCCCCCGCCCCGCAGGGCGCACCCTGGGGCCCTGGTATTGCCGGGGCCCCTTTCTTCGTGCGACAGTGCGCGTTGTTGACCACTGTTGCACGCCCTTTACCTACCGAGACACAAGTGGCCTTCCTTCTTGCTATGCCCAAACTCAAACTGCCCGCCGGTCAGCGCCTGGCTCAGGTCCTGGCGGGCGTCATCACTGTCGCTTTTTGGGTCTACGCCGCCGGGCGCTTCGCCCGCATCGGCTACGAATGGGCCCGCCCCCGCGTTGCCAAGGCGCTACATGCGTTGGCGATCGCCCTCGACGGAGGGCTGGCTTACCCGGACCAGCCGGAGCCGGATAGCGAGGCCGAGCTTCTTTGTGACTTCGGGACTCCGATGTACCGCAACGGCGTATCGGCGAGCTACGACCCCCCTGTTGCTGGCACCTTGTACCGCATGGCCACTGGGGAGCTGATCGCTTCTTCTCGCCCCCGCGCCCGCCAACGCAGGTCCCGGGCCGCTGCGGAGGCGACATGACCAGAGCCTCGCGCAGTCTCCGTTTCGCGGACGACCTCGCTAAGAACCCGGTCACTTGGCCGGGGCTCTACCCCCGGTACGGGGTGACCAGCGACGGGCAGGCGCTCTGCCCCGACTGCTGCCGGGCGGAGCGCTCGTTGATCGGCACCACCACCGGCTCTGACGGCTGGTGCATCCTCGACACTTCCGCCGCCTGGGGCGACTGCGACATCAGCTGCAGCAACTGCAGCGCAGCGATTTTCGAGGCCGCCGCCGACGCCATCGCTGGACCTCTTGTTCCGCAACTAAGCCTATGGAAACACTCTTAATCGTCGACGTCGAGAGCACCGGCCTTGACCCCAGAAAGGACGCCCTGATCGAGGTCGGGGCCGTCCTGTTTGACATCAAACACCGGGCCGTCACGCACCAATTCTCGGCCCTGCTGCCTACTCCGGTGAAGAACTCCGCTGAGCCCCTCAACGGGATCCCCGACCTTCTGCTGGAATCGAGCGTGGTCCATCGGCTGGACGGATGGGAGACCTGCTGCCTGCAGAGCTTTTACGACAAGGCCGATGCAGTGCTTGCGCACAAAGTCTCTTTCGACCGTCCGTGGCTGGAGCCGCTGCTCCGGACTGACGACAAGGGACAGCCCCGCAACTGGCCCCTCAAACCCTGGATCTGCACCCTGCAGGACGTCCGGTGGGCGTGCCCCGGACTCAAGGCCAACCCGTCGCTGACCCGCCTGGCCCTGGCCCACGGCGTGCCGGTGTGGGCCGCCCACCGGGCCCTCACCGACTGCACTTACCTGGCCCAGGTGCTCGCCACCCGGGAAGACTTGCCCGGGCTGCTGCTGGATGCCCAGGCGCCCAAGGCCTTGTATTCAGCCGCAGTTCCCTACGAGCAGCGGCAGCTGGCCAAGGATGCCGGCTTCCTGTGGGAAGGCCATGACGTCCCAAAGGCCTGGACACGATGGCTGCGCGAGGACGAGATCTTCGGCCTGCCTTTCAAGGTGGCTCGTGTCGCTAGATGAACCCCTCTACCTCGGCGACCTCTCCGCCGTGGACCCCGCCTACAGCCGCCACATGGTCTGCCACGAGTGCAATGTCTCGTGGACCGGGTGCTGGGACAACTTCCAGTGCCCGCGCTGTGGCGAAGGTGATCTTCCCTCTTCCGACCTCCTGTTCCCTTCCCATGACACAAGACGAACTTTGGAACCTAGCTGATTGCGCTGCTAATCGCGCGGTAGGAGCCTATTCAAGCGGTGACAAGGACAGGGCTAATCGCGAATTTGACACCGCTGAAATGTACCAGCGGCAGCATAGTTATACTTTAGCTGATTATCCCGGCGGCTTGCACACAGTACCTGCTCACTTAATCAAGAAGGCCCGTGGCTAGCGCCAACAGAGATTGCGATTCTTTGCCAGCACTCCCCCAGATGAAGCAAGTCTCTTACGACGAGCTTGTGCTCTACCTTTACCCCCAAATTCGCCAACAGTTTCGACTCGGGCGAAGGCCACCAAGCGCGACGCACATTGTCGTGTTCCAAGGAAATGGCCCGGTTCCCGACACCACCAGCACTGCGCTCATACCCGTTGGCCCAGGCCTCAGGTTCCCGTCCCTCGAGGCCGCCCGCTCCAGCAGCTACAGCGACTACACGGCTCACCCGCTGCACCCTGTCGCTTACTACAAGATCCCCGCGAAGCGTCGTCCATTCCCCTGGGCTGACTGGTTCGACGGCCGCATGGCCATTCGGAGCCTGCCAGCCGAGTGCGTCGCCGAGTGCTCGGCACCGGAGGCCGATGCCAGCGAGGCCGTTGACCACTGGGTCAGGGATCTCCGCTTCAAGGCCCCGCCCTGGCTGGTGCGCGAGTACCTGCGCGGGGGCGGGGGCTATGAGCCCTCGCAGCTGGTCGACCACCAGGCGAACCTGCGTCGCCTGCTTTGGTCCTGGGCATGCGACTGCCGCGAAGCCGGGGTCAGCATGTCTCTTTATCTTTCGCGCTGACCAATTCACCCGATGCCCCTCCCTTTCCTCAAATGAATCAAATCTCCTACGCCGAGCCGGAAGCCCACTTCGATCCCGAACTACGCAATCGCCTCAGGTTCCTTGCCGACATCCCCGGCGCCACCGCGATGGTGCTGTTCCGGAACCAGATGATCGATTCGAGCAGCGCCGACACCTGCATTGCAAGGCTCGTTGGCCCCGAGCGCAGCTGCACGACCCTTGAGCAGGCATACGCCAGCCACCTTGGCGACCTGCCGTCTCAGCGGCAGCAGGCTGTTGCTCACTGCTTGCTGCCTGTTGTGGCCGCTCCCTCCGACGAGCAGGCCCGGGCGGCGGCGAGTTGAGCTGATCCCTGTTTTGTTTGATTCCAATGCGCCATCTATCCATCCGTTCCATCACCGTCAAAGGGCGAGCCGTTTTCCAGTGCTCCATCTGCAAAGCCTTCGGCTCGGGCGACTCTGTCACCGAGGAAGTCGCCCGCCCTAAAGAGATCGCAAGCATCAAGCCTGATCCCAGCGCTATGCCTATCGGCTGGAGTTCTAGCTCCGGCAACGACGGGCGCGGCGATCATCTTGCTTTTAAGTGCCCGAACCGTCGGGACAGCTCCGCCATTCGCATGATCAACCTATGAACACTCTCCCCTACCCGCCCCAGCCCCCGTTCCCCGAGCCAACGATCACTCGGATGATCGCTGATCGCGCGGATCTTCACGTCAAGATCGACGCCCTGCTGCTTGAGTTTTACCGGCAATACCCAAGGCTTAGGCTTGACGCGAACCTGCGCACTAGCTGGAAAGAGCTTTGCGTCGACATCAAGGCTTGCCTTGAGACGTCCACTGTCGGCCACGGCGATATGAACAGCGTTCATGGAGCAATTGGCCAGCTAGAGCGTGACATAGCCAAACTTCTTCACCCCTTTGCGAAGAAGTATCCTCAAGCAAGCCTGGCCTTGGCCTTTGACCACATCAATGGCGAATACCAGGCCATCGTCTCTTTGTGCTTCTGATCATGGCCACTCAACCTGTCAAGCTCGTCTACTTCAAGCGCAGCGGCAAGTTTTACGAGCAAGGTGGACTCCAAGTCGACGCGGATCTCCCGCTCTTCGAGATCTGGGACCACGTCCGCGCCCTCCGAGCCCGAGGCCGCCTGCCCGGCTTGATCGACGGGGCCGGCAAAGAGTTCATCGTCTCCGTCGACGCCCCGGGCCACCGCCACGAACACCCACACCTGCTGACGTGATGAACAAGCCCGCCCACTTCTCCGCCCAGGTTCCGTTCGCGGGGTTTTATGAAACTTCGCACGACTCGCGCATCGACGAGGCCGAGGAGCAGATGTTCTCCGGCGATGACGGCGAGATTGTTTCCAGTGTCGCCTATGAGGCGTTCTGGAGCAATCTCAATTACGGCTCCGTTCACGAGAAATACGCCAAGGCCTACGTGGCCGCCCTGGCCCACGTCCTCAAGATCCCCCTCGACTACGAGGAGATGGTTTCACCCCGAGAGTACAACTTCACTACCGACCGCCTGTTCGCCAAGATCAGCCGCTCGGACTTCGCCAAGATGTTGCGTGCCGTCCGCGGCAAGCGCCTCAACGAGAAAGCCCTCGACCGGTTCACCAGCTGCTCCGGCTTCATCAGCTTCTACCCCAACCGCGTCAATCGTTGGGGGCGCATCGCTGACTGGGACTACAACCAGGTCGGTACCGTGCTCTCCTGCTACATCGACCAGTTTTACGAGGAGGGCGACATCCCCAATGAGCTTGACATCGCCGAAGCGCATATTGACAGCTGCACGATCGAAGGCTGGCTCGCCGAAGCCGCCGACGGCAGCTCACGCTCCAGCTGCGAAGCTTGGGCCGCCCTGTTCCTTAGCGGCCTCATTCGCAGGCGCGCCGAGGAGTGAGGTGCGGTTTTTTCACGACCATTCCATCCGCAAGTTAAGCCCATGGCCAAATCCCAGATTCGCACCACTCCTGTCATCAGCCTCGAACTCTCCGCAGAAGAGGCCTATTGGCTCAAGTCCTACCTGCAGAACTCCATCGGAGCGCACTTTGACCCTCCGAGCGACTACGAAAGACAGGAAGATCGCACCACTCGCATGGCGATCTTTGAGGCCCTACCTTCCTTTGACGACCTGATGACCTGAACCCATGATCGAAACCACTTCGACAGTCACTACCAAAGTCACACTCGATGTCAGCGACAGCGACATCGAGCGCCTAGTGGAGGACCGCCTCCGCCGCCGGGGCCGCATCCCTAAGGATGCCAATGTCAACCTTGAGTGGCGGGGCAGCCAATGCCCCTACCTTCACGTCACCGTTGAGCATCAGCGGCCTGGGTCTGGCCCTTCGGCTTCAGACCACGACTGGGCCACTAAGCTCGACGACGCCCTTGCCTGATCACTGCCGTCCCATCGGCGAACCTTCCTCGTCTTCGGCGTCCAGAATCCCTGCCATCTCCAGCAGCGCCTGTCCCGCTTCGGTGAGCCCGAGTGCGCCAGCGCCGGCCGCGCCGGTCAGCCCGGCATAGGCCCCGCCCCGGGCGTAGGGGTTGGCGGCGAACGCATTGTTCGCATCAGCGAGCATGCCCTGCATCCTGCTTCCCATCGTCGGCGCCGCCACCGAACGCAACTGGCCGACCTGGTTGGCCAGTTCGTACATCCGGCGCTGTTGATTCAGCCCGCTGAACACATTGCGCGCCGGCGCCTCGCCGGTGGCCATGCCTCGATCCATCAGCATCTGGATCAGCGCGTCCTTGCTGGCCCGCGATCCATCGGCAGGCATGCCGCCTGGACCGATCACGCTGGCCATTTTCGCCTGAGCCTGGCCCAGCGCGCTGTCGGCAGGCACTCGCCCCCGCCGCTGCTGCATCAGGTGATGAAGCAGTTCCGGGGCAAGCGCGTCGGCCTTCAACTGGCCAGACATGATGGCCTCGCTCACGGCATTCACCTGCTCGGCGCTCATCTCGCCTTGACGGGCTCCGAAGCTGGCGGCCCGGTCCTTGGACTCATCGACGAACCGCTCGTCGATCTGCTTCAGCCAGTTGAGGACGCCGTTCATGGCCTAAGAGGACCGACAATGCTTGCAGTCTAAGACCCAACCTTTGAGGATTTTCCATGGGAGTCAACTACTACTACAAGACCGACCGACGCTTCCTACTCGATCACTGCGAACCAGACGAGGACGGCCTGATTCACATCGGCAAGTCTTCGCACGGCTGGTGCTTCGCCCTTCACGTTTACCCTCCGCTGATCCGCACTCTCAACTGCTGGATCGAGGTGTGGGAGCTCGGCAAGTGCCTGATCACTGACGAGTACGGCTGCAACATGACGCCCAAGGAGATGCACACCGTCATCACCGACCGCTCCCACCCGGAGCGCCCTGAACGGTTCACTTGGTTGATGTCGAGTGACCCGCTAGAGGAGAACTTCGCCGAGGTGGGGCCCAATGGTCTGCTGCGCCGCAAGATTGACGGCATCTACTGCGTCGGCCACGGCCTTGGCACCTGGGACGCGATGGTCGGGCAGTTCTCGTGAACTGCTGCCATTGCGGACAGCCGATCCGACTCATCCCCAGCGCCACCGAGCGGGCTGCACGCTTCGGCGGCAAGCCCGCCGATTGCACCCGCCTCTTCGCTGCTCACCCCGACTGCGCCATCAGGCACCGGAACGAGGAGACGTCACAGCTTATCGAGAAACTGCGGCTTTCCTGCCCATGAAGACCCTCGCCTTCGATTTCATCTCCGACCCCGGCCACGGCTGGGTCAAGGTCTCTTTTACCCAGTTGGTCCGCATCGTCGGGCCCGACTGGCGCTCCACATTCAGCTCCTGCTCTTTCGAGCGCGGAGAACACGCCTACCTCGAAGAGGACAGCGACGCCCCCCGCTTCGTGAAGGCCTGCCAAGCTGCCGGCATCGAGCCGCGGTGGCGCATGCGCTGCAGCGAGCGCGAGAGCCGCATTCGCAACTACCCAAGCCTGCAGACGAGCGCATGAGCCGCGATCCCTTCTATCAGAAGATGGTCGATGACTTCTCCAACGGCAGATTCGATCTCCGTAGCCCTGAGAAAGTCCTGGAGGCTCTCGGCTGGATGCCTGAGTCCGAGGTCACCGACCGCGAGCGCTGCGCCATCCTGGCCGCCCTGCTCGGGGGCGTCCTTGACCACCTCAATACCCTGGAGGCCAAAGCCTCAGAGGGGTGAAGGTCGGGACAATGGTGCTGTGCATTTTTGTCCTACCTCCCATCCGTTCCCCCATCCCCTTCCAATGACGTTCTTCCAGCAACTCACCCTTGGCCCCATCTCCCTGCGCGCTGGCGGCGGTGACAACTGGTCCCAGTTCGACCTGGCATTCACCACCAACCGCAACGCCGGGCAAGCAGCCCGCGAAACTGCCATTCGCTTCGGCTTCAAGTCAGACCACCTGTTGGCCCTGGCCGGCACCGACAACGCCAACGACACCTACGTCACCCCAGAAGGTAAGACCGTCTACGGCAAGGTATCCATAACCCCCGGCGGCGCCGTCCACATCCTCACCGCCCACCAGGTCTACGCCGAACAGGTTCACCAAGCCAACCTCAAGTCCAGTCTTCAGCTGGCTGACGAAAGCGTGGCTGGCCTCGTCGTTGCTGCCGCCTGATCGCGGTTGGGTTGCCACGGGCCCGCCCTACTGGTGACCCGCCCGCCTGGGCAGGCCTATCCTCCTCCCAGGTTCTTTCAAGCAATGGCCCTCCCCGCTCTCGACCCTGGATCCAGCGGCTGGAGGGCACGCTTTCGCGTTCTGACCAAGAAAGACAACCCTCTGCGCCTGCGAGTTCACGACTCCCTGCGCGGGATTGATTGTTTCTACGATTTCGAATCCCCCGAACAACTTCGTCACCATGTCAACCAACTCCGAGCCGGCTACACCGACCTCGCCCCCGACGGGACTCTCTCGCCCGGATCCCACGCAAGGGCGTGAAGCGATCAAGCGGATCTACAGCGCTGCGATCAACCTCACCGCGCTCGACGCAGAGATCGGCAGTATTGCCGAGATGCTCTCCGACGAGGACCCCGAGGTCGTCGCCCAAGCCACGGCCGATCTTGAGATCCTGCTGGCCGGTCAGGAGGACTCTCAGCTCACCCTGATCGACCGTTGCGATACCGCCCTCTCTATTGCCGACGTCCTGATCGGTCAGGCCGCCATGCGCCGGGCCCAATCCAAGCGCCTCCAGGCCCTGGCCCAAGCCGACGAAGCTCTGATTGAGCGCCTTCAGACAGCTTCAATCAAGCTCCTACGCCTGGCCCACCCAGGCCGGAACAGCATCTCACTGCCCATGCACGAGCTGAAGTCGCGCAAATCCCAGGCAGTCATCGTCAACGAGGACATCACCTCGGATGACTACGTCGACCCCGAGAAGCTCCCAGAGAAACTCCGGCGTGTCAAGTACGAGCCGGACAAGACCGCCATCAAGGACTTCCTCAAGGCCGGTGGCGTCTACAAGGGCCTGGCGCTGGAGGATCGCCGCAGCTGGAGCATCGACGGCGCAAAGTGAGCGTCATTATCTATCGAGCCCTGACAGCTCGATCTCCTGACATTTGCTCGGACCTCGTGACCGCCCTTTCAATCTCCCTCGCCGCAGTCTCCCTCGCCGCAGCCTCCCTCGCCGCTCTTGTCCTATTTCTCGCCAGCGCTGCCCGGGACAGCATCCTTAGACGCCGCCAGCGCGCTGACATGCGCCGCAGGCAGGCTGCTTTTTACCAGAATTGCCGTCCTCCCGGCCGCTAGCCATGCCCGCCCACCCCTGGGCGGACCGACCTCCTGATTTCCTGCTCAGCCGGACGCCCGCCAAGCGGTGCTTGCTGACCCCGTTTAGCTTGCAGGCCACCTGGTTCCTTCCCTCCCTGGATCCGGATCTCACTCTGCCCCGCATGGGGCCAGCGCTCTACCTGGGCCCAGCCGATGCCGGCGCCATGGTCCAGCTGCTGCAGGACTCTGGCTTTACGCTGCGGGCCTGGTCGCCATCGCTGGCGAGCGGGCCGCCACAGCCAGACGACTTCGTTCCGTCCCTGCCTACTCCCGCCAAGAAGAGCGTCCCGCTCTCCTGGCCATACGACCTCAGTCGCATGAGCGAGAGACAAAGCCTCGTTCTGCACTCGCTTTTGAACCTTCCGCCCGGTGGCGGTACCCACACGATTTTCCTCCGATGAACGATTACGACCCCAGCACGATCCACCCTGAGACGGGATCCGCTCCGCCAGGCTGGTTCCTGGTCGCGGTCGAGGAAGACCTCTACCAACGTTTCAGGACCTATGTCACCAAGAACGACGTCCCTGACCTCCTGCTGACAAGGCGCTTGCTGAATAGCGCCTTGCGCGAGTTTCTTGACGCTCACGCTCCAATCGTATACCCAGTCTGCCCGCTGGAGGCGTGAGCTATGGATCGCTACTACCGGGACGCTTTCGAGGCGCTGAAAGCCCTTGTCGCCAATTCCAAATGCCCTGATTTTACTCTTGAGCGCCTAGTTACCAAACTCGCCCCACTCCCCGAGGCTCTCGACCTGGCCGCCAAGCACGGCGCCTGGTCTGAGCACCCGCCACTCGAGTCGGGCCGCAGCATCAGCGCCGAAGACTGGGCCTGCGAGGTCGGCGCCGGCAACACACGCCTCGGCTACTGGGACTGGGTCTGCGGCCAGCTGGAGGTGGACCAGGAGGAGTCCGAGTCAGAGCAGGCAGAGGCCGGCTGATTAGCGAGCAATTGCTCTGTGCATTTTTTCAGATCCCCTAATGCAACCACAGCTTTCTGACGCTCCGGCAGCGATTGTGCCCGAGCCCGAGTCCCTGATCGCGCCACCCCAGGCGCGCTTTGGGATCACCACTCGCCCTGCTCCACCTGAGACCATCCGCATCGGGGTTACCAGCACCGGTGAGTGGTATGTCTATGGCTCCGACGCCGCAGCCAAGGACCGCACACCGGTCGAGGCCTTGGCCACTCCCCGCATCCTCGACATCACCGTGGCCAGCCGCGGCATGGGATCCAGGTTCGGGCTCAGGCCCTACCTGGACGTCACCATGGCCGGCCCGGTGCCAGCCATCCGCTACGTGCTTTCACTGCCGTGCGGCCACCGGCCCACGCCCCACGCCGTCCGCAGCCTCCTGGGCTGCCTGCTCACCCTCGACTTGTCTGACACGGGGGTGATGCTGGTGCCAACCCGCGGTACCAGCGCAGCTTTCGTGAACGTTTATCTCGATCCAGAAGGACAAAAGCAGGTCCGCGCTGAGCGCATCGGCCCGGACGAGTGCGATCTGCAACAGGCAGTTGACACCTGCCGCGGCAGGCTGGGGCTCCCGCCGCAGTTCGCACTGACCGGCGCGGCTGTTCAATCCTCCCTCGATCTAACCCCATGAGCGACACGCCCAGCGACCAAGTCCCTGATTCGGTCAGCACCGAAGCCCTCTTCGCCGCTCTCGGCAGGGGCTTCCCCGATCCCACTGCTCTCCAGACGTTCCACTTCGGTAACACTCAACAGCACGAGGGGCTCGACGACCTTGTCGTGCTGCTGACCTTGATCTTCTCTCGGAAAGATCCCCGCCCCGGCCCAAGCGTTGTTCAGGCAATTGGAGCCATCGCCTACATCTCCGATCTACTTGACAGAAACATTCGTGAGGCCACCAGCGCCAGCCTTCAGGCCCTAGAGCAGGACTTCGAGCGGGTCGTGGACAAGGACCCCAGCCAAGTTCGAGAATCTCGAATGGTTCTTGCTGCCATAAACGAGGACGCTCGTTCAACTTTTGCCACGCTCGACAAACTCCGCTCTGCCGCTTTCGAGCTTCAAGGCAAAGCCCGGCAAGGAGCAACCATTCTTGAAATAGTTCAAACCAGGGGCGATTCGCCCGACCCCTACAGGCGCCAGCGCTTTGTCTCTGATCAGTTCCTTGATTCAATAGGCATCGACCGCGAAGCCTTCGACTCCTACTTCAAGAACCGCACTGGTTCTTGAGCGGCGCTACTTCCCTGTTTCCCTCCTTATCCCCCTCAGCCCCATGTCCTCTGAGTTCACTTCCGGAACATTCGCACAAGTCGGCGCCTGGCACGACGGCGGCAACATCATCACCGACGAGGCGCAGCTGAGTGCCGATTACTTCTTCAATGACGCCAACGCCTTGTTTCCCGTTGAGCCACTTGAGCTGTGGGGCGGCAGCCCTTCCGCTCCACAGGACATGGTCCCCCTCAAAGGTAAGACCAAGGCCATTTGGCGACCCGATAAAAAGCACGTCTTGGGCACCGTCAGCCCTGGCTACGAAGTTATCCCCAACTCCATGCTGCTGGACTTTGCCAAGCGCATCGAATCTGAGGCCGCTATCGACGCGGTCGTTGTCCTGCGCGAGGGAGCCAAGGTCGCCTTCACCGCCAAGCTGCGAGATCTTGAAGGCGCTGTCGTTCCTGACGACACCGTCAAGCGCTATGTCGTCGGCTACTTAGGCCATGACGGGAGTGTCGGCTTTGGCGGGATGTTTAGTAATACCCGCGTGGTTTGCAACAACACCCTCCAAGGCGCACTTCACCGCGACGGCCAGACCGGATCGGGCCAATTCTCGATCGCTCATAATGCCTTCGAGATTGCTCAGATCGACAAGGTCTTGGAGCAAATCGACTTTGCTCGCCAGTCCTTCCCTGAGACGATTTCGCTCTACCAGGCGATGCAGCAGACGGCAGTTGACGACCTGGGCTTCCGTAACTTCATCAACGCCGCCTACCAACCCAAGCCCGTCGAGACCGCCAGCGGCGGAGTTCGCTCTGGCGACGTCCTACGCGACATGCCCAGCAAGGCCGACGCCCTGATGGCTGCCTGGCAGCACGGCGTCGGCATGGACATTCCCGGCGTGGCTGGCACCGCCTGGGCCGCGTTCAACGCCGTGACTCAGGTCGAGGGGCGCATTCCGCCCCACGCTGCCAACAATAAGCGCCGCTTCCATAGCGCCTACTTCGGCGGCGGCCGGACCATCATTCGCCGCGCCGAGCAGGCCGCCCGAGCCCTGGCCGGGGCCTGATTTCTAGCGCCTTGCCCACCCTCACGGCCTCGCAATCGCGGGGCCTTTTCCCATATGTCCAGCTTCGATGACTTCCTGGACGACCAGGACCTCCGGCGCGAGCGCCGCGAAGAACTCGATGACGACGATCTTGACGAAGCCGACGCTCAGGCCTGCTGGGCTCGCGACGTCCAGGCCGAAGTCGCGCGGCTGACCAACCGCCAGCCGCTCTGATGTCCAACTATGCCTTCCAGTTGCACCTCGGCAATCAATGGCTCACCGTTGCCACAGGCTCCAAGGACTACTGCCTGGGCTACTTCCAAGCCAGACTTGCCTACTCCCCTCGGCTGGCTCAGCGAGTCCTCCATCGCCCCAATCAGGGGCCGTCCAAGGTGACCGTCGAGAGCCCAGCAGTGGAGGAGGTTCACATCGGTCAGATGGCCGGCTTCCCTTCTGCTGAGCAGTACGAAGCTGCAGCTGCCAAGGCGCTGGCCGCGGCTCAGCACATTCGATCGAGAAGCAGCGCCTCAGGCCCCGCTGGCTGACGCCCACCTTCGACAAAGAGAGCTGATCCATGAGCGACACTGCCCCCAAGTCCTGGTATCACGACGACCAAGGCAAGCCCATCACTTTTAAGCAGACCAACGCCAACTTCCGCGCCACCATCACAGTCACGCACGAACAGTTCCAGAACCTCATTGATTGCGCCAGCCGTGGCTGCAAGACATGGGCCGACGAGCTAAAGATCAACAAGTTCGGTTTCCGCGTCCGCGAAGTTCGTGGCCATGGCAAGGACGAGTACACCTATCACTGGTGCTCCATCACCCCGCGCAAGCTGGCCGCCATCATCGCCCGGGTCTCTGGCGGCGAAAGCTTCGAGCACCTCAACTCCAGCTCCGCCGCTAAGATCCGTGACCTGTGGCTTAACCCGCCGCTCGGCGTCGACCACTTGAATCGCTACATCGACGACGATATGGCCAACAACTTGGTTCAGCTCGTTTGCTTTGGAAAGCTGGTCTACGACTGATGCCCATCTTCAAGGATCCCAAAGCCATCGCTCTCTGCGATCGAATCCGCCCGGTCCTTCCTGACCGCCCGCCCGGATGGATCTGCTGCCCTCATCACACGCGCCGCCACATCCAGATCGGTCACAAAGCCTATGGGACCGATCCCGCGGTCACCGAACAGGTGGACGCCCTGGCTCACGCAATTGAGCGCCTTGATCTCACCCGCGGCCTCGGCTACGCCGTCGTCATCGTCAGCCGCTGAAATTCTCATTCCACATTCCATCGCACGCAACCCATGGCGAAATTCCAGCTCACGATCTGTGCCGACTACGTCAAGGACTGGGGCCTCCACGAGGGGGTCCGCGAGGCCATTCAGAACGCCCTCGACGGCCAACAGGATGGCTGCCCCATGACCGTCCGCCACAGCCCGTCTTCCGACTCGCTGATCATCGAGAACCAGGGCGCACGACTTGATCGCTCTGTCTGGCTGCTGGGCAACAGCAGCAAGAGCGCCGGCGCCCACCGCGGACTTTTCGGCGAGGGCCTGAAACTGGGCACCCTCGCCCTGGTTCGCGCCGGACACAGCGTCACCTTCATCAATGACGACGAAAACTGGACCCCAGCCCTCACTGACTCCGAGGCCTTCCCCGGCCAGCAGGTGCTCACTATCAGCACCCGCGCCCGCAGCGCCACCGGCAAGTTCTCTGTCCTCATCGGCGGCATCGATGCCGACCAGTGGGGCGAGATTCGCTCCAACTTCCTGGACCTCAACCCTGACTATGTCAAGGGAGAGGTCCGCAACAGTGTCGAGCGCCTGGAGCATCCCAGCTTCATCGAGAAGCTTTTCGTCAAGGGCATTGCTGTCGACTCTTGGCCAGGCCTGCAGTACGGCTACAACTTCACCAACGTCACCACCGACCGCGACCGGCGGATGGTTTCCCAGTTCGCGGTCGAAGGCGCCCTAAGCAACTACTGGTCCTCTGCCACTCGCGACCCTGAAGAGTTGCCTCTGCTGGTCAAGCTGCTCAAGGCCAACGCCCGCGACGTCAAGGGCGTTCACAATTACATCTTCAATGTCGAGGGAGAGATCCTGCGCAAGGATTTCCTCGCCACTTACGGCGAGAAGGCCTGGCCCGTTTCTTGCGACGCCGAGTATGACGACGTCACCCACTGGGGTCTCGTTCCGGTACTGGTCCCCGAGGCCTATCTTAAGGCTTTAGAGGCTGGCGGCATGACGATCGCGGCGGCGCGCGAAGCTCACCGCACGGCGGTTCTGACCACCATCCCCCTCGATGAGCTGCGCTCCGTCGAGCGCTCCATCTTTGACGAGGCCATGGAGCTGGTGGTCACCAGTGCGAGCCGCAAGGGGCTGCCCAGCCCCCGCCTGATCACTCGGGTGGTGCAGTTTTCTGACCCCGCCACCATGGGCATGTACGTCAACGAAAACGGCAAGACCAGCATCCTGCTGGCTCGCTCGATCCTGACCAGTCTCGAGATGACTATCCAGACCCTGGTGCATGAGACCGCCCACTTCGTTGCCCGCGACGGCCACGTAATGCACGAGCGCACCGAAGGCGAGATCTTCTCGGACATGGTCTGCCGGCTGCTGCATTCGGCTGCACGCTGAGCCCCACATGGGACCCGACAACACGGGATTGTTCTGCGGCCAGCAGCGCAATCCCGCTCACATGGACGCAGTCGAGTTTCTTGTCTGGCTCGATACAGCCAGCGAAGACGAGATCCGGACCTTCGGGGATGGGACCTGGAAGCCCGACCTCTCTGCCTACTACAACGTCTTCGGCCGCGGGTTCTTTGATCCGCGGCTATGACCCCACCCAAGAGGACATTAAGTGCCTGACACTTCTGACGACCTGATCACGATCCGCGAGGGAGACCTCGTCGAGTCCCTGACCATGGCGATGCACGCCGAACACCTTGACGACGAGACCTGCAACAGCGTGATTGCAACGCTGCTTGATGCGATTACGAACAACGAGAGCATCATCCGCCACACCGACGCCGAAGTCCTCCAGGAGATCGCCACGATCCTTTGGCCTCCGTCCGATCCCGACCGGCCGTGGAGTTCGGACACCCTCCAGACGGTGTCCGACTATCTGCGACTCCTGCGGCCCGAGCTTGAGCCCTGGAGCTTCGGCTGCTTAGTCGATCACGACTGGGTGGAGAACGCGCTCGACTGCGCTGAGCGTCGCGCCGATGCGGCCTTGAGCGCCTATCTTTTTTCCAGCGACGGGAGTGAATGCGCCTATGAACCCGTGGAAGCCGCAGAGTCCATTGTCGACGCCCTGACCCGCCTTCTTGAGAGCGAATCTAATGACTGAGCCCACACCGGTCCAAGACGACCGCTATCTCGAAGCCGCTCGCGCCAAGTACATGGGCGATTCCGACATCGAGGTGGTCGATGTTAACGACACCGACGTCATTGACGGCGCCTGGGTCAATGCCCGGATCTTTGTGCGTGACGATGAGATCAATCCTCCCGCCCCGGGCCCGACTTACGACGTCTGGATCGGGGAGCAGGCAGGGGTGTGGTCTCTCTCTGGCCGTCGCTGGGTCTGGTTCTATTACCAGTCCTTCACCTGCGACGACGACCCCGACGGCAAGGGCGCACGCCGCAGCGCACACGCTTACGCCCGCACCCTGCGCAACATTTTCTCCTGCTCCTTCGTGGCTGTCAGGCCCAGCGGCAAGGCTCCGCTGCCGATCAAGCACTCCTAAGCCGAATCCCCATGCCTAACTATTACACCCCCGTCGAGAAACAACGCGCCTACCGCCGCGCAGCCATCGCTCTTCGCGCTCTGGCGGCCGAGCTTGGGATTCCTCCCAAGAGCTACGACATTCGCCACTGCTACGGAGGCCCTGGCGTCCCCGGTGAAGCTATTTTCCATGGCGACACTCTCTATATCACTTTGCCGCTTTTCCCGTCATCCGAAAACACCCAGGCCCACAAGGGTTTCTTCCGCTCCTGCCAAGGGCGAAAGGACTACACGGGCGGCAGGAACATCTGGTTCGAGGGGAATCCTGCCCCTTGCGCGGAAGAGATTCGCCGCGCTGTTCCGCAAGCTGTTTCTGCCCCGGCGGCAGCCGGTGAATCTTAATGTACAACCATTGGCGCACAGTCGAAGAGGTCGATGCCCAGGCGAAAGACTTGGGAGCGATCACTAAGGTTGTCAATCGTGTAAAGATACCAGACTGGAACTGCTCCGAAGGCCATCACTACAGGCTTCGACCTTGGCCTGACCACTACTTCAGCCAAGATAGACTGGAGATCGCCTACTGTATTCGTGATCTGCTAGTCGCAGGCCACGGTCTACACATCCTTTCGCAACCCCGAATCTGGGATGACTACTTCTTGTCCCTGGATACAAACATTTTCGTCAACCTGTCCCCTGCCCTGGCCATTTAACCCGACCCATGGACAATCCCATCTACCTGCAACGACGACTCAAGCTCGATCGCCCGACCCTGGACCACGACCTCATCGAGACTACCGAAGTGGCGGTTACCGTACTTGAGCGGCACCCCGAACTCAGTTTGATCACGGGCGTCGAGCTGATGCGCTACTGCTACCTCCAGGGTTGCCCCGAGAAGGGCAGACGGCTGCCGACCATCAACCCCTACAGTCAAGGCGAGAACAAGCGCGGCCACGTCAACAGCTATATCGTCGGGCCTAACTGGCTCAACGAATGGACCCACATCGATCAGATGTGCGAGCCAGCTCGCAGCAAGGGGTACGCTCCCGAGCGGGAGTACGCCCGAAACATGGGCCACTCCATGGCCTACGACACTTGGAAGGATCCCGACGGCGGCCTCTGGTTCTGCAACGAAGCCACCGAGAGGGTGGCTTCGTTCTCCGCTGGACTTCCGGTCCGCCAGCACAGGACCATCGCCCAGCCGCCACCGGTGGGCTGGAAATTGTTCACTCGCCCCAACCAGCCATCGCCTACCGAGACGTTAACTCTGAAGGCCTGACCTTTTCCGAATGGGTCCAGGCCGCCGGGCGCTTCAAACCCGATCCGATGGGCGGCAATGATCGCAACTTTGAAGCCGACTGCGCTCCGTATTCCCGCTCTTCTCCCAGCGGCACGCGCACGTTTTTCCCCAAAACCCTGCGCGACTCCTGGCGCAACGGGGAAGACCCATCCGAACACCGCGCCGCTGCCCCTGGGCGGCGCCTTGATTGATCGCCGCATCCATCTCACCCACCCAGCACGATCCCGCCATGAGCACCAACCCCACCGTCACCTGCCAAACCTGTCTTGCTACCCGCGACTGCACTCTGCATCCCCGGGCCAGCGTTCCGGTTGAGGCGGCCAAACGTTGGCTGAAGGCCAACTGCGCAGGCCGCAAGACCATAGGAACCGAGTGCAAGTTCACCTATCAATGCGGCTTCGCGCTCCCCTCGCCTCCCCGCCAGTAGGCTTGCGGCCCAGATCTGATCCCCTCCCCCGCCCTGTACGCCAGGCGCGGGGTTTTCTAGTGCCCCACATGCCCGCTTCATGAACTTCTGGCGCTTGCAGCCCTTCATCACGGCCGCGCCATCGGACCAGCTGGTGCGATTTACTCATGGCAATTCCAAATTGCCGAACTCGACCATGATCCTGTCCCTGCCCGCCGGCCACACCTGCCCCGGCGCCAAGGACTGCCTCACCCGCGTCCCTCGCGACGGCGGTTCTGCCTGGACCTCGCCGGGCTTGAACTTCGCTTGCTATGCCGCGTCCCAGGAGCGTTATCGCTCAACCGTGCGGAACCTCCGCTGGCGCAACTTCGACCTGCTGGCTCCACTCAACAGCTACGACATCACGGCCAACCTGGCCACGGCTTTCTTCCAGCAGCGCCGCTCCTTCACTGAGCGAGTCAGATTCTTCGAGAGCGGCGACGCCTTCAAGCCTGAGCTGGCCTCCGCCATCACCACATTCGCTTGGGCGATCGAGCCCATGGTTGTCTACCTCTATTCCAAGGCCCTGCCCTTCTGGGTCAGCCAGGACATTCCCGCCAACCTCCGCATCACCGCCAGCTGGGGCGGCCGCTTTGACCACCTGATCACCGACCACTTCCCAAGAAGCGCGCGAGTGGTGCAAACTGAAGCAGAAGCGTGCAGCCTGGGTCTTCCTCTGGACTTTGACGACAGCTACGCCTACCAGGACGAGTCCGCCCACTTCGCTCACCTGGTGCACGGGTGGCAGCCCAAGGGCTCAGGCGCCGCCAGCGCCATCAACGCCCGCCGGGCCGCCGGAGAGTTCACTGGCTACGGCGCTTCCAATTCCAATCCCCATCGATCCCTCACCCCCTCATGCTGAAGACCGAGATCTCTTCCAAGATTCCCCTGCTCCTGGGCCTTTCTGCGCCCCCCATCAAGGACCAGGTCGAGAGCCAGGGGCTCACCCTGCTCAATCACGAACTCTGGGAGCGTCGCCACACCGCCATGAACCTGCTGAACATTGGCGGCTTCCTGACCGCGATTGAAGTCGAGCGCATCGCTCAGCGCTTGATGACAGGTATCTGCCAGGACGCCTACTTCGAGGAGCTCGTCCGCGAAGTAGAGGCGGAGGCCGCGGCCGAAGCCGTCCCCGCCGCTCCCGCCCCGCCCGCGCCCCACCAGAAGCCGAGTGTCAGGGAGCTTGATGCTTACCTCGCCGACGAGGGGCATCTCCCAGAGCAGGGGCAATGAGCGCCAACGCGCAACAGCACCCTTTCCGCGTCGGCCAGGTTCTCTACCGCTACCAGGACCAGGTCATTGCTTGCGACAACTGGGACCACCCTGGTTTCATCTACTCCCTGGGCGGTTGTGTCGAGGTCTACTGCATCGAGGGCCGCGTCGAGCGGTTGACCCTCAAGGGCGCCCACGTCAAGTTCCCCGACTACATCAACGATCGCTGGATTTCGGCAAGCACCCGCAAGCGTTTCGCCTATCCAACGATGGCGGAGGCCTGGGAGTCCTACCAGGCCCGCAAGCGCTGCCAGTGCGAGCACCTCAAGCGCCAGTTGCTGCGTGCCGAAGCGGCGTTCGCTCTAGAGCCGCCGGCGCCTACAGCGGCTCAGCTCACGCGGCAAATCTGCTAGGCCGCTGGCGCCCGCGCTGGCTGACGCGCTGAATCACTTCACATCTCCATCCCCATCCCCTCACTCCAATGAACATTTCAATCAACCTTGGCGACATCTTCCGCGACGAAGACGGAGATCCTCTTGATGATGAAGCCACTCGGCAAGCAATTAAGCGCCAGGCGATTGATCAACTGACAAGCGAATGCTTGAAGATTCTTTTTGGCCGCTACGACGAAGAGCTTGTACTGGCAATGCGCTCTCAGCTGAACGAAGTCATGAAAACACGCATGCCGTCTTTAGTTGACGATGTCATGAACACAGAGTTTACGCCGGTCAACAAGAACGGACAGCGCTCTGAGCCGACCACTTTTAGGGCTGAGATTATTAAGACTTGTACTTCTGAGATGAGCTACAAGCCTAAGCATTATGTTCTCGATGAGAACTTTTTCACTCAAACCATAAGAGGCGTGCTTCAGGAGCAAACAGAAGCTTTCAAGGAGGCACTCAAACAGCAAATGGACACCTTGTTCAAGAGCAATGCACTTGTCTTTGCGGTGGACGAACTTAAGAAGAGGCTTGGCTCGCCAGAGTAGGTTGCCGTCCGCTTGGACTGCAAGAGCGATTTCGAGTCCTGAGTGCTTCTCTTTTTCCATTTTTTCCATGCACGCCCCCATCAAAGCCTGCTCTTTCCTTTCAGCTTCCGACGTCCTGTCCTCTCACCTCACGACGCAGGGAGAGCAAGATCAGTTCTGGAAGCTCTTTCTCGACGGCTCACCTCTTCATCGCTACGGTGACGGCTTCCTGAGCCTGATACCCGCCAATAAATTTGCCGATGACTGTCAAGATCGACTAGGTCACCGCGGAAAGACCTGGACGGACTTCCTGCAAGAGGTCCGTGCCATTGGGCGCCTCGAGGGGCTCTACGTCGACCTTGAGTCCTGACCACTCGCCACAGTGAGCCCACCCCTCGAATCAATCACCGTCTCCGGCCACGAGCTGATGTCCTTCTACCATCAGCTCCGGCTGATGACCGCCGGCGAATCCCTCGCCGAGCCCAACGCCGTCTCTCTCCTCAACGAAAGAGCAGGCGTGCGCTGCGGGAGCCACTACTGGCTTGAGGCCTTAGGCCCCGTTTATGACTCTATGACCTCTGGAGGAACTGCACCATGACCTTTGATCCTTACAGCATCACGCCGCCCGAGGATTTGATTGCTGAGAACACAGTCGGCGTCGGTACATGTGCTGCCGACTGCATCTTCTTCGCCCGATGGGGCGCTGCCCAGGCTGCTAATGCGCTACAGCGTCAGTGGCCGGAGCCGATTACGGATCGGCCGCCGACTGAGAAGGATGCGGATGAATGTGGATTCGTTCAGTATCTTTTTGCGGGGAAATGGAATTTTGATTCCTGGGATAACGTTGCCAAGAACCAACAACAGGCTTGGTTCCACACTCCCCGCTGGCGCCCGATGCGCGAGCCTACGCTGAAGGAGCGGGCGCTGGCGCTGCTGGACAGCAAGGATTTTGACACGGACTTTACCACCGAGCAGATCGCCCTGCTGCGGCAAGTTGTAGAGTCAGCCCCCGACGCAACTCCATGAGATCCCCGCTTACGACCAAATAACCCCCTACAGAAACAGCACATGACTTCCCAGTACATCCCCACCGACGGTGTTCCCATCAAGGCTTGGGTCGACGGCGTCCCTATCGAGGACCGGGCCGTGCAGCAGCTTCGCAACCTGGCCAGCCTGCCCTTCATGCACCACCACGTCGCCGCCATGCCGGATGTCCACTGGGGCATGGGCGCGACGATCGGCTCGGTGATCGCCACCAAGGGCGCCATCATTCCCGCAGCTGTCGGCGTCGACATTGGCTGCGGCATGTGCGCCCTGCGCACCAGCCTCACCGCCAGCGACCTGCCCGACGACTTGGGCCCCTTGCGCAGCGCAATCGAAGCGGCGATCCCCCACGGCCGCAGCAACGACGGCGGCCCGGGTGATGTTGGCGCCCACCGCGAGCCGCCAGCCAACGTCTGCGACGCCGTCCGCCTGTTGCAGCCCCGGCTCGACGGCATTATCGCCAAGCATCAGCCCATCAGCAAGGCGGCCGGGCGCGCCGCGATTCATGCCGGCACCCTCGGCGGCGGCAATCACTTCGTGGAGGTCTGCATCGACGAGGACCAGCGCGTCTGGGTGATGCTCCACTCCGGCAGCCGGGGCATCGGCAATCGCATTGGCACCTACTTTATTGAAAGGGCTCGCAAGGAGATGGAGCGCCACTTCATCCAGCTGCCGGACCGCGACCTCGCCTACTTAGTTGAGGGCAGCGAGCTGTTCGACGACTACGTCGAAGCCGTTGGCTGGGCCCAAGACTTCGCCCGTCTCAACCGCGACCTAATGATGACGGCCGCTCTACGGGCTTTAGCCCAGGCCGTGCCCAAGCAGTTTGCCTGCGACTGCGAGGCGGTCAACTGCCACCACAACTACGTGAGCCGCGAGCGCCACTTCGGGGCCGACGTCATGCTTACCCGCAAGGGCGCTGTCTCTGCCAAGGAAGGCGAGCTCGGAATTATTCCCGGCAGCATGGGGGCCAAGTCCTTCATCGTCTCCGGCAAGGGCAACCGCGAGTCCTTCTGTTCCTGCTCACACGGCGCCGGCCGTCTGATGGGCCGCAAGGAGGCCAAGCGCCGCTTCACTGTGGAAGACCACGTCGCCGCCACCGCCGGCGTCGAATGCCGCAAAGACGAAGGGGTGATCGACGAGACACCTGCCGCTTACAAGGACATCGACGCTGTCATGGCTGCCCAGGCGGACTTGGTGGAGATCCGCCACACTCTCCGTCAAGTCCTCTGTGTGAAGGGCTGAGCCGTTCTCTCGCTTCCCGGATGCCACAGCTCCACTTGAGGCATCCCCTCCGCCGCCATCCGATTGAGCGATAGCACTAACTCTCGGGCCCATTCCTCCAGCAGGGGTGGGTTCGTTTGATTCCATTCATGGATGAAATTCCAGCGCCCTCCAGGCGAAGCTTCCAGCTTCACGTCCACTGCGCCGGGGCGATTGTCCACGTCCCGAACATGCACGATCAACCCTTCCCCAACCCGGAAGATCGGACCCATGGCCAGCAGCTCGGGGAGAACCACGAAGGCGGCCATCGTGATCAATGCAGTTACAACCAGGTTAGTCCAAGAGCACGGTTTCCAGCCTGCCGCAAGCTTGCTGACAGGGGGCAGCCATAGGGTCTACCTTGGCCATCCTGCCTCCCGCCGGGTTCCATGCGACAGCGCGCCGTGCTGATTCGTCTTGCTGACGACCAGCCTCTTGAGCCTTTTTGGAATCCCTTGATCGAACCTGTTGAACTCGAGAGGAGTAACCAGCGCCTGCTTGCCATTGCCAGTCCTTTCCGCTGGCGCTGGCTGTACGCCATCTGCCCTTCCCCACACGCACCATGCAGCTGAACTGTGAAAGCCGCCTGTTCGCCGTCGGCGCGGACTTTGCTGGCAGCTACGCCCCCTACCAGGGGATTTATTTCTGCCCAGGCCCTCGCGGCGTCGGCGTCATCGCGTCTTCCTCCGATCGCGGGGCCCTGACCTTCGTCGGCTACGACGAATCTGGCACCATCGACGAACCGGTCGTTTTCATTCCCACCAGCGACCTAGCCGCCGCCAGTCGGGGGCTCAAGAGTGGCCCGCGCACCTTGAGCATCGACACCGAGACCGGGATCGCTGCGGTTACGACGCCACTCAAGACCAAGGCCGGCAAGACCGTCGAGATGTCCGCTCCGCCGGTGAGCACGATTGCCTTCCCGGACGTCCACGGCGTGGTCGCCCGCTTGGTCGCCCACTGGGAGGGCATGGGCCAGCAAGTGGATGCCTGCGGTCGCTACGACGCCAAGCTGTTGCTGCAGGCCCTGCGCGCCGCCGAAGGACTGGGTGACTCCGTCTCCTTGGTCGGGATGAGCGGCGGCCCCTTGTTGATCAACATCGAAGCCGCGGTCGAGGACGAAACAGCGAAGAAGAAAACGGTCCGGATGCAAAGCACCGGGCTGCTTTTGATGCTGATGCCTCAGACAGCGCAACCCGTTCCGCCGCCGCCCGGCTGGGTGCACCGCTGGAGCTTGGACTCACTTGCGTCCGGCGAGATTTGAGACACACGTTGCACAACGACTACACTGGCTGAGCCCTGACGCTCCCAACCTTGAGCACGGCCTCAGTTCTCACCAAGATCGCCTCTCGGCCCACACTAGAGGCGGTCTCCGGCAACGAGCTCGCTACCTGCGAGACACTCACGGACGACGCCCAGAAGATCCAGCTTTGGGTTGTTGCCCGGCCTGGCTCTGCCACCGCCAACAGCTTGCTTGGCCAGGAGGTTGGCAACCTTGTCATCCTGACCGGCGACATCACCCTCGATGGTGATGGCAACTTGCCGGTCATGAACCTGCGCTCCATTTGCAAGGGCTACGAGGACCAGTTCCTCAACGAGGTGTCCGTGACCGGGCGCCTGTCCGGCCAGGTTCGGGGGGCCGAACAGTCCGATTCTTCGTCCCTGGCGGTCAACCGCCTGGAGAACGGCGAAGAGAAGGTCGACTGGTTCCGCATCCGCTGCTTTGGCGCCAACCGCGAGCGACTACTTAATGCCCCCAAAGGAGCCTTGGTCACCGCCAGCGGCATCCTTGAGATGCGCACTTCCAAAGAGGGCACCCCCTTCGTGGAAGTCAAGGTTCGAGTCCTGCGCCTCCACGCCAGGGCCCGCGGCCACGACGCCGCTGATGGCAAGGAAGCCGCGGGCTACTCCAACGCTGACTTCGACGGCAGCGATGCGCCGCCGATGCCGGCGAACTGGAGTTGAATTTCGCTCCATTTTCGCCACCACCGCCCAATCTCGACGCCATTCACGCTTTTTCACTCCTTCCATGGAACAAAACGATTCTTTCGCTGCAGTAATCGCCGACTTCAACGACGCGATCGCCACTTGCTCTTCTGACTACAAAGGCAGTGACAGCCCTCACTCCGGGCGCTGCTGGTCCCGCCGCGGATGGAATGGCCCAGGCCAATTCATCCAGCTGGCTCAGCCCGACGGGATTAGCGATCCTATGACTTTTCCTTACGTCTTCATTCACACGGTTCGAGGCCATCACATTCCCTGGCTGCCTAGCCAGGGCGACATGCTGGCCACGGATTGGTACATCGTCTAATCCTGTCTCACGCTCAACTCAACCCACACACCACGCGAGTCCCCACCAAAGGACTGAATCCCCATGAGCATGCTGCCACCAAACTACAAAGACGCCAAAACCTGCAAGCAAGAGATGAACTCCGGCGGCGATCCCCGCTACATCGACCCCTCTAAGCTCTCCGACGGCGAGACGATCAACGTGCGCCCTTGCGGCACATACGCTTCCGGGCATGTAATCGGCGGCTTTGAATACTTCTCCGAGACCGCCAAGCGCACTCGCCGCTTCCCGGAGTTTCCCGAGGAGTATCTCAACGACATCGGTCTGACTTGGGAGGGCAAGAACAAAGGGACCGGCGAGAAGGACCAGCCGAAGTACTTCCTCGCCATGACAGTCCTTAGCAAGGAGAGCGGTCAGTTCTCGATTCTGTTCATTCCGCAGCTCAAGCTGCGTGAACAGATGGAGCGCACTTTTGGCATTGAGGATTACATGTATGAGGGCGATTCCATTGCCCCTTACTACTTCTCGATCACTCGCACTGGCCTAAAAAAAGACACCGCCTACTACGCCACCCCGGCCCTCAAGCCCGCCGACCCCGATTCCATCGAGCGCTGGGAAGCGGCCCGCGACGGGATCTGGCTGCCAGCCCTCTTTGACGGCGCCGACCCGTTCGCCGGCAGGCCTGCCACGGCCAAGGGCAAGCCTCCTAAGGGCAAGGGCCAACCTCCCGAAGCGACCGACGCCCTCGGCGCCCAAGGCGTTGCTCCCACTGCAGGCGCACCCGGGGCGGCTGATAAGTGGTGATGGATCGTGACTTGGCGGCAGCGGCGCGCTTCGCTGACCCCCATGCTATTCGTCAACCTTCAATTCTTCTCCCTATGAACCCTCAATTTCTTGATCAGGCCACAGCAGCACGCTCCGCTGAGGCCAGCGCTTCGGCGCTCGACCAGTTGTCCGCCTTGCAGGAGACTGCCAAAGGCGCCCTGATGTACGGGCTCAGCGGGCTGCCTGTTTCGATTACGACTACCCAGGTGATCTTCGTGCTGCCGGTCACGATCTCTGAGGAGCGCACCAAAGAGGACTATCTCCAAGCATGTGACGAGCTGATGGCCGAAAAAGCCTTTGATTATTACAGCTTCCTTACTTACACGACTCGCGCGCGCCTTCCCTATGGAGACAGAGACATCGCTGATTGCTGTAACTTCCTCGACACCCCACTGGTCATCGCTGTCCGCAACCGAAGCGCTTGCTCTACTCGAGTTGGCCCAGCGGCCGGCTGACGTCAAAGCGATATTCTCCCGCTGCGACGAGGAGGTGCTCCAGCACGCCTGGGCCCTCCTCGACCCCATCCAGCGGGGGGCCCTGCTTCTCACCCGCGTTTTTCGCGGGTCTTCTATCATCCTCGACAATTCCAGCTATGCCGACCCCGCAGACTTTGCCGGATCTGGTGAAGATTTTGATCAATCACCTTGAAGGCATTAGTGATCACCTGCAGTTTCAATCCGCCAAGCTGACGGAGATTGCTGACAGCCAGCGAGAGGCGCTAGATCGCCTGAAATCCCTCGACGTCAACATTGACGGGTTCACCGATTCTGGCGCCAACTTGCGCACCTTCCAGGTCGATCAGTACACGACAGGCTTCTTGTCGCTGCTGGGGCCCTTGCTTTCGGTCAGGCTCAACAAAGAGCTGGGTAACCGCTCGATCCCTGACCTCATAAAGGCCTGCGCCCCCCTGACACGGGACGCCCTCGAAGAGATGGGGGCCTACCGCCAGGCCCAGGCAGGCAGGGACCTGCTTGCCAACACGGCCGGCACGATGGGCGACGCCCGAACAGAGCCCGCCCCCGATCCCAGCTCCGACTGGGACGACCTGGATAGACAACCCTTCACCCCGCCGAGCCAATGAACCCAATGAACGAGTCCCTGTTCGAAGCGGAAGCTCGCTTCCGCGCTATTACCCGCCTGGCCGCCAACGCCAATCGCCCCGACGGAGACCACCTTGCTGGCACCTGGGGAATTACTTTTGGCGAAGTACGCTCACTGGTTAAGGTACTGGATCGTCTTTTTCGTCGGTGCACCCATCCGTCAGTTTCCCCACCGAAAATCACCATCGAGACTATTGGCCAAGACACCATGAACACCGATCAAGCACTCAAACGCGGCACGGGCATCCACCAAGCCGTCGACGAAGCCATCAACAAAGCCAGAAGCGAGATCGAGCACGCTTTGGGTCTTGCGCTGAGCCTTGCGCTGGATCTCCCTAGCCAGCACTGCCTTGCGGCGACTATCGAAAACAGTGGCAGACTCGCCTGCGTTAAGACTCCAGCCGCCACCTGGTACTACGTCGACGGACGCTGCGTTTATGGGCATGGCCCCATGGAAACGCTCTGGACAGAGATCAAGTTCCGCCAAGGCTCCACCTCCCTTACCGCGAAAGTAAAAACCCTCAACCCGTCTGACGCTCCAGCGCTTCAGTCCGCCCCTCCGGCAGCCCCAACGCCCGACTCCGAAGAGGTCCATCGGATGCCGACAGAAGGCATTACCCACAGGCTGCCGAGGCCGGAAGATGCAGATGCCCTGGGCACGATCCAGGTCCTGAAAGATTTTCGCTGGCTAGCCTGGAGCGTGGCTGAATTCAATGGGCATACCGAGTACCACCCCCAGCTGCCCTGGATGCACACTCCCGGCTGGAGGCCCGATCCCTCGGCGCTCAAAGACCAAGCGATCGCGAGAGTCAAGGACGGCCGGGCCTATTACGACTCCGCTGACAAAGCGTTGATCCTGGCGGCCCTTGAGGCGATGCCTGCGGGGCGGGCGGTATGACAGCCTGGTGCGCCCCGCATAGCAGCAAGCCAAGAAGCGATCAGCAAATTATTGACGAGTGCAACGCATTGGCACGACAGTTCTACAAAATGCAAGGCTGTGAACAATCAACCGACTTCAAGTTCTACGAAGCTACCCATCCGGCCGAAGCGGGGTGCTGGAACATGGCCGTAGCGGCTTACGACCACATTGAGGGAACGGAAGTGGACGAATGTCTCAGAGAATTGGCAGAGCCTCCCAGCTGCTAAGGTAGCCAGACCTTCCGCCCCGCAAGAGGCGGGCACGAAGGTGCTTCCTTGGAGCTGTCAGCTCGGGAGGCCTGGCTGGAGATTGGGACCTTCAGCTTCAGGGGGAGACATCGTTAAACGCCCTGGGCCTTCTCCGCCTGGGGCGTTTTTTGTTGGCGCGTGCATCGCAAAGCCAGGCAGGCCTGCCCCTGAGTCTTGGCTTCGCAAGGCGCGCCTTCTACAATGGTCTCACCTGAGACCCTTTCGTGCCGCTTCGCCTTGAGATCAACGGCCGGCGGCACTACCAGGTGGCTCCCGAGGTCTACGTCCCTTCGGTGACCACCGTCCTCGGGGCGACTGCTTCGCCAGCCAGCAAGAAGGCCCTGAACAACTGGCTGGAGAAGAACCCGGGCGGGCGGGAGGCCGCGGCCGATCGCGGCACGGCCATTCACAAAGCCTGCGAGGACTACATTCGCGGTCGAGCTGTCTCAGTCCCCGCTGAGATCCGCTGCTACTGGGACGGACTGGCGGCCCACCTCGACTCCTACGACAGCTTCATCTGGAGCGAGGTCCCCTTGCTCCCCCAGCACAGGCACCTGATCGATGCCGAGAGCGGTATCGCCATGGTGTACTCCCTCCAGTACCGCTACGCCGGCGTTCCTGACCTGATTGCCTTGCGTAACGGGGCGCACTTCCTGGTCGACTTCAAGACTTCCAGCAACCCCTACTGCCGGTTCTTTCCCAAGCAGGACGACGACACGATCGCTGCCGCCGGGGGGTCGTTCGGGGGGTGGATGAAATATCTCAAATGCGCCACCCAGCTGGCGGCCTACA